CATTAAAGGCATAACCCGCATATATAGTATCAGGATTGAACAAGTTGTCAGAGAAGATTTCATTTACAAATGGGAACTTCTCAGTTTGAACACCTTGTATTTCTTCATCAATATCCATTGCAGAAGGATAATACTGAATACCGTTGCACATGAAAGGGCCAATAGATTCAAATGTGCCTGCTCCGACAGTTACATTTTTTGTTGATTCAAATGTGCCTGCTCCAAGCAAGTAAGTCTTATCTTTATCATATCCAAGACCCCCATCTTCCACAGCTTTATATAAGTGAGTAATCTTACTAAAGTTTACAAGATAAACTTTATTATCTTCACCTGTAAGCAAAAGATACCATAATTGCTCTTTATAGAAAGAAGCTGCATCTCTATATAACAGAATATCCGTTTCACTATTCTCATCTGAGAATGATATATCTAGATATTGACCACTCTTATGAGTCAGGAACATTCTATTACCACTAGTGCAATACACTTTCTTTGCATTAGTATCTATTCTAATGGTTGATTTAGGGTCTGAACCATAGAATGACATTGATTTAGGCTCAATCCAATACTTAGTAGTATTAAGAGTAGTAATAGTATTAGTATTTGTAGTGAATATTCCATTTCTGTATAAACCAAGCAATGAATATTCACCATAATTATCTGGAGGTAAGATAGAATTCCAATGACTACCATTATAATTTCTTACTACTAAAGGAATAGTGCTATAGTCATCATTATAAGACTTCTTTGCTATGAAGTAAAAGCCAGAGATAACATATTTAGCTAATGAAATGTTAATTTCTTTTTCACTCTCTAAGTAATGCCTTTCATAATAAGTATTTTCCCAAGCAGGGTCATCTTCTGTCTTATCAAAATAGACTTGTACAACCTCTCTTCTTGCATAGTTATACATTGCAAATGAATTAGGCATGAGTACAGTGATGTCATCTTTCAGAGTTGGAGCACCCTCTTGCCATAGTGGAAACCAACCTCCCATGTTACCAAAATCTCTCATGGTATTAGAATACCTAACACCATTGTAGTAAAGTGTACCTTGGAAGTTTGTATGGAATTGACCATCCACATAGGTACAGTATGCCAAGGGGTACCACAATACGTTGCCTTCTTCATCCATTTGCTCAGAAAGTGAGGCATAGTTAATGTAATATAGTTTGGCATCTTCTAATTTGTATGCAAGCATCCACACTTGTGATTCAGAATTATTTGGTGCTTTACATATAAAGTCAGTCTCATAAGCTCCTACATTTTGTGTATCTGAGTTTGAAACCAACGCTGAATAAGGTATGCGGTTTTTTGTAATAAAATAAGAACCTGAAGCTACCTTAACCTTCTTTGCAGGAAAATCAATCTGTATAAATTCATCTACTGCATCATATGGAAGTAGTGCATAAGGCATAACACTTTCAAGATAGAAAGTAGTTGCATATTGAGACATTGGAACTTCCTTTGAATTTCCTTTTTCTTGGACAATACTCTTCTTGTCTAACTTCTTTTCAAGCTCAACTTTAACTAACTTCTGACTTGCGGCAAGATTTTCGCTATCACCCAATTCACTAGTGACATTCTCTATACCAACGCCATACTTTAATTCATTCCAGGTGTGTACACCATCACCCATTTTTATATTATTCGTATCAATCTCCAAGCCAATCTCACCTTCCATGAGAACTGGATTAACTTCAGTCCAACGTGCTTTAGTATCTCTACGAAATTGAACTCTATCACTCATAATTTCTAAAATTTTTAAAATATTGTTTTATAATACTTTCTATAAATAAGAAAGAACGTTATACCTAACATTGATAATATAATAGCTGCTAACAAAATACAGAGATTCATCAATCAAAAGAACATTATACGCAATACCAACAATGTGAGTACACGATAAACATAATATATTCAACTTATACCAAATACACATCTTACGGCTACAAACCAAGAAATATAAGTCAACAATAAATGAGTTACCGAAAATATTTGCCATAGAATAGCATATTTCCAATAACTCATCCGACTTTATGAATAGAACTAAAATTGTATTTAATAACGTTGCTACCGAAATAATGAATGGTGTATAAATACGAACAAACCTAACTCTTGGGCTTGCCTTCTTCTTTTCACTTTCTACCTTTTCCATTCTTCCTACGTTTTAACCTAGGTTCAATACCAAGTGTACCAGCACCTACAGGTCTCCTTCTTTTTTCTTTACGATTATTAATAGGAGACTTAACGTTGGAATGGAATTTTCCTTTTCTACTTCTCCAACCATAGGAACCGTTTCCAAGGTCTGTCCAAATTAAATTAGGGTTCAACGGATGAGATTGACCAACTAGTAATTTCTTTGGTCTTCCTTTCTCTACATAGTCAGAAGAAAATTCTGCTCCAATAGCCTTCAGAATTTCCTTTGCTTCCTGAAGGTCATTTATCCTAATATAATCTATTACATTCTTCATATTCTTCTATTCCATTTATAAATAGTTCAATATAGTTTCATATGGTCTATCTAAAAGTATAACGAATTTATAAGTGTACTACGTATTATTCATGTCGCATTCAATTAGCTGTTATTCGACCGATACACAACTTTCGATTACATTTACATAATACTTGCTAACTTTACTTTCTATTAAAATGATTTATCAAAGTGAACGCAACGTTCTCTATTAATAAATATCTAAATTTATAAATATGACAAAGAAAGAAGCAATGGCTTTTGCTATTAGTACTGGAAAGCCGATTAGACATCAAACCTTTTCAAAAGGTGAATACGTAATTTACGTTGGAAAAGAATTACATGATGAAGAAGGAATTATTTTACCACAAAATGAATTTTGGAGCATACGCAGCGGTGGAATTTGGGAAAATGGATGGCAAGAATATGCCCCGATTAATAAATAAAATGCTGGACTAGGAATAATGAGTATCTAGTCCAGCAAACAGAATTTCTGTAATATATTGAAATGTTAAATTTATGCTCTACCGCAATCAATATTTAAAGTTCCACCATATTTAGTGTCAGCTCTACCACAATCTAAAATTCTACTATTTAATGCCTCAAGTCTAATTTGTAATTGCCAATATGGGTTATCAAAACTATCAAATTCATAACTATAAATAGCATTTTCCGTCGCATCATCTTCATTATGAACGCTTACAGTTTCACCTCTTTTAATACTTTTTCCGTCATTGCCTATAGGGCTTGTTTTATCAGCCTCCATACTAGACTTTGATGAATATGTTTTGCGAATTGTAAGTGCATAATAGAAAAACGCATTATCGGCTTGACTTATTATATTAGCCGATATTTCCTCAGCCGTCCAATACTGTTTATTCCAGGTCAAAATTACTAATTTTGCTTCCATTTCACCAGTGGTTACAGTTATTGGCTGTCCATTTACATCACGAAAATTTTCAAACACTGAAGAACGTTGTTGAGCTACACCAGCTATATACGCTTCATTAGCATCATTCGATTGTACTGGTATAGTATCTTCATAAGCAACACCAATAAGGGTTGAACCTGATATAAGTTCAACACCTCTTATATATTCTAGTAAACTAAGTGCAAAATCCTGATGGTTATCTGGTTGAATTTCAGTACCATTTGGACGTTGCATAAGAGTTTCTAGAATTTTCATTCTAGTATCATCATATCCTGCCATAATTTATTACACTTTATTATCGTCTTGTTCTACAATATTATAATTGACTACAAGTTCAACCTCTTCTAACTTTTCAAATTCTCTTTTAGAATTGTAGTCATCTATCATTTCTTCATTTTCCTTTTCAGCAAAATTAGATATTGTACGCTGAATCCAAATTCCTATGCCATCGCCAGGCTCTAGCGAATCTATAAGAAATACTTCATTATCTTTCAAATTTTTAAAATCGTCTAAAAAAATTAGTTCGCAGGAATCGGTTGAAAGATAAGATGGCTTTAAAGCCTTTTCTAACAGTTTGTCATCCCTACGTTCAATTCTAAAAGTATCTTCTGTTAATCTCTTAGCCGTATAATCTTCGCTGTTGCTAAATGCTTTATTTATAGCATTCCAAGTTCCATTGAAATCGCAACCTTTTTCTACATAAGCTATAACATCAAATGGTTCAAATGATATGGACTCACCAGTGGAGGCAGGTTTACTTATTTGAACATCAACGCTAGCCTTAAAAAAAGTTGCATCAAAAAAATCGACAGATAGCGGTTGAGAATAACGATTTTCTATACTTTCAACGCAAAGATTTTTATCGGCAAGAACGGCTCCAATTTTAAAATTACATATAGCTTCTTGTGGAGTGACAACCTTTAACGTTACATCAGAAACTGTCTTTTCTAACTTATTTATCAAACCGATACATATGGTTTCTTGACTCTTATCTTTTATGGTTTTTAAAGACACCATATCAAAAAGAGTATTTATCATATTATTCGGCACTGGACTTGAACTAATGTAGCCACCCAAACTTTTCATTACATCGGTTTGGGTAACTTCATTAGATTTTTTCAATGAGCTTTGCGCTCCTGTTAAATAGAACATCATAAGCCTTTATGAATAATTTCGTTTAACTTCTTCTGGTTCAGGAACATTAATTGAGAAAGAAGAATCTCCAAGTGTTTCTTTTTCTCCCAATATATTTTCAAATTGCGTAAGTGCAAAATTTTGGAAATTCGTTGTACCTAAACTATTAATCATTCTGAATTTTAATCCAAATTTTGTATCTAAATACTTAACTGGAATGAATATTTTTGTCTTTAAATTAACTAATGAGAATTTATAAAAACATGACGCTTCATTATCATCGTAATTAGTACCCGAAACATCAATTTCAACTTCTATATCATCGTAATTAGGTATAATAACAAAATCATCATTTTCTCCTGTTACTATTGAAGAATTAAATTTCGATATGTAAAGATAACTACTTTCATTATTATCTATTTTAACCGAAACCATGTTCTTTCTATTTACCAACAACCAACCTGCAAATATATTATCTGGTATTTTCTCATTGCCTATATAAGAACTTTCTCCCGATATAATATTGAATATGTTATTAGTTGATGTATTTGTGAGTTCATATTTAAGAACCTTATATCCCCACTCAAACTGAATATCAATGATTCTATCATTAATCATTTCTGTTTTAAGCAATGCTGCAAGTGGGTTAGTGGACATTTCAACCACGTTATCATTACCCGATTTTTCATAATTGAATAAATAATTCAATCGTTCATCGGTCACTGATAACATATTATTAACATAATCAATTGACGCCAATATAAATTGATTATCTTCTAATGAAGGTTTACTTTCTGATTCGATTACATCTATCTTGCAAGAATCATAAGTATATATCAACTTATCAGAATCATTTGGTTGAAAACCTGGCGTGAACGTTCCTATAACCTTATATTTAAGATTATTTTCAGCCGTGAAATCACCGCTTATTACAGCTTCAGAATCGGAATTAACTTCAACAACCTCATAATCACCAGTATTGATTTTTGAGTTAAATCTTACTTTTGTCGGATAATTAGGCTGTCCTCTTAATACGCTCAAAAATTCAGTACCCTCTCCGCTTAATACTCCTTGTTTTGAAATTTTGACCGTGCCTATTTCTTCATTCGTTGTATCGTGAGAAAGAACTATCCAGCGTTTTTCCGTTGAATAATCTAATGTGATTTTCTTTGCTTCTTTAAGAATAATTATGTTTAAATCATTATCAAAAGCAATTCCTGGATTTACGACTATTGTATTATCAGAACCAGATTCAGCACTAACTTTAAAGAAAGTATTATTTGAATCTTGCGCTATACCAAACGATTTTGTAAGATATTTTACAAATACCTTATATCCATATTTTTCTATACCATCCCTAAATCTTTTCAATTCATTAACTTCCAAGAAAAGATTTGGACTTAAATTTAAATTTGCCATATATCTTTTTATTATTCGTTATCTATAAACTGAAGAATATCTGTAACGTTAAAAGGTAACAAATATCTCTCTATAATATCTGTAATCTCTGACTTTGATTGACTATTGTTATTGTTTCTAAAATACATATAGAATATCCGTGGAGATTGAATAAAACCCATACTGTGAGAATTTTCGTAATCGCTTTTCAGAGGCAAAATATTTGTACCTCTTACTAATGGGCGTATCTTATAATTCCAAAGATAAAGTGTTGAAGAGTTGGTTGAAGAAAGATATATTTTAGGCAATATGTACTTAACAAATTTATTATCAAATGTTAGATTATTACCAAAACCTATATTCAACTTAAAATCTTCTACATTCTTTGAACTATAAGCGTGAATTATACCTCTTACAAAATACCACTGATTTTCTCGAAATGAACTCAATGGCTGTGAAAGAAACATATCCGTTGTTTTCTCTCCATTTGGTATTATTAACGCATCATCTAATTTGTTTTTAACAACATCAAACGCTTCAACTCCAAAATTCAATTTAGCGTTATTTCCTATTAATATAGGATTGAACATGAAAGTTATTTCATAATCTAAATTCGGGTCTGCTGGATATATTTTATTCGATACCTCTACATTTTTATCATATCTTCCTAAACCGCAAGCAGAATTTCCCGTGGTTTGACATCTTAAAACTTTCTCTCCACCTAATTTTCTTCTAGTGTTTACCTTTATTATACTTAATGATGAATTATGATTAGAGAATGTTTGAAAATTATTTAAATCTTCAAAATCCTCTGAATCTTCTCTTGTTTTATTAATATTTTTAGCAAAAGAAGTTCCCCTGTATAATGGTGAAGAAGAACCAATACACCAACCTAATTTATATAGCGGAATATTTTCATATAATAATTCGTCACTACGTTTGTTTCTTATTAATCTTATAAACTCTCCGTCTATCTCTATTTCTTTACCATTTACAACATCGCCTTTACGCTTAAATATCATCTTCGTACCTCGTTTACGTATTTCGTCATAAAGATTGCGAGCAATGGTTTGCATTTCAGATAATGATATTGTAGATTCATCAAACTGAATTTCGTTTTGACGTAACCACTCTAACATCAACTCTTCATCGTTATAAAAATCTTCAAAACGTTTAAAGAATCTAAGTAATATAGCAAAGTACTTTGCTATTGAATAAAATAAAGTGATATAATCTCTATCCTCATCAACATCTAAATTATCTCCACGTAAAACATAAGTTGGAATAATTCCTCTGAAATATAATTTTTTAAATAAGTTCTTTGTTAGTTCTTCCGTTTCTTCTGACCAAGCTATTTTTGAAAAGATACTTGAGTCTAATATTGGAGAATTTACAACCTCTGGTTTAAAATCGCCATTGAACGTAATATCTTTAAATTCTATCTCTCCAGTTGAATCATTTCCTTCTCTAGTATATCGAATCTGAATAAAATTATTTTGTTTTATTTCTACTCCCTTTATAGTATCATTGTTGAGAATTTTCCAATCTGAATAAAATAAATTATCTTCAACAATTCGATATTCTCTTTTTACACGTTTACCTACAGCAAGTCCAATAAGATTGTCCTCATAAGAAGAAACAATTGCCGTACCTTTTTGTTTTGGCTTTATAGTGATAATTATTGAATCACCAACCTTATATATTTTATTGCTCATAAATTAAGTAACCATTTTTATTCACTCGATAATTATTTACATCATCACTAGCTGGAGAAAGTATTAAATCACCATTGTCATTTATAGTAGCAATGTTTTCATTATCTCTGTGTGTAATTATTAACTCACCTTCTTTTCCATCCGTCTTATTAACAGTTTTAGTCTGCTGCAATAAATCGGCTTTTAATATTGTAGGTTTTTCATCCACCTCTAGAAAGGCAGATGAAATTTTGATATTTTTGCCTACAACCTCCGTTATTGTTTTAACATCACAATTTTCTATCATATCGAACTTAATACTGAAGATTGATAAGAATCATCTGAATCATTTGGAAAATTAAAAGAAGACAATATTGAATAATTATCTACTAATACATTTCCGTCCAAATCTCTCAATATGAAACTTCTCAATCGTGGTAGTCTATATTTTGGAACATTTATATCAGCTTGTGGGTAGAAATAATTATCAGGAATATATCTCACGCCATCAACGCTACGAATAGAATACAATATGTTTTCCCATTCTATCTTATCTCCATACTTCCAATAACGATAATCGAATAATTTGCTAATTTTAATTTGCATCTGTCTTCTAACTTCGTCTTTATCGTATGAAGCGTCAATGTTTACACGAAAATCTATATCGACTGGTAGCCAATCTACGTTCTTTAATTTTAATGCAAAATCATTAGTGTCTTGCAATAATTCTGTTAATGATAAATATTCTTCGCTTTTGCTAAGAATTTCGTTAAATTCATCATCTGTAAAATCAACTCCATTGACAGAAACTACTATAAGATTTAATTTATTGTCTCCATCTACACCACCCTTGTAAACTCTAAGAACCCGATTATTTATTTTCATAAAAACCTGTTCTATATAAGATAATGTATTTCTTGCTAATTGATTTACGCTCTCCTTTATTCTTACACGGAATGTGTCATCTGATTCATTATCCATACCGCCAACCGCTTTATATTCATTGGTTACAGCAATATGACCACTTGGCGGATTGCTTATATTATTTATAGTCAAAGCATCTACATTTGTTGTCGCTCCAACTTGACTACTTTTAACCTTAGCATATCCCCAACCGCTAGACGGAATATTGAAATCATTTTCAAGTTCAAATATAATTCCTGATGAACTCGTGAATCTTATATTATTCTTATCGTAACTAGTTCCAGGTTCACCTTCTATACGAACATAAGCCGTACTGCCGCAAGCAGAATTTCTTGGTGAAATTCCCCTAATATTAGCAAGTTCATCTAGATATTCTCCATATGCCGTATCTGGAAATATGTGCGATTCAACTACAGCTTGATTTGTTAAAATACGCTGTCCTATCTTAGCACATCCATATGCTAAAGCATTTAAAACAGATTCATTAGAAATATCACTTACCTTATCGGTTTTGTTTAAAAATATTTCTGTAAATATCTGTTTCAATTCTTCTACTGTCGTTATCTTAGTTATCATACCTTTAAATTTTTCGTTGTTGAATAAACGTATTTTGTCTGAATCTCACAATTAACGTATATATCGCTACCTAAGAAATTTATATCCGTAATATTTATTGACGAAAATAAATCATCTTGCATGAAATTATCTCTTAAATCACTAATCAATGCGCTATAATTATAGCTTGAGTGAGTTTGTCCTGAAATCACATTCTTTCCGAAATTAGGTAATTCAGGAACATCGCCTTTGTTTATCTCTAATAAAATATCACATTTTTGTTCTACGTTATCTTCATATTCCACTAAGGACAAATCATTATTCTTAAATGTTATTTTCCTATTTATATCACGCCCATATATTTTACGACCAATTGGTTGCTCTAAAATAGTTTCAACGGAAACATTTTTCCTATTTTCAACAAAAGCCGTTATTGAAGATAATTTATCTATTTCATAATCTTGTTCCTCAAGGTCATTATTCAATATAAGGTCTTGCTCTGTAACTCCAGAACCTAATTCAGATGAAAGGTCTTGAATAGTTTTCAATCCTCCTATATCCTCAGACACTTGAATATATGGTTTATAACCTCTACAAGATTTTGCTGTTCTGCAATATTTAGGCAATTTAGATATTCTTTCCAAAGTGTCTTTTAAATCTTGACAATATTGTTGAAGTTCCCAATACCCAACATTACCTAATTTACCAGCAAAAGTTTGAAAAGTTCTTATCAAGTCATCGCTTCTGCTTAATAAATCGGACATCTTCTGCAATTTTTCATTATCAATAGTTTCACTATTACCTGAAAAATAAGCATATACTGATGCATAATCATCTTGCAGAAAATCACGATAATCTATAAAGTATTGAAGCAATTCAAACTTCGTTATATTTTGAAATTCATTAGCTATATCCGTAAACATACATTCCGCTCTCCTTTCTTAAATTCCTATCATACCGCTTATCACCTTAGTCAATCCGTTTGAAATGGCATTGCTTGCTACAGTACCTAATAAATTACCTTTCTTATTTACTGAAGAAGGTTTATATCCGACTGCTCTAAGATTCAACTGATAGTTCCAAATCATATTTTGCTCATATGATTGACTATATGTATAATTTGAAACATTTACAATATAAGCCGTATTGAATGAATAGTTATTAAAAGTCAGAAAGTGTGGTTTACCATAATCATCTAATTCCTGACTTTTTTGTAATATCTTATCTAATAATTTTACCAATCCATATCCACTCTTAACTCCAACTTCCATTCCCAACATCTTTCCGAAATTTAGATTCAAAAATCCATTTTTCTTTTTCGTTGGGTCTTGGAAATTAGATACTAAACGCCATTTTCGTCCAAAAGTTCCTGCTAAACTTATATCAACTGGAGCAAAAGTAGTATTAATTACAGTAACAATACCGCCATGAGTCTTTACTTCAGTTTGTATTGGTGAGTGGGATTCAGATATTTGGTCAGGCATAACTACAAACGATATAAATCCCACTCTACTCTTTTTGCTATTATATAATTCTAATGAACATAGATAAAACTCATAGTCATCTGGCATTATAGTATGGACTGCCGATTTACCAAAAGTGAGCACCGCATCTAACGTTTGTTGCACCATTAGATTTGTATTACTCTTAACTATATTTCCTACTTGACCTAAAAATGACATATTCTATTGTTTTGTTATTTTATAGTTGTCTTATTAATCTGTATTTGAAAGTTTTGAAAGTACAGTTTCTAACTTACTTTTTATATCAGAAAATGTGGCAGCATTAATCGGTGTTCCGCTTGCTCCTACATGAGTTAAAACGGTCATGTTTAATATAGCGTCTATTAATTCTCCAAGTAATTTGACTAATGTATTTCCAAGAACCATTTGTTCATTTCCTTCTCCTACGTTAAATTTATTTGTAAGAATTTGAACATTTTCTTCATTAAAGATAGCCTTATTATTCCAATGGTCTGATACTGTGAACTCCTTTTCGTCACCCGATATTTTTATAAGGTCTATATCATCACCATCGTTTAATGTTATTTCAAAATTTTTTGATATTCCTATCTCAAACGTCTTACATTCTCCTGTTATTTTATCTCTACTAACAAGTTTTACAATGTCTCCTGACTTCGTATTACTAGCAGCCTTTATAACTACCTCTCCAGGAACATTTTCATCACCTACGGCAGAAATATTAACTCTACAATTCAAGGCATCTAGAAACATTTCAACTATTTGATTCGCTGTTTCCTGAAAAAGCCTTTGCTGTCCAGTTTGTGTATTATCACTATTTCCAGCTGCTCTTAAAACTCCAATAACAACGGCACGATTGGTAAAACTATCTCTTATCCACACAACAGGTGAACCAAGTGTATCGTATGTATCGGGGAATCTTACATTATTCAAAACTCCTTCCGCAACCTTAACGTTATGCATATAGGTTGAATCATAACCACCCGATATACTAATTGAATGATTACGATAACAGCGTTGAACATATTCGGCAACACTACTATTTTTAGGTACAACCACATATCCAATACCTGATATTGGAATGCAGTTGTTATTTCCTCTATTTACATCTATACTCATAAAGCCTATCTTTTACCGACTACATTTGTTATCTCATTACTAGATATTCTAGATATGAACTGCAACTTTCTAAGGAAAAATTTAAACACGTCAATATTTACTTTCCAAGAAGAAATACACTCATGCCATTTATCCATATTTATATTATTTGAAACTTTATCATAATTTCCAAAATTTATAAGATTAAAATAGCTAGCATTGAATTTTTTATCTTGTTGAATATTTTTATCCTTTATAAAATTTACGTTATTGTTTTTATCAAAAATAAAATCACGCATCATTCCGTGAGATAATGTTAATGACGTTGTGCGTTGAACCGAACTATTTGCTATTGAATAATTCTGACTAACACTTTCAACATAGAAAATTTCTGGCGTATCTAAAGATTGCCATTTTATGCTTACAAAGCAACCTCGTTTAATCTTCCTATTTCCAATAATCGTTATACTACCATTTCTAACAAATGGAGCATAAGCGTTTGATTCCACTATGTAATGTAGGTCTTTTATTGAATGTCTTACTTCAGTATCTCCTTCAGCGTTTTTCTTTCCGTTTCTTATATCATCATAAAGAGAAGGATTCAAAAAATTTCTGTATTGACTTCTAATTTGAAGGTCTCTACTTCCCCAAATAGCAGCATATTCAGGGAAAAGAACGGCTGGAATAATATATTGTAATTCAGATTGCGCACCCATTTCATATATAGGGAAAAATTGATACCAACTGTATATTCCTTGCGTATTCATGCTTATTGACGAATTTATTATATCGTTTTCATCAATAACATATGGACTTTTATACTCCTCTTCGGCTGACATATAAGAACCATCTTCGTTAAATAAGCCTTGGGCTGTCATAGTTTTTAACATACCCTCTCTATCGAATGGCGGTTTACGAACCAAAAAATAATATTGGTCTCCAAATGTATCGCCAGTAAATTCAACGAAAGGTTTTTGGCATACCTTATTAAAAAAGTTTATCAACGAACCCTGCTGGATGCTTGTCGCTGCGTCTCTTAATCTAAGATTAGCGACATCTGTGTCCATTACTAATTTACTTATTTGCCAAATACCTGCTGCTAAACCATCTTTTATATTTACATCGACTACAACATTTTCATCCTCTGTTTCGTTATCTACTACTTCACTAGATATATCTTGTTTTAAATCCTTTGCTAATTGTTCCTTAGAAACAGTTACATAATGTTCTTCCTCTCCGTCATACGTTTCTCCGACCATAGATACTGTAACTATCTCTTGATTCATTCTGTTCTGTTTAACCTTACCAGTTAGTTCATCCGACATAAAATATATCGGGTTTATTGACGAACTACCAGTGTTGTATGGTTTTCTACGAACTTCAAAATGAAGATGTGGACCAGTTGAAGAACCCGAATTTGGATTACCTTTTGCGCCACCCGAATATCCTATTATTTGCCCCTCTGTAACGCTCTTTGTAGTTCCAACTTTTCCTAAACCTGAACGAGAAAGGTGCATAAACCAATAACAAAAGCCGTTACTTATAATCTGGACATACAGTCCGCCACCACCCTTATTAAACTTTACTGTAGCAGAACCAGCAACTGGAGCGTATATTGGAGTTCCTACTGGTACGCCAATATCTAGTCCGTGATGTATTCTTGCTTTTTTATAATGAGAAAGTTTTCTCATTGCTCCGAATGGACTTGTAACGAAAAGTTTAGTTTTCTTGCCAATCCATCCTCTTTTTAATCTCTTTATTCTTATATCAGACATAATTCTACTCCTTTCTTTTTGGTTTAAGTGTTGAGAACTTAGTACGTTTATCACCCCAAGATGTAAATAAATCATCTGGAACGATTTGCAAATTAGCTAAATGAGAAACAATAGTTTTTAATACAAAATCTATACTAAAATCATTCGGCTCACAAGCAAAAATATTCAACATTCCTGTTAATTGACGTGTAGAATTGCCTACTAGTTCACTTCCCTTATATTTATACACCGAACTTAAATCACCACCCTTAACAACAGTTTCCGTGTTGTTAAATATACTTCCTTCTGACGCTGATACTCCTAACGGAAAAAATATGCTGCTATCATCGGTTATCAACTTCATTAGGTCTCTTCCAGAAACATCAACACTTATATTACCCTGCGCATTTTTACTAATTGAAACGGAATCTACTAAAGCTATCATATCGAAATTATGATTTGCTAAATTATCATCTACTAAATCTTCCATGTTATCAAAAGATATAAAAAGTAAATCATTAGCTTGAATCAACCATTCTAGATAATCAAATGAACTAAGGTCAGATTTTGATACAACCTGTTCGTTGCCATCTTTATCCTTTAATATAATATCGTCTATTTGATTTTTATTTATAAAACCATTTTCGTTCTTTTGACTTGAAACGTTTATACCTCCATTGTAAAGAAAGTGTTGGTCCATTTCACTAACTAATGTATCAGCATATACAGGGATGTGAGAAAAAGATATTGAAAAATTTCCGCCACCTTCAGTAACGTTTGTATTTAAAGACGATACGAATCTAGATAAATCTATAAAATTTTGTGATGAATCATAAATGTTATCAATTCCGTTACTTCCTCCTCCGTTCTTTTCATCAAAATATAAAGATTTAAACCAGCCTAATACTCGACAACCTGGTCGCATCTTTTTATTGCCATGAAATATCTCTACAGAATCGTCAGATAAAATGCTCCTTATATTCTTATCTTCAAACGCCATTACGTTTACTTCTGACGCTTGAAAATTAGTATTTTTAGCAATTAAAGAATAATCTACATGTTCCTCAGCAATTAAAAGATAACTAGGACATGGTAGTTTAACATTAACGTCAATATCATTTGGCGTTAAATCTGCTATTTTCTTCTTTTTCTTTTTTGCTAAAGTAGTTAAATATGAATTATCTAACTGGTCAAAGATTGTTTTACGATTAAATTCAAAGAAACTATTTAAAGTGAATTCCTTTGTAAATCGTATCTTATAAAATTCTCCAAACTTTTTTAAAGATTGGAGATTAGTATTGTTACAAAATAATTTAAGAGTTCTCATTTTATTTACTCTTTAAATCGTTTATTATTTCATCTAATTGCCCCTTAAATGTATTCAACATCTGAGACGCAACGCCATTCAGGTCTCCTAAACGTTCTGAAATCATTTTCGTTGTATTATCTTGATACTGCAACATCTGTTTTGATACAGGTTGAGTATATTCCTTTGCGGCAGCAGTATCTCTTGCATAACTTCCTTGAGTGACTTGAGGCAAACCTCTCTGTATTCTATTTGTCCATCTTTTAAGTTCTTCTGGATTTTGAATACCAGTGAATTGAGATAATGCTAAATATCCTGACGTTGTGTCGGCACCTCCATAAATTTGAGTCAAACGTCTAAACATAGCACGTTGTATTCTCATTCTTGTTTCAGGGTCATTGGAATATTGAGCCTGTCGAATCTTCAATAAATTTCCTCTAGTACTAGGCATAACGTTTTGTATTACGTCATAAAGAATAGCCTTTGAATATCCTTCTTGAGGATTTGTTATTGCGGAATCTATTTGACCCATAGCCTGAATACCTCTATTATCTAGGGCATTTCCATATACGTCTTGTGCTGCTAAAAGTTGACGTTGAGCATAGTTAGAACTAGGATTCAACATATAACTTTTTTGCATTTCCATGAGCTGAGTCTGATAATTCACAAACTCGTTTGTTCTAAGAGTTTGACCGCCAGACATTCCTAATACGTGTCTTGCTCTAAGACTAGCAACTAGATTAGCCACGTCTTGCGTTGAATCATTTCCTCTTCTATATCTATCATATGCCGAAAGTTGTCCAAGAGAACCTGGATTCATATTATAAACCTTTTCAAGTGCATCGGCATTTAAGGCTCTCCAAACGGCATCATTTGCATTTGATATAAAACCTCTTTGTTTTGCTCTATTAGCTACTTGATTTGCAAATTCAGCGTTTGTGTATCCTAAATCATGAGCCGTAATACCGCTTGATGTAGCATAACCTTCCCCATCGCCAGCAGAGAATTGATTCATTAATCTATTTCTCGTGTCTTCTATACTACCATTGCCACGAACTACCATTGCCAATGGAGTATAAGCTGCCAAACGTTTTTCCTGGTCTGACCAAAGAGAACCTAATTTTAATTGATTTTCTTCGTTTCCATATAAAAGCTGAAAGACGGAATTTCCTATCCAATTTCCAGCTGCAGTACCTAAAGCACTACCTCCAGCAATACCAGCACCTGTTCCGAAACCACCACTTGACGCTCCTGCCGCTATTGCTCCACCAATTGCACCTACAATTCCAACGCCAACAGTCCAATTAGCTACCATATTATTTTTCCTTCGTTGAAGGTCTGCTTGCATAGCGCCAAAAGCATTTCCATTAGCAGATTGAGATACAATATCTATCTCGGAACCAGTATTCCTTAGATAGGCATCATAAGCCTTCATGCCTATATTTCCAACGGCAACGGCTGTACCCCAACCAGCATTAAATTGCTGAAGTGGATTTCTACTACCACCCATTGCACGCATCATGCGTCTTTGGATAGCAGCCATTTCCCTAGACGCATCCTTTGCTTCATCTTCGGTCTCGGCATTATCTCTTCGCCATCGTGCTTCATTGAGTTCACCTCTTAATCGCCCAAGATATGAATTTGAGTTACCTCTCTTCATTTCCTGAACGATTTCTGCCGCTATTTTAGCAAGTTCCTTATCAACGTTTGCTCTTTCTTGAGATGCGTTATCTTCCAAGTCAGTATATTCCAATAGATACTTCTTATCTATTTTCCCTAACTTTTCTTGAATTAATCTATCAAAATTAGCGTTTATTGTATCGGCATTCTCTGGGTGTTTTTCTAGGGCACGGTCACGCTTGTTATTGAAACTTTCAATTAACGCATCTACCTCAGATTGTCTTCTTTGTGTAATTTCCTGACGCAAGTTGTTATACTTAGCATCTACGGCATCATCGGCTTTATTTTTATATTGGCTTTGTACCTGACTCATCAACTGATTAAAGTTAGAAGAACCAGGAACCAACAAGCAGCCACGAGTTTGCATTTCTCGTCTAATGTCTTGCGCTATTCTATCGAATGTCGGCATAGCGGGCATATTACCAGTAGATGTATTAGGTGCCGCAGAACCACCATTATTTGGTTGCTGAGGTGCCTGACCACTACCTCCACCATAATTACTAGGCTGTGGATTAACAGGTGGTTGCTGCGGTTGTACTACACCTTGTCTAGGAGGTGCTGTTTGACGCTGATTATTAGGTGATTGATTTTGACCACCTGTTGGATTTCCGTTTATATTAACAACTACATCGGGCATATTATTTCCTCTTCTTATGTTTTATCGAATTGAGAAAGGTCTAAATTTTCATAATCATTATCTATTTCCTCATTCGTCAATTTAACAACTTCTTTATCACTAGACAAGCCCAATGCGTGATTTTCTTTTTCTTCTTCCTTGAGCCTATCTTCTTCAATCAACTCCTTAAAAAATAATTCCTCTTGATACTCAATCGACATATCAATGAAATTCATTTCCCTATGTGCTTGAGAACCAAAAGGAATTTTATATTTCCTTCGCCACCAAAGGTCTAAAGGAAAAGAGTTCCAATCAAGAATAAAATTTTTTATATCATCCTTAATTGTCTTTATTTTCTCCTTCATTAGCCAAGTTCTTTAATTCATTCAATGTTTCATTGAACCAAGGTCTAATTACTTCTGTATAAGCCTTAAGCAAATCATTAGTTTTATCAATAGATAAACTAGTATAATTTGTAATGTCAAAATACTTACCAACCTCTGGAACAACGACCTGAAAGAAAGAAATAGCATCAACTAAATCAAGGGCAAAATATTGACTTTGAATTCCGCTCATAGCCATCTGTCCATATCGACTTTGAGTCAATGCTTGTTTAAGACTTTCCATGTCAATAATCTGACCCACATTTGGAAATTTAGCGGTAAACTTCTTTTGACCAATTGTGAAAATTTTTTCTCTTTCCATTTTCTTTATACGATTTTAATTAACAATTAAAGCGTATCACGGAAATATCAATCCATGATACGCTTAATAATACTTGTCGCAAGAAACGTTATACTACATTATCATACAAGATTGGCTCAAGATACTCAAAGTCAGTATCACGACCGCTGATTTGACCCTCTTGAAGGTCAAAACCCTCTCTTGTAGCAAATGCTCCGTTTACCTTTGCAAAATTCTCATACTTAGTAGCAACCAAACCTGTATCAGCGTCTATCTCTCCATCCTTAACCTTTCTAAGCAATGCAATCTCCAAGCCATCTTCCTGAAGAAGAATAGCATTTGCCCAAGATTCAAGACTTCCAGCATTTCTGAACGTACCCTTCTTGAGTTTGTTTGCTAAAAGATTAAAGTTGATAGTATAAGACGAACAAGACATCTGACCCTGCCATTCCAATGCTGGTAATTCAGATGGGTTCAACTGACCTACTCCAGCAACACGTCCTCTACGAATACTCTCCGTTATTCGGACATTCTTCATCTTACCCACTGTAACGCTATTAATCTGAATAATAGCTAATGGGGCAGTCATTACCTTTTGATTTTCCATATCCTATTCTTTTAATTTTACGAATTAACTTCAAGGTCTAAAATATTACCTGTGAAGAATAACTTATTAACAGGAAGGTTTGGAGCAAAATCATACGTTATCTGAAAATCGCTATTCTTCTGAACAACCTTAACATTCTTCCAACTCTTCAAAAGATTGTCCTCACCTGTCTTCGCTGTTAATGAACTCAACTTTGTTTCGGTGAAATTCTTAATAGTCTGAGGACTTGCATTTACGGCTGACGTATTACCAATGAAACGATTTGCTGAATCAACTATCAACTCTTTATTGAGTTGAGCCTTAATAAGGGCAATAGATAATTCCATCGTCTGTCCATCGCTAGCAATAGACTTCTTATTATCTTGAAGTGTTGTAATACCCTGATTAACACACCAATATCCAGATAAATTGCGAACATGCATGATACCAGCCTGAAGTGCCTTTTCACGCTCCTTCTTCTTCAAATCATATGCGAACGATTGATAGCCTACTCGCTTAAACGTCAAAGGCTGCTGAGGTGCCTGACCTGCCGCTAAACCTATAATCGCTGCCGCTAAATAGATTGAAGGTAATTCCTTTGTTCCATTTCCATCTTTACGATTAACAATTGGCGCTCCGTGAACAACAACAGCCTGCTCAGAATCGTAATACTTAGCAATAGCCTGAGAAGAATCTGATTCACCAAATAAATCGGAATCAGAACTACCTCCAGGAATAACCAAGAATTCAGTAAACTTAGCGTCATTCTTCAAGAATGTAAACAAACGACCAGTAGTAGCAGAAGAAATACCATCACCAACGCTGGTATTTGTTGCTAAAAAGAAAGTAACATCAAGTTCAGAAATTGCTTCAAGTACATCAGCATATTCAGTATCTTTAAGCCAATCGGTCTTTCCTCCTGTTGCTGCAGTCAATGTTACGGCAGAAATTTTACTTGTCTTAACTCCCGTCATAGAAACTACGAAATTAGCCAAGATATATTTATCTGACCGTGCCCAATTGTATAACTCTTCTAAGGTTTCAAACTCTTCACTTTCTGTCAATAAATTTCCACTTGCTTTAGAAAGTGACGCACTTCCATAAGGCTCTCCGTCCTCATCAACGCCCATAAAAGAACCACGATAAACTTGACACTTGAACTTTGAAGCGTCATCAGAACCAGTAATTACTCTAGCGGCATATCCGACTTTAAGAACACCACCATCAATTACACCATTACCTACTTCACCTTCGTTCTTACATTTAAGTATCAAAGAATTTCCTGAACCGAATGTTAAAGTTATATTAGCACACTTAGTGGTAGCTGCTCTACAATAGAACAATTTAGGTGCGCCAGCAACTCCATCCCTTGGAGTGAATATCTTTTCGGCTATATCACCTACTAAGCCACCACCCATAAAACTCAAAAAGTCTTCATAGTTATCAAACTCATATACAGACTTCAAGCCTTTGTTAAGTTCACCATGAATACCCGAACCGCCAGCAAATTCATAATCTCCGTTTTTAGCTAAACCTGTATCAATAATCATAACATTTCCAAACTCAGAAACGTTTACTACTGACGTTGGGTTGTAAACCGAAACGGCATATGAACCTGGCTCAATGTAATTTTTTCCGTGAAAATTTACAACTGTTGCCATTTCTTGTATAATTTATGAATTAAAAATCTTCATCTTTATTATAATTGTTAGAATCGCCAAAATTAATATGATTATGGTCTTTTCCGCAATCATCGTCTATTTTCTCAATAAGATGACCGTCAAAAAGTATTCCCTTGACGATTTCCCTTTTAAGTAATTGAGGAACTTTCAATTCATAATTAAAGTTTAAATTAATCACCTTTTGAAATGTTCCATTGGGCATATATTCATCCCTAAATACAACATCATTTCCGCTTATCTTATTTAATCTTAACCCCATCACTTCTAAATGAGGAATTATCATCAGTAATAACGATTTTAAAACATGATAAACAGCAAGAACTTCGCTTTCATTCGTTGAAGTTATCATTATCTGATAGTTAGAATGAAAATTCTGACTAAAATATTCTTGCGCTTTTCCATCATCTTCTATTTCCGTTGAATATCCCTCATCTTGTCCAATAGCACTTTCAGCTGCTTCCTCTGAAGGTAATATTATATGTAAAGAAAGGAATTTTGCCACCTCAAAATTAAACCCAAAATTAACTGATAAATTTCCCTTATCAGAAAAAATTTTCTTTGTTTGTTTAAAAAAATCCCAATGGTTAAACTTCAATGGCTTTCCGTCTATATTCTCGCCCATGAGACGATAGAGTATTGTTTTCTTCTCTTCGTCTTTTCCATCGTGTTCACTTAAATCCTTACGTATATAAGCAATAACACTCTCTAGGGCATTGTAAATTATAACCTCGGGCAATATTATTCCATTCATATCTTTTAATCTCTTAAAATTTTATCTAAATATTCAGTACACTGATTTTCAACTATCGTATTAACATCAGTTTGTTCTATTGCTTTTTCTGCTAAATTATAAGCCTTTATACCTTTATGAATCCATGATAAAGGACTGCTATTTGCTCCTGCTCTTCTAAACGTTCCATATGTATTTTGAACGACCTTATTATAAGCGGCAGACCTCTTCATCAATCCCTCATATATAGAGTTTTTATGTTGGTATTCGGCATATAATACGTTACCAGCATCATCGTAAATAGTCTGTCTTATTCTACGTTCATCATAAGGTGAAGGAATCTCCTGAGCCGTAAGTGCTGAACCTCTTGCTCGGTGTACCATTAAATCATAAATTTCTTGCGGCATTTCATTAGAAAAACCTGCTTGTCCAACGATACCAGGTGTACCATGACGAAACGGAACTGTAAGATACCAATCACCACCTGGGCGTACCATTTTACCGCTCTTATTATAAACGGCAACTGTATATCTTACGTACTTAGAATTTTTGAATCCTTCCTTTATATCAAAAGCGTCCGCACCAGATTCAATCATTGTCGGAAGGGAACCAGTAAGGATAATTTGCTTAGCAAATCTACCTTTATCGACAACGTGAAGATTTTGTAGATATTCAGGCAATGTTGAATGTAATTCCTTTTTTGCTAAATTTTGCCAATTAGCGTAAATTGCTGACGTAACCGCTTTGACGCAAAGTTCTGTCATTTCGTCAATCGTCTTAGTTTGCAATCCAAATTGGGCTTGCAATCCGTGTAGGTCTATATTAATCGGTGCGGGCATATCGTTCCTTATTCTTCTTTATCTAAAACTGTATTATCAAATATTTCTCTACCATATATCTGAGCATCGAAAATAAAATGCGCTTTTCGTGCTTCAGCCGATATTGGCATATCTTCCAACTGACCATTTGATAATGCTCCACATTTACTATCTCTTACTCTCATAAGTTCACGATTAACGTCAATGATATGATAAACTGGATAGTATGAATAACGAATTGAAATTGATAACGGAACTGTTTTTGCATTTACGCTATCAACTTCAACCTCTTCTTCTAGAGATTTATCAAAGATGATTTTATTACCTATAATTTCATATTCTTCCTTTTTAAGTGGTCTGAGTTTTTCGCTATCACTAACAAACAAATAGATGTTAGAAACGTCAAGTGGTTCATATATTGGATAAGCAACCAACTCATCATCTATCTCAGTTGGACGTAATATTTCGCTGTACCAAGCTAATAGTTCATCGAATATAATTCTATCCATGAATCCTATCTTATCTGCTGCTCGGGTTGTTATTCGTGCCGTACCTCTATTAACCTCACCAATGTCGGAATTTCTACGTATATTAGCCATTGACTGGGATATGACGGTTGTTTCTTTTTTATCTACAAAAATCCAACCTCGACCCATACAATTTCTACAAGTTGAAAGTGCTTGACCATTTCCTCTGTCGCAACAAGGACATCTAAGTGCATGTTCAATGAATGCGTGATATCCGTTATTACAGATTAAACTATCGAATGTCTTCGGCAACCATTTAGGCATTGGTAGCAAGGTGTTACTACTACCTTTAGATGCTACCGAATGGGCTGATAAAATAGACTTCTTCTCAACCATAATATTTATCCTCCTTATAATACATCAAAAGTAATACCTGTATATATGTACTTAGCGTTCTCTAAAATATTGTTAATATCATCAAGATATAATTGCATAGTTGAATCAAACATTCCGTACTTTCCTGATTTAAGTGGAATACTTTGAGACACTCCATCAAGAGACACATTCCATGAAGCTATACCAACGCCATATAAAAAATTACCTATTATAGCAAGAGTAAATACGGCAGCTAGCTTATTTATCAAATCAACTAAATCATCTGGAATCTCATCCGCTCTCCAACCTGTGATATACTTTAATCTCCAATAGTTAGGCAAGAAACTCTTTCCATAGTAATAAAGATGCGGAACAATGCCGTTAAATACCATAGAGTTCTGCGTCATGGTAGCGCCATTCACGCTAGCCGAATTTGGAATAATATATAAATTACGCCAAATAGCAACCTGTTCCGTTTTTTTAATACTTAACCATTCCTTTGGATAATTAACCTGCTGAGCTGAATTAATAAATCCCTTTAAATCATCTGGATAAGATATTGGATAAGTAGATTTAACATATCCCCAAACATTCCATTCTTGAAGAACAAAATCCTTACTCTCTTCAATAACCTGACGATTAATCTTTACACTGAATAAATTTTCAATTCTTTTTTGGGCAACTGTTATTTGTTGCTTTATAGTTTGATTATTAAGTTTACGTCCGTCATTTGTACAAACTGGAACGCCAAACAAGTAATTCTCTCTAAGTTCAGTTGGACTTATTATCAAACCCTCATTCTTGTTGTATTTTATTTTTAATCGTAAACTAGGCATAATTTATACGTATGAAAATAAAAATGCCTACCTAAATTCTTGATGAATCATTAGGCAGGCAAATTGTTAATATATATTTTTTCGTACAAAAGAAAGTTACTCAGGGTCATTTGCCTTTGTCTTCTTATACATCTTAAAGAGATAAGCACTCATCAACTTTGTAGCGTTCTTCTCGTTCTTTGCGAATTTGTCCCACTCGCTTTCAGGATAATTACTTTCCTTAGCAAGTTCAATCATTTCTTCAAGAGACATCTGATTGATACCTTCCTTGATTTCCTTGTCGCTTACATCGCCTTCACCCTTACCATCTTCAGCACCATTCTTATCTTCCTCAAGATACTTCCAATCTTTAGTACCCTTAACGAGTGCTTCAGCGCACTTATCTGAAACTTCAGCAATACCATTAGCGTCAATGTCTATATTTCCGTCAAATGGTACAGTCAGTTTCATACTCTTAACAGAGTGATTAATTGAAACTATTTTCATAATTATTTACGATTTTATAAATCGGGGTAAAACTTTCTAGATTTTACCCCGATTACAATTTACAATTTTCTACTTCTGATAATTACCGATATTGATGATGCGAATCATCTTCTTTGGCGCATAAAGCAGTGGAGTACCATAAAGAAGAATCATAAAGCGGTATGCTGGACTAAGCAACGCTAAATCCATCTTCATCAATGGAGCCAACTGAGCAAATTCGATAACCTCATTATCGAACTGAAGAACAATAGCCTGGTCGCAGTTAGGAATGAATCGGTTCAAATCACGAACCTTACCTGTAGCTGCTCCGTCTAAACCACGAGATACATCGTCAACAGAAACTTCAAAGATAGGATAATAAGTACCAGTCTTACCAGTCTCTGAACGATAAATGCGATATGCGCTTGCCTTATGAGTACCACCGCCATCGGTGATTGTAATATCAGCAGCGCCATTTGCTACTACAGCGGTTGCTGCGTCTGCTACAACTAACTTAGATTCACCATATCGGTTAAACGCTGATACGGCATAAGTTACATTGCCGGCAAAATCGCTATCCCACTTAGAGTTTGCTGCACCTGCCGCTACAGCCGCAACACTAATTGTAGGAACGTTTGGAGCCTTATCTGAAGTTGCTTCACTCTGAGCAGTTTTAGCAGGCTTCTTCTTGAAGAAAATATCCTGATTCAAACCGATTGGACCAAACTGAGATTCAAACTGCTGAACACGCTGACCCATGATACCATTCTGCAATGCCTGAGTGTTAGGCATAATGAACTTGTTACCATAGAACTGCTTTACAAAGCCTGAAAGTACAGATGGTGCGGTATAAAGCTGAGTAGCCAAACCATAACTTTCTACAATACTATTAGCACCAGACTCAATAGCATCCTCAGAAAGTGACTTACCACGCATATCAATAACATGCTCACTATTAAGATAAGCATTTCTATCCTGCCAAGAATCTGACTGTTCCTGCTGAGCAAGGAATCCGTTGAACTCCAAGTTTACTAACTTTTCATTACCAAAGAAAAGAGACTGGTCAAGTTTACGCAAAATCCAAAGAGTACCATCTTTAATTGTCTTCTGCATAATGTTACCAATGGTATTATTTACAAGTGTCATCTGATGAGTGACGGTCTTAGTAACACCAAGATACTTAACCAACTGTGCTCTACGTACATATACGCTATCTTCCTCCTCAGGTAATTCGCCTTCAGCATTGAAACCACCACGGTCATTACCATAGCTTGTCTGCTGATTGAACTCCTCAACAGTATTGTAAGCAGGTTTCTTAGGAATATCCTTCCAGAACTTGATATCATTCTCACGGAATGTCAAGTGCTTCAAAGTCTTTTCCAATGACTCTACTTTAAGTGCGGCACCCGACGCATCCATCATGTCGGTTGTCTCACGACCAGTTATACTACCAGCCTGAAGTGCCTTGTTAAGAGAATCTACACTCTCCATAGATGCTCCACCAAAGCCGTTACCAGCACCAGTGTAATCGGCTAAATTAATCGAAAGTTTTTCCATATTTCGTCAAAAATTTAAATATTACTGAACAATTTCAATTCCATACTCGGTCTTTAAACGAGTTATTACATTTGAACTAAGGGTACCACTTGCTTCAAAGGCTGTACAAGCGTTGCTGAACTCATTATCAAAACCCTTTTGGAATGTAGCCTGGTCAAGAACCTCGCTAACAGCAGCTCTATTCTTGATACTTATCTTATTAGTACCTGCGCCATCACCACCCTTTTCAAAGTCGTTATCCTGACCCTTGCCGAATGTACGTTCAACAGGATTTGAATGACGAACAGACTTTGGTGCAGGAACGCCATTACCAAACTCCTCTAAACGCTCCTGAAGGGCAGAAATAGTTTCTGTCTGAGCCTTGATAACTTCATTCTGCTCATCAATCTTATCGTTAGCAAGATTAAGAGACTCAATTGCCTTAGAAAGGTCATCACTTTGAGCCTTGACCATAACTCCTAAAGCCTTAATGTACTTTGACTCATTAAGATGAGAAATAGCCATAGCCTTTTCTAGACGGTCAAAACGTCCGAATATCTGAGCTTTCTGAGCGTTGTCTTCGTCATCATCCTCATCTTCGTCCTCTTCTTCGTCATCTGAATCGTCGTCGGCATCCTCGTCATCTTCTTCGTCTTCATCATCGGAATCGTCCGACTTCTTTGATGTTTTAGCCTTCTTTACAGCCTCCTCATCATCGTCTTCATCCTCTTCCTCATCCTCTACATCCTCATCGTCTGTATCGGAATCCTGATTGTCTTCTCCCTTAGAGATAGACTCAGGAGATATTCCAAGGGCATCATATGCCTTAGCAATATCTTCCTCGGTGACCATTGCTTTCTTTTTCATCTTTGAAATATTTTTAATTAATATATAAATGTCGTTTGCTTTCTCAATACTTATACCTGTAATGTCTTGAAAGAGTTTTTCCATTATCTCGGCTTTTCCAAAAGTAACTACTTTAACTTTTGGGTCAACCTCTTCTTTTATTAATGGACGTGCTGAATCAGTATCTAAAGATTTATCATTAATACCAATACCTTCATAGTATTTCTTTTCTTCCTTTGAAGTCTTTTTCTTTGAGTCAGTTTCTTCGGTTTCTTCGTTCTCAAAGTCATCGTCTATATCACCCTTAATAATATTAGCAAACGTTTTAGGGTTTTTAGGCTGATGCGTAATTGCTACACCAGTTATAACCGCTTTTGTAATTTTTTTATAACCAGGTTTCGTTTTATCGTTTGAACCACGCTCTAATACCCTTCCTTCTATACTATATCCTAAACGTCTTGTATCTGAATCAGATTCAAGTGTCTTAGCAAGTTCCCAAATATCTCGGGCAACTGGTGAAGATGGATAAAGTTTTGTTTCTATATACAATCCATCTTTACGTATTTCTGCCTTTGTTGGCTCACCGACAATAGTTCCTGGACAAGTCTTTGCCTGATGATGCCAATTAACCATTCCACTCTCTAAAAGCGGTTTTATATCAAATCCTTTTGGGTCAAGAAATTCTCCATCACTATCTTCATCGGCAGTTGAAGCTATACCGCCAAGCAGCATTATCTCTTCACCTGTCTTTTCATCAATAGCCTTCGATATTTCTACTGGGCACCAAAAATTAAAATTATTAATATCTCTTGTTGCCATTCTTTATTACCTATTATAAATAAAAATAGTTTGAGAACTTTTTCAATTCTCAAACTATTATATTTGCTAAATATTTAGCTTATTCGCTCATTGTTCGTTTTATCCACCCAAAGAAATACTTTTTGTTTTTCGTATTCTTGTTACAAATATTGATATAATATTTAATCTTTTCAATTCTCCTATCGTTTATATAATTTTTATATTCAACGCTATCCCTATAGAATCTTATACTGTCCTGAGACCTTTGTAACTGGTTCAATAGGCTATCTATTCGTTCTAGATGTTCGATTATTAGAGTATCGTGTTTCTCTGTTGCTACGAACATAGTATCTGGTTTTATATTATCCGAACTATTTTTTGTAGCACCACAAGAAATTACGCAACCTATCAACATAAATATCGCCATTAAAAATAAAGCGACAAAAGCTAAATAATTTCCAAACTTTTTCATACCACCGAATTCAATTTGTTTAAAAGTTCTTCAGACATGACGCCAGTTTCTTTTAATTTAAACTGACGTTGTGAAAGTTTAACAGATGTACCGACACCCATATTAACGCCAGTGTCATATAAATCATTAGCAACTTCTTGTTTAAGAATCTTATCACCCCAAATAGGTTTCCAATAATTATCTTTATAACAAGATTTAACCAACTCTTGAAGATTTCCGTCTGAATCTAAATTTTTCGGGAAATTTTTTTTCTTTTTATAAGAATCAATAATTTTCCAACCACCCCATTTAGAGTTATGAACCCTGCTTATTCCCCTATAGGTTTCACCGCCAGAATCATTCTTATCGTTAGCATAACCTCCTTCAAACTTACATGTACGAGAATATGCCTTATCAAAATCTGCCATATTATCCTCTTTTTAAATTTGTAAATACTCTAACGACATTGAATTAGCGTTCAGGAATCTAACTAACTCAGTAGCCTTATCAGAATTGCTCATTGACTTAAAATCGTTAAATATCCCATTACTTTGTAAATATTCTCTGAATCCATCGTCAATAGCTTTAATCTTCAATCCCTTATTGATTATATCTTGAACCCAAACAGGAACTTCATCAAAGGTTTTACTACTAGCAACGTATTTGTAATATTCGTCACGCAATGCTAAACTTAGCAAAGGAAAATTCCCCTTAAATGGAACAAAATTACTAGGTTTCTTTTCCTCCACTATTGTCATGACTTCATTACCTACATCAAAAACTCTTATTTTATTCATAACTTTCCCTTTCTTTTACAAAGATGTTACAATCTTACTACGATTAAGAATAATTACAAAGCCGTGTCCACTTCCATTTCCATCTGGCTGATATATACCATCATATCCCTTTAACGCAGCGTAAATACCAAGCAATGACTTATCGCCTCCACTACTTCTATAACCATAAGATTTGACCTTATTATAAATACGTGAATAAATATCATTACTACCAGTACTTCCTGCTATATTTATCTCATCGTTATACTCTTTTTCTTTATTATAATAATCTTGTTTGCTTTTAGCTACTTTAGCTTTAAGCTCAGCAGATTTCTTGCCACTATCTAACTCCTTCTGCACAGCATCACTAGCTGGTTTTACGCAATTAGTATCAAAGAAAGTGGTAAACTTTTGAGCCTGATAATGATATGGGGCTGTAAACTGATTCTTCTGTTTTACGGCATTATTATTCCACGAATATTTACTTATATATATTTCGGCATCACCTATTGTAGCATGCATTTGTTCATCTTCTTCACCCTGATTAAGAATCTCTGCTTCACCGCCACAAGCCTTAATACAAGGAACAATATGCTTAACTACAGCATCATCAAACATTGGATAGTTTCGTTTGCCTTGTGCATTTCTACTTCCCCAATCTATATTATCAAGATAATCATATAAATTAGCAACAGCATCCTCGTCATATCCTATCTCATCATAAACGGCTTTTTTAACAATATCTCCTACGTTGAGTAAATCAAGTTCATTCTTAGTCCACTCAGCCTTAATATCATCAAGCTGCTTTTTTAATTCTTTTGCTTTCTTTGAATTAGCACGACTACTGCCAATAGCTTTTATTTCGTCAAGAAGGTCTTCAGAATTAATAACATTAGCGTCTTTTGCCCAACAGAACTTAGCAACAGCGTCTTCATTACCGCCAGCATATCCTACAGCAGATTCAGAACCGCTATATATAGGCGATTTTTTATAGTTACTTGAATTTGAATTATTATCTACGAATGCTTTTGAATGTTTCGTATTATCATTTGTTCCTCTAGATTTATCATCCGAATGAGCATAAATTCCTTGAGCCCAAATTCCGTAATTTCCAAAATGACAAAAATCAGACAATTGAAAATCGTCTTTATATTTAACATTATCAAAACCACGTAACATTAATGGCCATTCTGAATCATCTTTCTTTTTCCAAAAATCAATATCAGATACAACTTCTGGTCTTGCGTCAAATCCTCTCTCTCTACATATGTTACTAAGAAGTGCCCAACCGCTAGCCGATTTTGAGAACAATACCATATCATTATCTGAAGTTGTTCCGACTTGTTGAGCCGTTGCATCTAATATATCCTTTATTTTCTTATCACTAAACTCAGCATACATTTCTTTTGCTGGTTTTAGTTTTCTCGGTGGAACTTTTCCTAACTTAGCAGCAGCCTTAATTGCTGCTTCATCTTTAATTCTCTGAAGTTCATTCTTTACTCTCTTCAAATCGTCAAAACGAGAAGACATAATTTGCGCTAAATTATCCTCACCGCTTTCAATTAAGAAATTTACGACATCGTCTTTCTTCTTAGAAATTTCTTCAATCTGCTTTAACTGTTCATCTGCTGTAAGTAACTTAGAAATTCCAGGATTGTACTTTGACATACTCTTCCAAGTATCAAATACATTCCAATCAAAATTCTTTTTCTTACCTTGCGCTCTATAATCCAAACTACCTCCATTATCAACACGATATACAGTTCCGTTAGCATTCTTGATAAGACAGTTATCATTTTGATAAACATCCCAGTTAGCAAGAAGAATATCAGCCATGAATCCTTCCGCCAACTTAGCATAATCAGAAGAACCCATTGGTGCATGAGTACCTTGTATGAAACGACTTAAAAGAATGGTCTCGCCATTATCTTCATACAACTCATAATCGGGTGTTCTCAACCCCATTACGTTATAAAGCTGATTAGTAAGATACTCAGACTTAACGTGACCTGAATTTGTATTTGTTCCCTTTTTAAGTACATACTGATTTCCATCAGAATCCTCTACTAATTGAGCACCTGTACTTCCGCCAAGAGTTTTAACAACCTTTAATTTGCTCAAATCATTCGGGAACAAGTCGTTTACATACTTCTGTTTTCCCTTTATCTGAGCGTCTGTAAGTTTACCACTACGACCAACGGCTTGTTTTGCTTTTGTACCCTTACGAACAACGTGCCAATTATATTCGGTTTTTGAACCAGTTTTTGTAGCAGAATAAACATAAAGAACCCCGTCAATTACCTTAGTTTGACCTGGTACAATAGCCTTTGCTATTTCTTTATCTTGTTCTACTCCGTTTATATAATCAAAACAAGATTTAGACACCTTGATATCATAGTCTAAATCTTCTACAAACCCTATCTTATTCTTATAATTAGAACAAGCCTTTATAAGGGAATCAACAGAACATTTGCCCTCGTTATATGCAAGGGCAAATGTTTCTAATGCTTTTAATAATTTATTCATATATTTCCTATCCTAATAAAAGACTTTCAGCTTCAGATAAACTCATTCCCAACTCGTCATCAAAAGACTTCTTAACAGCCTTTTTCTTAGTTTTCTTCTTAGGCTTTTCTTTCTCTTCATCATTATCGGAATCAACGTCACCTTCACCAAACAAAAAGGCATCTACAGCTTTCTTTCCATAAAGGGCATCGTACTTCTTTTTGTCTTTCTTTTTAAGTTCTTCCTTCTTTTTCAAAAGTTCTTCCTTTTCCTTAACTCTAGCCTCCTGAGAAAAATCGTTATCTTCAGCCTTTTCAAAATCGTTATCTTCAGCCTTAATCAACCTTAATGCCTGTGCTTGCCAAGGAACGTTTGTACCCACCTGAACATTGCCATTAATCATTCTTGCTTTTACCTTACCGCCCTTAGCAATAATTGGTCCAGCTATACTCATAATCTGTATAAAGGTACGTGGCGTGAACTTAGCTGGGTCAGCATCATTCATATTTTCATCAAGCCAATCTCTAACAGTTTGTCGAACTTTTTCTTGGTCTTTCTTATCTGGGAATTGACGTTCAAAAGCCTTTTGATAATTACCAAGTTTCATACTCTTGTAGCGTTTATTAATAAGTTCCATATTTTCCGCTCTAGTAAACTGCATATCATTCACCATACCACGACTAATAATGGCTTTTGCATCTTCATTAGCATTACTTATAGCAGCAACATCTTTATTAGTCATAATTAATAACGCTCCCTTAAATACTTCCGTCTCTCCAGTATCTGGGTTGATAAAAACTCTATTCTTAGGATTATTGTCTGTAATCTTCTTCATTAAAGCCTTCATAGCGCCAGCCTTTGAAGTCAGAATTTTATCAGCGTCATCGAATACTAAAATATGTGGATGTTCTTCTCCATTATCATCAATGTAAGTTCCGTTATACTTAGCAAGCATCTTTCTGAAATCTTTATCATCATCAGGGTCTGAACACATCACATAACCCCAATCAGAATCAGATGGGTCATCACCTTCCTCTAATTCTCTAAGATTGTTTTCCTCTGCTACAGTCTGCCAACCAAATGTCTTACCAGCACCAGCACCACCTGCTGAAATAAACAGCGGTGTTGTATCATATTTTATAAGATTATCATACTGTTCATTAAGTTGTCCAATTTTATTATCAGGGTTCAAATAACCTGGCGTTGTAGGCTCATAAAGAGTTTTTAAAGCATCATACTGCTGACGGTCTTTTAAGGTACGGAATCCGTTGAATTTTTTCTGTACACGTGGGTCATCCTTATTCAACCAACCGTCATCGCCATCGGGAAACTCTTCCATAAATTTATTAGCATCCAAACCCTTCAAATCTACGTCAACGGAATCAGCCTCCTCTTCGTTAAAGCCAGCAGACATTGATTGCGCATAATCAGATTTTCTTTTTTGAGAATCCCACTCTTTTTGTAGCTTTCCTGAAACGTCAATCTTACTCTCGTCAATACCACGGGCAGCTGCTTCATCATAAGCTATCTGACGATTTTGCCAACGACCATTAGGATTGTTAAGAATCTTCAGCAATTCATCATCGGTTTTCTTAGCATATAATTTTCGCATACCTGAAGCACTTGCTGTTTTATTTTGCATAACTCCATTCTTATCAGGAACACGAACAATCCAAGTATCAGGAAGGTCTATCTCAACCTCAGGTTTCTTAGTTTTATAATCAATCTTAGGTTTTGGCTTTGGAGAATGACCATTAGGAAGGTCTGAACTATCTACTTCCTTCTTGTTATAATCGTCTCGCTGTTTGAGAGCATTAAAGGCTATCTGACGGACAGCAATGTCAATGTTTTTGTTATTAACAACGGCTGCGAGTGCAGATGTCTTAGCGTTCTTAGCATAATCTACCAACTGGTCTGGATTCATTGAACTGAAATCAGTTCCGCCACCTCCACTCTTACCTTTAGGCTGAGTCTGATTGGCAGCAGGTTTCTTTCCTCCGCTAGGCTGGTCATCTTGTTTCTGTGACTTGCTACCCTTTGGTTTTCTCCACTTTGGTGTTCCAGAAGGACTAAAACCTGAACATTCCCATTGATTTCCATTTTTATCGGTCTTTATATCTCCGACCTGCCATTTTGCCTTTTCAATTATATTACTCATAATTTCTAAATATTAATTAATAATTTACATAATAGTAATATTTGCTATGACTCCCACTCTATTGGCAATTCAATGCCATAGAAGTTCTCCATTATATCATCCGTTATACGTTTAACGTTTTCGGAATCTTTTCCAATTTCCAATTCCTTTCTTACTCGTTTTCTACCACCACGACAAAGTCGTATTATTTCTTGAGCATTTTTCTTTGAATTAAATAATTCTCTAACTATCTCAAAATTATACAAAGTATCTTTTAAGAATTTCTTTTCGGACATAGACATTGCTTTCTTTAATGCCTCTCCAAATTCTTTAGGTGTTGCATTCCAAGGTATTATTATGGCTCTTATATTTTCAAACAAAGGGTCATAAATATCCTTATTCTTGCTTTCTTCAGTTAGTCCACGATAATCTCTCAAAACTGGATAAGCACCCTTCATCATGGCTTCAATAATAAAGCCATTAATGTGGGTGCGACAATATTTTGAGTAATGGTCTGACCAACTAGGGTCTATTGCAAATTTTGTATTTAATAAAGTATCTTGTACGTCAGAACCGCTCATCTGACCCATATACTCCATTCCGAATCTAACGGCTCTTTTCCATAAAGAAATTTTTCCGTCTAACTTTTTAGGCAAATTAGGGTCTCTTTTTCTAGAACACATATAATTAGCCTTTGTTTTTGTAGGACTAGTCATATAATTATATTCAATTCCTGTTCCAGCAATTTTTATACCATACGGCTCTTCTTCTCCCTTATTTAAATAAGGAATTGCAGCAATTAGTTCTTCCATATGTTTCATAGATTTAAACATATGTGCCGCAAAAAAGTCTTGTTTCCTATTTCTCATCATACGAATAGGCATACGTGCCTTATCGTCTATATATCTAGGATTGAGCAATAAGGTGCGTGGAATGCCTATATTAGCACAACATTGATATGCTGCTAGGTGTGCGCATCCTAGAAATAATATCTTATCTTTGAAAGCCGATATATTGCTTGCTCTAATATCAAAATAAGCGTCATGTATCATAAACGCCATTTTTATAGAAGAAGGTAAATCAAAATACTTCCACCAAAAATCAAACTTAACCCCCTTTCTATACCAAGCACTTGATTTAGTTGGCATAAAATTCCAAAGAATTATATCAAATTTAGACGCTAATTTCTTCCATCGTTCAACCGAATCTTTTTCATAAACTCCTATTCTGTTGCTAGGTGGTAAAAAATACCCATAATAGTTATTACGCCAATAACCAACAGTCTCATCTTTTTCATAACCTCCTGCTTGAGAATGAAATTTTATCTTCTGTTGATGTTCACCACTTTCAAATTCAAATACCTTTTTATCATATGTTTTTTGAGAAACAGAAGATGGTGATAATTGAGCTACATCAACATTATGTCCTAAAGACTTAAAAGCCTTCAACATGCCTGCTACGTATTCTACTATACCACCATACTTAGATATGGTAAAATCTGCAAATAATATATTCATAACAAACCCCTTTTCTTTAAAGATAATCTTAATCTCATTTCTTTTGTCCAAACCCTTCCGTAATTAGGATTGTTCTTTCCTAAACACTTACCTCTTCTACCCATCGACATTCTTTTTCTTTGCTCCAATGTTCTCTTTTGCCCCTTTCTTAATTCAGCATTCTTTCTTGCAACTTCAGGGTCTTTCATCGGATTTCTTTTTCCTCTTATTGCGTCTCCATGTCCATAATTCGGATTTTTCTTTCCCGAAACATCATGGTGACAACCATGTCTAAGTTTATAAGATACCCTTCTTGCAACTTCAGGGTCTTTCATCGGATTAAAAATTCCACCATTTGGTGAACCTTCTAAAATATTGCACCCACCTAACTCATTAGAATAATGTGCTTTTTCCTTCTTAATCCAAAATTCTTCTAACTTATCTAACGTTGATTGTGAATCATTTACGACTACAGATAAAATTTCTCTCTTAATGAAAAATTTCCACTTCAATGGATATTCTATTCTTAACTTTTTAAGAAACTTACACCATAAATGACCGCTGCCGTAATACGGATAATCACGACAAAGAAAGTCATCTTTTGATTTACACCAATGCTGACCAATGTAGAACGGCTTATGGCCATCCCTCTTAATCTTTGCTAGGATTGTAAATTTATATATTATTCCTATCATTAAAACGGCAAATCATTATCTTTATCAATATAAATTTCTTCAGGCAATTTCTTTTCAATATACCCTTTTTCAAACCAAAGCATTGACTTTTGTGTTTTGTAGAATTTTTTGAATAATTCGTACTTAACATCAAAGAAATCATCTATCGGTTTCTCAAATAATAATTCATATTTCTCTTTTTGTTCCTCTACTTGATGCTGACTTCTCTTTTTATATGAATGAGGAAATTCCCTATAATACCAAAGTACCGATATATATTTTTCCAGTGTATCACGAACAAAAAGATGAAATGGGTGTCCTATTCCCCAAGGAGAAACAACAACGCACCCCCTATTCTTTTTTGTAAAATTATTAACAAATTCCGCTAATGCTAATTCTATATTATTCAAAACGCTAGAACCAAAATATTCTCTAAGATAAAATAGAGAATCTTCTACGCTTACTGTTTTATATTTCTTGTGATAGCCATAATAAGATTGGTCATCAAACTCCACTTCCAGATGATGAAAAGGAATCCCGATAAACTTAAACAAAGCCTTATCCTCAGCAATTCTCTTTTCATTATTTTCGACTGTAAGAACTTCTACATCGTACTTATCTGAAAATAAGAAACATGAACAGCTGAAAAGTATATCATCTGAATGTGGTTGAACCAATAACAATTTTTGTTTACTATTTTTCATTTTACAATCTTCTTTCTCTAATAATTCTGTTATTTAGTAACTTTGATGTTAAGTTTGACACCCTGTAACTTCTTATTCTTAGGTTTGTACTTCTTAATCTTAGAGAATGAAAGAGTTTCAGTGTCCCACTCTGTATTTGGGTCATGGTGACGACAAGTACAACGGCAATATGGATGTATTGGAGCAAGAGTTGGTAACCATTCATCGGCTTTTCTTCCGATATTATTACCATTTGCTACAATATCCTTTAACTTAAAAATCTTAGGCTGACTATTTTCATCATCTGGGTCTGTGAGATATAACTCACGACATCTTTTACACGCTCCATTTAACACTTCAAAATATATCTCAGCATCCTCTCCATATTGCTTCTTTATACTCTTTGCTCTACCAGTATTGTATGCCTCGTGTAAAAGATAATAAGCTATACGCAACCAATCTCTTTCCCAATCCTTAGTTGCGTGTCCTAACTCACTTGCTAACTTTCTAGCAGACCAACGATATTTAACAGCATCCTGAGCTTTCTCCTTAACAATCTCCTGAAGATTATTCTGCTGGGTCTGATTAGCCCTAATTATGACGTTTGCTGTGCCGCTAGCTATCCTATTACCTAAACTGTTTAAATCTGTATAGGCTCTAAGTTTCAACTGCTCTAAGGCAAATTCTTCGTCTTTTGTTAAAGGTATAAAATTGCCTGATTTAATAAATTTCTTAAATTGAGCATAGTTTAACTTCTTTGCTCTATCATCACCAAGTGCATCGGCTAATAATCCAAACATAAAAGCATGTTCTATTATACCCGATTTATTTGTATATTTAGATAGGTCAATGCCTGCCGCTACTAATATATCCTTATCTTGTTGAGAAAGAAAATTTAGTCCAAGCTGTTCGGCTATAAAGACTAACTTATTCTTTCTCAATATACCTAGAATATCATTTATTTGTGCAATTGTAAAAATCATATTCTAAATTTTTTAATATCCTGCCGTATCTACATTGGAATATAACACCATCTTTATATCTTCAGATGGATGAACTGTTGCTAATCGGTCTAAATCTCTACCGCCATCAAAGTCTTTCAAACCCTTGTAGAATGGGCGACAATTTCTATTATTCTTGTTGTTGAGAATTAAATGCAAACCGCCTGAAGGCGTTTCATATTCAGCCGCAACTTTAATATTGAAATCTTTCAAACGTTTCTTCGTTTCATCCCAAATATTTACAACCTTGCCATTAGGCATCTTAGCCGTTGCGTCTCTAGTTGTATCTATATCAAGAAGAACCTTGAAACGTTCATTCTTCCAAGCTGGACCACTTTTCGCTTGACCATAGAGAATTGCCTCAGCATTCTTAACTCTAGGGTCATTAGGGTCTGTAAACCTACTCTTGAACTTACTCATATAAGCGTTTACAGCATTCTGACTACGACTATTTATGGAAATATAGGCTCTAGCATTATTATAACTACAAGCCTTAATGATTTCACTTTTAAGAGAATCTAATTCAGAATTTGAATGTATAAGATAATAATTCAAGAACTCTCCACCGCTGTGATAAGAACCTTTCTTGCGTCCTGCCGTTCTCCAAGCATCCGCATCTGGTTTATCTTTATTATCTTTCCAACGCTTAATTATCTGAACGAAATAAACATCATCAGGATTGTTAAATTCCATATACCCCTTTAAGAGTTCAAAATTATCAACAACTCGCTTATCCTGATAACATACATTATCCTCCTTTAATTCAGATTCAGTTATTGTATCACCACCAATGGTAGTTCCAGCATCGGCATCATCGTAAAAAAGACGCCAATGACCATTTGGTGTTCTCTTTAACATCATCTTCTCAGGGTCATTAAACGTTTTATCTAAACCCGAATAAACCGATTTAAGGGCACTCAATCCGTGTTTACCATTAATTCCCTTACCACGTATTACTTTTTTGGTCTTAACCAGATGCCAATCGTATTTACCAGGTGCATACTCGGTGTAGATATAAGTCTTTCCGTCTCTGAAAAATAAATCTCCTACGTTATGAGCTTTTTCAAAAAGATTATCATCCGTATCAATAGACTTCAAAATATTCAAAGCGTCATCTACGCCAGATATTTCTATATCTCTAATAATATCAATCATTTTTCTTATTTTCTTTTATAGCAGATGCGGTTGCTTTAGCTATATATTTCAATACCTCCGCAACCGCACCCGATAAATTATTATTAAACTCCTTTACAAACTCATTTTCATAAGATGTAACTGTTGGGTATGGAGAAGGTATGAAATGTGATTCATGTTTATGTGCCATAATTATTCTCCATCCACACCTGCCTCAGAATATGCTATTGCAAGTGCTTGTTTCTTATCCGTTACTTTCTTTCCGTCTGAAGATGTTAATGTACCATTAGCAAATTCTTCCATAACCTTCTTTATCTTAGCACTTTGCACCTTTGAAGGTTTTGCCTTTTGAATAGTATCTCCGAAAAGTTCAGAATAAACCTGATTTAATTCATCGTTCTGTCCTTTCTTAACGTCATCATCTTTCTTCTCTTCTAAACTTGAAGAGTTCATTGACTTCAAGATATTATTCTTAACTAAGTTTTCTTGCGCTATTCTTTGCGCTTTCACTTTTTGAAATACGTCCATATTTTTAAAATTTAATTCCTAAATCAATTGTATAATTATAATTGTCGTGCCAACGCAATCCTGAAACCCCTAAAAGATATTTTTGATTCAAATCTATACCAACTGTAACCTTTTGTAAATCCAACTTTGGTGACGCTCCTAATACCCCAAATATTTGAAATGTCTTTACGTTATATTTTGTTATTGTATTCTCCTTCAATACTGTCTTAACCAATGGTCTTATATAAGAATCGGCTGAAACCAAGGAATTTCTTTCAACAATAGCATTAACCTTAAACGTTCCAATCGTATCATTAGAAAAATCCAAACTATAAAATCTTCTCAAAAGATAATCTTTAAGAACTTCTGCCGTATCTATTTTTTGAAATTCAACTACCCTTACAGTATCTGTACCCGAAGGAATCTCAACCAAATATGGCGTTGGCTTATAAATCGTATCTCGAACTGGAGAAGAAGGTATGTATTTAACAACTTTCTTCTCCTTTACGCTCTCTTTCTCGTTTACGCTTAATCTTCCTAAAAAGAAAGATGATATTGTTGCTATGACGAGAATTATTAACCAATACTTAGTCTTCATATCAATAAGTGTACATTCCGCCATTCTTAGGATTGAATTTATATCCTCCTCCGTGCCTATTTCCCAAAATAAACCAACCGTCAACACTCATTGACGCCTTTGCTCCCTTCAAATCCTTATCCGTCCAACCTATTTTTCCTTTTCCTGATTTTATGCGCTTTGATATATAATCACGCATGTACTTATCAGCCTCGGCTAAAGAAGAAAAACGACTAAGTGAAGCATTAATAGTCTTTGTTATTTCCTCCATAGAATATTTGGTTGTACCATAGCTCTCGTTTTTCAATTGAGCAGACAATACCTTCTTTATCGCTGAACGTGTTTTAGAATCATCAGATAAAGTATTTACATATTTATCTGTAAGTTCCTTTGATGCTTTCGTTTTAGAATAACGCTCATTTCCAAAAGCGTTTACATACTCTTTAGTAACATCATCAAATGATTTATTGGTCTTTGTCGTCTTAGTAGATTTTTTATCAACAGTTCCTTCACTAATATTACTTGAATGCGTCTTATTATTCTTAGATGCCGTTTTCTCATTATCCTTTTTATTAACAGCTTCTTTTACAATAGATGTTATTTTATCCTTTAAACCAACGTTTGGACCAAAATTCATATAATCAACATCAATGATTGACGCTTTAAGATTTTTCATTGATATTCGTTTACCCTTTTCATAAACTTCAATACTTCCGCTAGTCGTTAAATGAGCATAATACCCATTTTGATTAAGTGCAGTATTAATTTCATCAAAATAATCTTTTATTTGAAGACGTTTTTTAGAACCCTTATTTCCAGAAGGTGATTGGACAATAGGTTTTCCCTCTCCTTTCTTTTTACGCCATTTTGGAGAACCTTTAGCATTAAAGTCAGATACATAGTAAGTCACTCCTTGATATACCTTTTCATCACCAACTTTCCACTTACCTTTCTCAAATAAATCTTCTGTTCCAGCTGCCTTCAAAATATCTAAAGCATCAGAAACATCTTTTACCTCAATCTGATTAATTAAATCATTCTTCATAATCTTATTTCTTATTTTTTAATTTATTCTCATAATCGGCAACTAAACGTTCTAATTGATTTATACGTTCAATTTGCTCTAAATTTTTACGTTCAACTTCCTGTTGATAATTAGAATATTGCGACATCAACTCATCGTACTTCAGCTTATCCATTTCTTTTTGCCGTTCGCAATCTTCCCTTATTTGATTTAACTCTGTACGAAAATTATTGATAATATCATTGCTGAGTTTACGTTCATCTTGAAATTCCTTATATAAATTATCATATCTTTCTTTCCACCATTCATCCTTATTTTTCATTTCGGATTCAAGTACATCATATCGGTTTTTCCAAAACTCATCAACGTGTATATCCGCTGTCGCTGTGTCTTGACGTACTTGCTGCTCATATTTCTTTCGATTAAGAACCCTGTCTATAACCGCAAAGCCAATACTGCCTACGCCAAACAAAACGGAAAATATTTCAACAATATGTTCTGAAAACCAATTCATCTATTACTTAATTTAAGTTTTGCTAACCTTACTCGCTTTTGATAATCTTTATAATCATAGTTGGAACGTAAACACCTCACAATTTCATCCGCAAAAGCATTTACTAATTTAGGAAATGCCGTTGAAAAAATATCATAATCTACGCAATTATTGTAAGTGCAAAGGTAAAATATAGCCTTTGTTTCAGAACTTATCTTGTAGAAGAATTTGCTCCATTCTTTCGATTCACTATCAACAAATCTAAAATCTCTCCAACGAATACGTGGAGTGATTTCATCCATCTTATTAGATATATTATAAGCAAAATCTCTGCTTAAAAAAGAACACTGACGATTAAGTGTTAAACCGCAACCATCAAATCCGTCTCTAAAAAAATCAATAGCAATAGCTATTCCGAATGTCCTGTGCTTGCGGAATAATCTTTTTACAACGCAGGTAGAATCCATTACGACTTCTACCTTGCGTTTTTTTAATTCTTCGGCAAGGGCATTCTTGAACTCACGACTTGGAACATCGAATGAACGTGATGTTAAATATACTACCTTACACATAAATAATTCTACTTATCCTTATCTAATAATGATTCAAGTTCATTTATTTTTTCTCTGTAATTCTTTCGTTGCTCCATAACTTTATCCATTCGGTCTGAGGAATATGGAGCATCCTCATTATTAATCTTTGCTTCATAAGTTTTGATTATCATATAATCTGTTGAAGAAAGTTTATTTTTTAAAGAATCTATTTCACATTTTATTAAATACTCATCATTGATAATTATTTCATGTTCATAAACTTTATTATCGCTTTTTGTGTAATAAAGTTTTCTTGTCGAAAATTTTTCTAAATCAGTTTTTTTACACGGAACAAATTCTAAATAATCAGAAAGTTTTTCTATTTCAATATTCCTTTCATTTTCAATTTCTTCCCTTATCTTTTTAAATCTATCAATATTCTCGTCATCCTTTTTTTCTAAAAAAGATAATTCTTCATCTGTGACGTGCTTTATTCTAACTATTTGGTCAAAATCTTCATTGATAGACTTTAAAAAATCCTCATAATCTATTATTTCAACATTTTCACTGTTTATAAATTTTGCTTTTTTCATATTTAAGATATTGATTTTAATTCAACGGAAAATACGACATGTTGCTTATTTTCATAATGTTCTTCCATTATTGCCTTAGAAATATTTACATTTAAAATGATAATATTACTACCGCCTAAAGTTCTAGAAATATTTTTTAAAGCCGATTTATAACCATAGGCATCAACTTGAATAGCGAAATTTAAAGTTCCACCTTTAGATTTTATAACGCTAACTGCTGAATTTGTAAAATAAATTATAAACTGTAAATATATTTTTTCTTTAACATGGACAAAAGAACCAGCATTTGTCCAACGTAATTGACTATATGAATCAACATCACTAAAATATACCACTGGCATAAATGACAATATCTGTGGCCATTTACTTCCATCGCCCCACAAGACATCGCTATCATGTATTCTATAAGGGTCTGTAGGATAACCAGTGCTTCCATCTACAAATATATAACCTAAATCAAATCCACTAACATCCTTTGATATAACACCGCCAATTCCACAACCAGATGGAAATACTGTTTTATCAAATACCTTTAAATCAAAACGAACAACGTCTGTAGATAAAACACCAACGTTTGCTATTTTATCATAATTTATAATTCCGTCATTTAACTGAGACGTTGTTATATTATGCGTATTTCTTTCAAGTTTTGCTAAACATTTTTTTAAAGTATCTAGTTGTTCAATTGAAAATCCATTATCTGGTTTACTTCCTAATGAACTACTATCCCACGAACGCATTATAATAGTATCATCCGATTGCTGAAGATAATCAACAATCTTTGAAAAAGCATAAAAAATAGTATCACCTGATTTAGGAAAACCATCCGTCATATACGCTGTCGTACCGTCAATTGCTGAAGTACTCCAATCACTTGGCAATACGCCAGACGTTGTAAGATTTTTTAATATATATTGAATCTTACCTAATGCACTCTCAACAGTATCGTTGTTATTTATATATTGTAACTTTTTAGCTTCTGAAAAAGAACGTGATAATTGTATTCCTGTAGCATACTTGAACTTATTTACCCAACGCTGGAATTTAGATATTATAGTAAATAACGTATCTCCCTTTAATACATCGCCTGGAGCCGTACCTATATCAATTGCCCTAGTATTTTTTTTGCTAAAAATACTATCATCACTAGTATTTTCTGAGATTGCTTTATTAGCATTTGATATAATATCTTGATTCTCTTTTCCTACTGATTTTATATTTTTATTCAAAATAGAAACAGTTAGGTCAAAGTTGCGCTTACTTACAATACCACCATCCTTATCTAGAATAGAATTTATAGCAGAAACAAAACTAAAATATAAACCATTATTCCAAGATAACGAATTATTAACCGCCTTCGATAATAAAGACGACAAGGCAAATTTAGCCAGTTTCCAAACATTTCCGCTACGAATCTTTCCGAATACATGAGTATTATTAATATCGGGTGTAGAAACTTCAGAAAACGAAAAAACTAACTTATTTGTAGATGTGTTAAAAACTCCGCTGATATCATCTATCAAAAGATTATCACTACTTACATGATATTGTATATTCGTGCCTAGGTCATCTATTAATATGTTACCTAAACTATCTGAATACATAACTTTAGTAGTGGTGACAGCAATTGCTAATACATTGGATTTATCACTTATTTGATAAAACTTACCTATACTAAGTCCATTCTTCTTAGCATTCGTCACTAACTCAGAATATGTCGTCAAAGAAACGATTTGCGGATTTAACACCACCCACAATTTCTTATCGTCATCATATACCTTATGACATCTTTGATTTGGAGTTGAATCGTACCAAATCAAAGATGTGTTTTCAGGTGCTGAAGTTCCTACGAACAATCCCGCAACCTGACCTAAATTTTTACTAGCACTCATATTTATAGCTATTCTTTATCGTTAAACTCTTTTTCCTCTTGTTTCAAAAAATTATCAAAGGCTTTTACAAAGATATTGCTTTCCGCTTTCTCTTCGCTATCAGAATTTTCGTCATCATTATCTTCTTCATCTTCTTCTGAGCCTTCTTCCTCATCATATGCATCAAAAGGATTTTCTTGTTCATTCTCATCTTCATCATACTCGTCATAATCTTCTTCATCACCATTAGCACCCATCTGCTGCTGTTGCATCTGCTGTTGCTGTTCTTGATTCTGTTTAGCTCGCATAGCTTGCCAAAATACTGAATTTTCAACAATATCTCCATAGTCTTTTATTGGAGGCAAATCATATTTCTGACGAGTTTCATTAAGAGTTGCAAAATTGCTAAGTTTCTTTATATCCATATCCAATTCTTGCTCAATGGTCATTCCGTTTAATCCCATGAATGCAAATTCAAAATCTGGATTAATCTGCTCAACAATATATTTATTTATCTTACGTTGAATAAACTTCAACATAGGGTACAAACCCTTATCTTTTGAATTCTGAATCCGTTCTGCCTCGCTTTTCTCAAACAATCCTCCATTACCACTACTACGACTAATATCCCAACCGATTTCTGAAGGGTCAATGGCATATATTGCGCAAGCTAACTTAATCAAATATTCCATCCAAGAACTATACTCCATATCTCGGTTATTCTTCTGAAGGTCTATCCAATCTACATCAGCTTGTACGACTGGAGTTTTCCAAGAGTTCATAACTCCATTAATCATAGCTTGCCATTGCTGCTTAAACTGTTGTATAGCACTTTCAGACATACCCCCCTTAACTCTTATCAAACCCTTTGGGGCAGAACCTTGAGAAAAGAATCTACGATTATATTCATCACCCCAAAGCATACTTGTTATCACATTGATAAGTTCCTCTAATTCAGAAACACCATATCCATTAGCATAGATTGATGTTGTAGGATTGCGAACGGCAAAACAAAGTTCCCAAGGATAAAACTCATTCACTACAGCGTTTTGATATATCTGAACGTATTGTGGTAAATATCCGTTCACTTCCTTAGATTTATCAGCAGGTCTTTTATACCAAGCGTCAGCACCACGATTAGTAAAAAACTGATTATTATAATCTTCATCAAAAGCACTTTCTGCTACACGGAATGTACTAGCGTCTGTTGCCATAAAACGCTCTAATTTTCCCCTGCGATTTCTTATACATTCAAACGTCATCTGGTCATAAGTAAGACTATCATCGACAATCTTGCGAATAAACGTATCAAAATCATCATTCGTCCAAGAATTTTCCGCTCCACAATTCAAAAGAAAGTCTGTTATAGCATTTGCTATCTTCTTATCTTTCTCATCCATTTTGGCTTCAATTCCATTTTTAGCCTTTTTACGAACAATAAAACCTGTACTATATCTATCGGCTTGCGGTTCAGCAAAATCAGCAATTTGATTTTTTCTTGTCTTAATTATAGCGTTTATAATAGGGGTTGACGCCATTCTTCTTAAAGTTGTATAACTTAATGAGAATGTCTTATCTTTATATCCTAAATTCGCATTGAATTGCAAAGGGTCAATAAAAAAAGCCTTTGCTGGGCTGTTGCTAGCCTTGTTCATTTTAGAGATAGCTTTTGAAGCAGCAATCAAATCATCTGGACTATCCGACTTAATTGCCTTTTCAAGAATGCTCATTCTCTTCATTTCAAGTTTAGCTTGAGCATATTCTACAGTTTTTAATTGATTAGCATAATTCATCGTTACACTTTATTTTTTATTACTAAATACCTAATAACTGTTATTGGGCGATAATCAATGAAGACTACCGCCCAATAAATAATGTTTGTTATAATCGCAAATTACTTCTTCATAATTTTGTTTAAAATCTTTTGAGAATCTTGTTTATCAAAGATTATCATTTTATTATTCAAATCTTCACTCAAAACAACTAAAGTCGAATCATCTGATAATTCGTATAAATTACTATTATCATTAATAGCAACAACTACGGATTCATTGTTTTTAACTTCCTCCCAAAAGCTATTAAACTGTTGCATTTCGTATGCGTCTTTTTGCTCCGACAGAGAAACGCAACGCATTCTATCTAATGTCGTATCTAACTCAGAAACTAGAATCTGATAAGAATTAATCTCTGATTCATCTACAACATCTACAAACTTTTTACTTTTCATAGATACTATTAAATAGTAGCAACACGAATATAAGGTGTTTCGTTCAAAGTCATTACCAACTTATACAATCCGTTTCTATCCTCTGAAGTTTTACCTAATACAGAATCAACGTCAATTATATAAGTAAGATTTGTCTTCAGGGTGAGTTTTTTCTTATCCTCAGACAGTGTTCCTAACTTAGCACCCTCTGTTTCATCAAACTCAACGTCCTCTCCGTCCTTACTTATAGCAAGCTCATATTCCGTTGGCTTTGAAACATTTGTCTGCGTCTGAATTACAATGAATGGCAAATTATCCTTAATGGTCTCAAATGGATTTGCTTCACGATAAGCCTTTGAAAAAACCTTCTTATAACTATTCTCATCAACTATTGAATTAACCTTAATTGAATCAAAGATAGGTGTTGAGACAGGTACGTTTGTTTCTTTATCTGAAGGTGAACTCCAAACTGCTTCAAGGTCAGTATTGTCCGCCAAGAAATTAGATACTTTAGAACTATCTGTTATACTTCCTACGTGGAAAGGAATAACATAACCGTCAATCTTTCCGTTTATAGTCATGACTGTAAACATACCGCCATCGCCCATTAAGTCTGTACGTATTTCGACACGTTTCTCAGGCTCACTTTTTTTACGAATTATTAATGTCTTCATAATTTTATATGTATTTAAATATTGCTAACTATTAATAGCTGATTACTTATGAATCAACTCTTTAGTCCTAGGCTGAAACTTTGAACGTTGTTTACCTTGACCAATAATCATCTTCCAATATTTTTGGAATTCACAAAGCCACATTTCAATCTGATGAAGCGTAATGTTACACTTATCATTCGTATAATATTGCTGTTTTTCTTTATCCCAATATAAGTATGGAAAATTTTCGCCCTTTTCTTTACTGATTTTTGTAAGCCATTCTTCAGCTAAATCTCGCAACCAATATATAGCCTGTTTTTGTTCTCTTATCGTTTTAAGATTAGGATAAATCAAACGAATACCAATGCTTGCTCCTGGACCAACATTTGTATAATCATCCTGTGTAAAACGCATAAATTTTCTGTCCGTATATCTCGGAATATATGTAAAATCTTGATAAAATTCGTGAGCAATAAAGTCCGCAACCGCTGGTAATGTTTTAAGAAATTCAATAATTTCCTCAGGTTTCTTAGCTGTAAGAACAATCTTTATTAACTCATCTAATTTATTGTGAAGAGTAGGAACCACAACTCTTGTATAACAATAATCTCTCGGTTGACCTGGTGTAGCCTGAGAATTGATTAAGTAAGCGGTTGTATATGGATTTTTACCGCTACTACGAATACCTGCTATGAAACGACTAAATTCTTCCTCATCATACTCTTCAAAATCAGGAATACCATTACGCCACTTCTTTGCAGAAATAAGTTCTTCAATTTTTTCCGTTTGTTTAAGTCCTGATTTAATTGGTGCTCCAAAAAGACTTCCCTGAAGAACCGCTCCTTTTGGTTCAAACGTAAATGTTTCAGGATTGTTAAAGAAACGAAATACCATCAACTTCCAAATCAAATTCTTCAAATTTAACTTATCGTCAAGAAGAATATTTTTAATCTGCCATTGACTATTTCTATCAAGTTCACGATATACATTTGTAAACTTACTCTCTTGAAAAATCTTATTTTCTGTCCAAGGTCTTTCTTTTTTATCTATAAATCTACGTTTCCAAATCAACTGACGTTCATGCATTAATTCAAAAAATAAACGCAAATGCGGTTCATAAACCTCTAAATTTTCATCAGGTAACTTATCGTACCAAACATTATTTTCAAACATAATATAAAAGATTATTTGTTATTATTACGAATTAACAACTCACGCATTGCCTCCACATTCTTCTTAGAAACAAGTTTTAAAAGAATCGGCTTTTTCAATTTTATGAATGGTCTTTTTGATGCTCCCATTAATTTAGCATCACGCAAATCCCAATTACACTGAACGCTAGGTGACCATGTTTTACCTTTAGGAATAACATACATTTCTGGAAGATATTCATTACCACCAAAGGCATATACTACAAACATATGCTTACCCCAAATTTTTTCATTTTTTACAATATCACCTACCTTAAAATATTTATGTATTTTACAACTCATTTTATATACATTTTATATATAAAGTAACGTTGTATAAAGAAAGTCGAACAGAACAATTTCTTATCCATCCGACTTTCTAACATGATAGAAAAATAAACTTAATCAAAACCAAAAACGATAATTTGACGTGGAGTCATCTTTATTTCGGCGTCATCTTTTAAATTCTTCAAAAGAATATTACACGTTTTAATATCGACTAAAATTTCACAAATAGCCTGAACCTTGTTATTATATTGACATCTAGCTACTTCCTCATCCTCTGTCTTAGGATAATTTACCTTTGGTTTATCTTCTTGATGTTCATAAGAAAGACTATTAGAAATACAGTTCTTGTCACAACATTCTTGTCTAGTCTCTTCCCAAGAATATACTTTATAACCGCAATCAATGTCCATATCTCTAAGCCACCAACGGCAACAATTAGATGTAGGAGCATCACCGCAAGTCTTTAATAGCTCATCCGCCTCTGCTTTAGCAACCTCTAATGCCGCTGTCTTCTTAGGAATGAGAATCTTTGAAATCTGTTCTTTTATCTCCTTGCCGCTCTTCTTAGCTTTAAAATCATCGCTATAAGACACCGCTTCAAAAATATCAGATTTTTCAATATCCGACATTTCTGATTTCTCTAACATTTCTTGAGCAGCTGCTTTTTCAAATGGATTATCAGAAGACAAACCCTTGATTATATCTTTCTGCTCTTCCGTAAACTCCCTTGAGTTAGAACCCTTTTGAATTCTATCTGTTTCAAAACCGAATGATTTCAAAACATTCATACGCTGTTGTCTGTGCATTTTCTTAAATGCTTCTGTAACATTTTGTTCCATATTATATCTTTATTTTATTATTGAACCATATATCTCTTCTAACGTAAATGGCTTGTCATAACTATACTTGTCTTTGTTACGATTAACATCATCAAGCATATTCTCTAATAAACTCTTTCCATTTTCATATAAAAAATTTTGCTCATTATATACAGAAAGATTAAGCCAAGTCATATGGAGATTGAATAGAATTTTCCCTAATATCTCTTCTTTATTAGAAATTTTTGCATATTCACAAAACTTATCAGCTATCCAACGAGCCATATCTAATAAGGTTACATTCTCAGGAACTTGAACATTAGAAATTGATGCGCAAAATTTCTTAAATGCAACGTCACCGAATCCTTTTTTAAGTTTAGGTATATTATCTGACGTATCACCCATTATCACCTTGTAAAGAAGAATCTCAAATGGTCTTACGGCATTTACCATTATATCGGTTGGAAAATATTCATTCCATTCTACTTCCCGATTAGGAATACAGAAGAATTTAAGATTTTTTGAATTATTACAAAACAAAGAAACTTTCGGATTTATGATTTGTCGTATATCAGAATCTCCAGTAACAATCACCAAATCCTCTTCTAAGACTTGAGAAAAATAAATACTCCAAACATATAATAAATCGTCACCTTCTGCTCCCATTACACGACTTACAATGAATCCCTTGTTTCTAAGAAATTTTTCAACCTTTTCAATTAGATTATTGAAATCCTTATAATAAGGTGATTTAACTTTTGTAAGTGAATATTTATAGTTTTGATAAAAACGATAACGCCAAGAATGGCTATCAATTACAAACGCCACCCTATCGACATCCTTAAATCGGTTTATAGCAGCGCAAGCGTCAATTAATACCTTACGAATAAAGACTTGCTGTTTATCCTTATCTCGCATAGCTTCAATCAACGCTGCGTCATTCTCTTCGGGTGTCTTCTTTCGGTCTTGATAATACATTGACCAAACTGAAAAGCACTTATGCACCAAGTAGTTACCATCGAATAATATATTCATATTCTCTTTTTAATTATGTTATTTATAATAAAAAGAACGCTGCTAACTTCTCAGCTAACAGCGTTCATAGATAATTACAGCCTACGTAACAAATTTATCAGCTCAATCTAACAGCTTAACATTATTAGCGGCAGCACGACCGCCTGCAATCGGTTTATTTATATCTGTATTTTTCCCGTCTTCAAATCCCTTATATCGGGCAGAATCATAATTCTCCTGGAATCTTCTGGCTTTACTAGTTCCCCCAAACTCATTTTCAACATACTCTTCGACAGCCGCATTATTGCGAACTACTAATGATGTTATCTTAGTACTAAGTTCAACTTCTTCTTTCTTCTCACGTTCATGCTGCTCTTTTAACTTAGCATCTAAACCCATTGCACATCCAACCAGATAACTACGTTGAAATTTCTCTTTACCCATTGGTTTCTCAAACTCACCAACTCCCTTTAGATATTCCTTATATCTCTGCTTAGAAAAGAAAACAAAACGTTCCTTGAGTATGTCGAGCAGCCATTTAACCATTTCTACGTTGTCTTTCTTTCCTACGATAATAAGACTTTTGTAACTTTTTCCGTAAATATAACATTTACAAAAATTCCATTTACAAATTACATGAGTCAGACGCTGTTCCCAAATTCCACCTATACTCTTATAAGTAAATCCGCTGACGTTCTCATGCATCACCTTATTATCTTCCTTCTCTTGTTCCGAACCAACCTCCTCCATTGTAAGGTTGTATTCGGTTAAAAGTTTCTGAATTAAGGCAGCGGCATTCTGCGCTTCACCCTCTGAATTTATCTTTTTCGCTCCTTCATAAAGTTTCTTCAACTTTTGAATCTTACGCATAACCTTATCTAAAGACATCTTTTCCATAATTACATCCTCCATTATTTACAAACTACATAACCATGTTTCTCTTCATCTAATTCACCGCCATTCGCCTTGAACTCTTCATAACTAGATAATTCATAAAAATTTGACCAGTTATTACAAACATCGGCTGAACGATTTAAAGCATTGACCAAAGATGTCTTGGTCTTAGGTCTCTCTGGAATCTTAGAATCCCAAGAGTGACCACACTCAAGAGTATAACCAAATGTTCTATTGATTAAACCCTCTATTGTATCAGCGTATATAGTTTTACTGCCTCTACGAATTTTTGCTATGAAAACAACTCCTTTCACTCTAGCTTTCATAGCCTTATCTTTAGCAAGATATATCTTGTCTAAAACCTTAGCAACAGCCACGTCAACATTCTCACTGGTAAATTTACCTAGAGATAACAACTCTTCAGCTATATCGTTTCTAGATATATTTTCAGCGTCAGCATACGCTTTTGCTACACTCATAATAACAATCTGATTTACACTAGCCTTGTTATTAATCTTAATAAATTCACTTGCGTTCATAACTATTTACAATTTTAATTTACAATTTTATTTTACAGTTGGAACTAAGTTTAATAACTTATTCCGTGAGCGAAGGTACGAATTTTTTAGCAAACGGCAAAATATTTTTGAAAGAATTTTTGGTTTTTGCTAAAAATTTAACGTTTTGACCAAAGTTTTTAACGTTTTACATAAAATAGCCGACTATCTTCACAGACAATCGGCTACGAATACACCTATCAATTTATGTGGATTTTATACCTCTTAAACTTTCATCTATCTACATAAAGTCTTGAATATATCCAAGATAATGTTTTGCTCTAGTAATAGCTACATAAACTAAATTCCATTCCTGCTCTGCCATCCATGGAATATTCATACATCCTTTCAATGGCAACTTATCCTCGCAAATTATAAACACTCTATCATTTTCCAAACCCTTAGATTTGTGAACAGAACTTAAACAAATTCCATCCCCATTATTATCAGAAAAGATAGATTTAATCTTTTCAATAACCTTAGAACTTTTTACAATTCCCTGAGAAATTGACTCAATGCTATCTACCTTATCTTTATAATTAACGTATTTTGGATGCTCTTCTGCCTCTTGCTGATTGGCGCAAATTTTAGTACCAACTAACTTACCTATAATCTTTCCCAATTCTCTTCTCATTGCGGCTAAAGCAAATTCTATCTCTTCCTGGTCAGTTTGCTCTATCATTCTACAAAGATTTGCTCCAACGTCTCTTCCCTTAACATACGCCTTCTTTCCTTCTGAAATATATCTCATGCAAAGTTTTACGAGTGGAGCTGTAAGGCGGCAAAGTATCATATCTCCATCACATACATCTTCCATCTTAGCATCATGATTAACTTCTCCCATTGGTGCTCCCTCTCGCCATTGAATCTGCGGTACAATTGTCTTGGCTAAAGTGAGAATTGATTCGTCGCAACGATAACAAATACTTAAAGGCAACTTAACAGTATTTGGTAAATCTCTTAACTTCTTAAAACTATCGGCATCCGCTCCCGCAAATCCGTATATAGCTTGTTTCTCATCGCCAACGGCACACCAACGACCAGTAGGCTTAACACACTTCAAAAAAAGATTTCTTTGAGCCGCATTAAGGTCTTGACACTCATCAATAAATACCCAATCATATTGATACATCTTAACGTTCAATACTATCGGTAAATAAATCATGTCGCAAAAATCTATCTCTTCAACATTATTCTTATCCCAAAGAACAACCTGATTAACAACGTCAAACTCGTTATCAATGATATCTAGGTCATGCTTCAAAGCAAGTTCCTGAAGTTGCTTTTTGTCTGTCGTGTCTAATAGATTAACACGACTAAGTTCAGCAAGATTCAAGATATTCTTTTTCCACGTTATCTTCTCCAATGGCGTCAACTTATCGTAAATATCACTCTTAATAGTTCCATCCTCCATGCGCTCATTAATATATTGAGTACACTTAGAACCATTAATTTTCATCTTTGGATTACCTTTTCTTAAAGCACGAACCCCAAGACTATGTAAGGTTGAAATCTCTACATTCGGCATATCTCCAACCTTACGTTTCAATTCATCTACAATCGACTTGTTAAAAGCTAGAAACAACACGCTCTTATTCTTAGGTATAAGTTTCAACGCATTAACAATCGTTGTACTTTTGCCGCTACCAGCAACCGCATCTACGACAATATTTTTCTTACCACGCTGCATATATAAATACACAGTCTTTTGATATTTGCTAGGTGTAAACATATCTATTTTCTTTTGTTATAATTTATGTATAGTAAAAACTTTGCTAAAGCAAAACCTAGACTACTTTCGCAAGCAATCTAGGTTAAATGAACTTTTATATTTTATCATCTTTGCTGCTATTCTTCTATATTCATTATTAAATTACCTTCTTCAGATAACTTTAACAGCTTTTCTTCTAATGGATTACAATAGCAAAATAATAAGCCTATTCCGTTTGCTTTATCTCGCCATTCTTTTCTCCATTGTTTATATTCCTCACTCGTCATATATAACTCCCAATCGTCAATACAAATATCCCACCATTTATGTGAACCACTTGAATTGCTATTACGTGACGCCCAACAAATACAGCCCCAACGTTTTTCTGTCGCCTTGACTAGCTTGAATATAAAACCTTCTTCACTCATTTATAAATTCTCCAACTTTTTACGTTCCTTTTCTTCTCTTTTTGAGAACTCTTGCAATGCCTCTTCTAAGAGTTTTTTATGAACTTCTTCATCGGCTGTTATTTTAGAAATAAGCTGCATAGCAATAATCGTTGTGTCAGTTTCATCGACCTTTTCAATCTTAGCATACAACTTATTATAGAATTCAATGGTAGCAACCTCTGACTCTAATGCCGTTTCTAATGCTTTGCGTGGTGTATTACCAATTGTAACATACTCGTTTGTATATCCCTGGTCTATCTTACCTCCAAGCTTGCTAATCAAATCTCCTAGCTTAGCATAATGCTTCATTTCTGTAAGTCCTATACCAAGCATAAGTTCTCCGATTTCTTCAAACTTAGTTTCTTGACTAGTGTACATTAAAATAGCTGTAAGTTCAGCAAAATCATTTATACCATTATATATAGGATAAAACCATTCTGCTATAACTCCGTCATCTGGTTTTACCTTTTCTAAATCTGGATAGATTAAAGAATTATCAGAATATCTAAGATTATTAACAATAGCATCGGTTAAATCATCAACAAAATTGCTATTCGGATAACTCTTTAAAACTTTCTTCATTTCTTCTTTCATACTCTAAATTGATTTAGTTCCTGTATGTCCCCAACCACCTTCATTTCTTTCGGTTTTATCAAGTTCAGCGACAACTTCAAATTCTCCCTGCTCATGTTTAGCAATAACCATCTGAGCAATTCGTTCTCCGTTTTTAAAAGCAAACGGCTCTTTTCCTAGATTTATCAAAAGAACCTTAATCTCCCCACGATAATCTGCATCAATTGTTCCTGGAGTATTCAATACTGTAATTCCCTTTCTAAGTGCTAAACCACTACGTGGACGAACCTGTGCCTCATATCCTATTGGTAATGCGATATATAAACCAGTTGATATGAGCTTTCGCTCCATCGGCTCTATAATTACATACTCATCACCCTCTATATTAGCAGCAAGGTCTAAACCTGCTGATGCTGAAGTTGCATACTCTGGCAATTTATTTCTGCTCTTATTAATAATCTTAATGTTTACCTTGTTCATAAGTCTCAAAATATTTAATTATTTATTTTCCCATTTTCTTCTAACTATTGTCGTTGAACCTTCTTCCTTATAAGCACTCTTAAATACCTTTTCAACCTCCTTAGTTACTTCAGGCATTACATCTTTATCCTTAGCACTAGGGTCAGGTAATAAACCAGCACGAACTGGAGGGCAAGAACAACCTAAACAAGGCTTAATTGTACGTTTTCCGTTATACAACATTATTCGTGCTGCCTGAAATTTAGGGTGATTCCAAAGGTCTTTTAACGATATATCATGTAAAGCATTCTCAACGTAATACTGTCCTCTAAAATCATCACAGCAGAGTGCAACTGTTCCATCCCAACGAATAAATAATTCACGGAATGGCTTTACACATCTTGTATTCTTTCTTTCAAAATCTAATGGTGCGGCTGCTCCGCAATGATTAGAAAGACTTCTCAATATAGAGTGGTCACTATCCATATCCATTGGATATAAGGCAACCCTCATTGGTAATTTAGTATAATTGAATGGTACCTTATCGTGACCAATTACAACTACCTCTCTATCTATACCATCTAAAACATTCCAATCTCCATTTCCCGAATAGACATCCATTATGAAACTATTGAGTTGAAGTTCTTCCATTTCATTTAAGAACTTTTTTATTTCAAAATTTCCGTTCTTAAATCCAGCGCCATTAGTTATCAAGCAAAATGGATTTTTAGGCAAAACTTCACGGAACACTCTTATAATCTCAGCAAGATTTTTATTGAGCGTTGGCTCTCCATGCCCGCAAAAAACAATACGACTATTCCAATTTTCTTTAGCAATTTTTTCCGCTATTATCTTAGCATTTTCAACTGTAAGATGAAGCCATGGTTTAGTTCCGTTTTTTCTAATACCACGCAATCCGCAGAAATGACAACCTAGATTACAACCTTCAGTTGGCTCTATCTCTATCAAGAACGGCTCATGCTGAATGTAACCATTTAATAAATCTTTTTGTTTCATTTTTATATATTATAAATTCTAATTACCCTTAAAAACTCTGTTAAATGAAATCAAATTTACCGCCAGTGTTGGTAATGTTACGACCTAGAGACGCAAGCCACATACTAGAACAACAGTCATCATGAGAACCAACCGATTCAAGTCCACCCTTATCGGTAAAAGCAACAGAACCTAATTGTTCAAAAATAATATCCTTAATATCTTGAGAATACTTATCTCCATAAGGAATATGCATCAATCCTCTTTCAAATAATACCGATATTTGCATCCAACCTTTTGATAAATCATTTTTCTCAGCTCCAGTATTATGAGGAACAACTGGCATTCCATACTTAGTAGCACCTTCCGTAAATATTTGCTGAAATACGTTACTCTCAAATACCATAACATCTGGTCTAAATCTAACGTTTATACCCTTCAATATTTGCAACTGCTCATCGTATGTTTTACCCTTATCTAATTTCATATTCAATAGCCACATTCCATTATCTTCATCTATTCCAAAAGTAGAAAAACAGAAATAATCGGCTCCAACATTAGCGGAAATAGAAAAGTCGCAACCAGTAACAACCTTAGCAAACCTAATAGGAAAATCATCCCTACTAGATACCAAAGTATAATTTTCCATTCTCACCAATCCTCGCTTTAATATTGAAAGTGGGAAAATAGAAGAATCGGAAACAATTGGACGACATAAGTTCTCTCTACTGAATATTATATTACCTTGCGTATTCTTCTTATCAAGCAAATCTCGGAATGACCAACGTTGTGGCCAAAGAATCCTTCCGTCAGGAAATATAGCAGGATATTCAATAACAAACCAACCCTTCTTAGTTTTCAAATCTCCATAAAGGTCATTTGCGTGAAATGGAGTTCCAACGACAATAATCTGACCACCTGGAACCAACATGTTCATAATAACGGAATGAAAATAATCTATACTCTTCTGTCTTTGTAATTGAGAGTATATTACATTATCTTTCAATCCGTCATCTACGATAATCCAATAAGGGTGGGCACCACGTACAGAACTTCCAAAACCCTTTCCTGTAAGACGTGCTCCATTTTTACAAACTATATTCGTACTAGCCCAAGCACCCTCCTTAGTATTCGCTGGCATTAATCTTTCTCTCAATGTATCATTGCCCTCAATAGTTCCCTTGAGAATCTCTATAAGGTCAACGGCTTGTTGAAGAGAAAAAGAAAATAAAAATCCTCTATTGCTATTACTCTTACTAGGTCTTTTACTAAACTGTTGAACCTTTGGCGGTGAATATCTATACAGCTGCCATATTGCATAAGCGTTGGAGAAATAATATGACTTTCCATGGTCACGAGCAGCCTCAATACAAAGTTTGTTATGATGGTGTACTAAATCTCCCCACTCTAGGTGATGCCAAGACATTTGAAAATCGGGCATTACACTTGTTATAAAATACGTAATGTTATTACAACGCAATATCTCTTCTACGTTCTCAGATAAATGCTCTGGATATTTAGGCATGAAATCAATATCTCTGTTTCCTGTATAAAGAGTTGAATAAATATCTTCATACATTCCGCTTAGAATCTTATCTATATCATTACCACCTCCTTCAAATATCTCTATAAGGGCACGGTCATCTAATGTTTCAATGATTTCATCTGCCGTTCTAAGACATTCAACGGCATGAAGCGGTGAAACATTAAATAACGATTTAATACCAGTAACTTCTATTCTTTTTAAATTTTCATCTTTTAACATAGAAATTTCTTGTTTAAATGAAAGTTGGAGCAATAGATACAATTTCATCGCATCTACGCTCCAACGATACAAAATATGAACTAGAAGATTATTTTTTCAATTACTTTCTTTCGCAATTCTTCTTTTGCTTCAATAACGTTATCATCCTTAAACGTTGAAAGATAACGAACTATATCTTGATTTGCAAGAACTATATCGTTGATAATATCTACCATGATACTTGCTCTGATAATCTCTTTTGAGAAACAGAACTTAAACTGATATTTCTTATTGTTTACAAATTCTACAAAACCGAATAACTTGAAAAGGTCTAATAATTCTCCAAGAGACTTATTTGTTAAGTTGGTACGTTTTACAACTTCCGACTTTGTAAAAACTCTATCATCGGCATCATTCATATTAGAATTATGAGTCAATAAATTCCAAAATGAAATTGCCTTTAATTCCGTTTCTTTCCTATTCTCTTCATTATTGAGAAAATCTTCTACTGAAACAGCTTTGTTTTCTTCCTTAGCAAGTTCTTTTACATAGTTCTCTATAACTTTATTTCCTAGTCGCTTAACGTGCTTAGAATGCTTGTTAGCTACATCTTCAATCTCTTTAGCTACAGCGTCATCTACTACAGCATAAAGTAATACATCATTCTTATTTTTCATTTCTTTTTACAATTTGTATGATACCTTATATTATACCTGTTGTAAATGGCGGACAACCAAGGTGTATCTTCACCCTTACGTTCCAATTCCGAAATAAAGGCTCTAATTACAGGTATTGATTTTGCCTTTGGAACGGAACCACCCTTTATATGAAACTTCTGAGCGGCAATTGCTATACCAGCATTCAATGCTTCATTATAGACGACCGCTTCATTACCTCCTCCCATGACATATACATAAGCTAATAATTTTGCGGCAAAGTTCATCGACATCATTGAACTTCCTACGGAATTAAATGCCTCTTCAAGTTGCTGCGCTAATTTAAAAGTTTCGGCACTCATATCTATTTTCCTCCGCACTTAAATTCAAAAAATTCTTGACCTCTTGCTCTACGTTCTTCCTCTACTGAATCAGCCGTTCCTCGTTTACTTCTTAGTTTCTTAACGAACCAACGGAAAAGGTCTGCTGTTGCCTCTACGTCATTCATCGCTCCGTGAGCGTCTGTAAGTTTAATCTTAGCCCTATTACAACACGCAGTAAGGTTTATCTTTTCATTACCAAATAAACCCCAGGTCATCTTAGCTAAAGTTTCAGTATCAATGAAATTCGGTTGTACCAATTCATAATAATCTTTTCCACAATAATTATAAGCATATTCTAACATTCCATTATCAAAAGGAATATTATGACCAACTGGAACTATACGATTAGCATCCTTAAATCTACCTTTTGCCTGATACTGTGAATTAAACTCTCGGTGAACATCAACGAAATTATTAATTGTTATTCCGCTCTTAATATCACTCATACTAACCATTGTATGGGCTAAAGCGTCTTTCGTTATAACAAGGTCATTATAAGGCTTAATGAAAGTTTCAAATCTATCTACTTCCTTTAATGTCTTATAATCTAACACAACGCAAGCAAATTGAGTAATTGGATTTTTCTTTGGGTCTAAACCTCCAGTCTCTGTATCGTAAACTTCATAAAAACTTTGTATCATAATCTCTTCTAATTCATTAATATTATACGATAATAAACGTTGAAAGGCACGTTCAATCTCTAATAGCCAAACGAGATTAAACGTGCCCAATAACCATTATTTAATATTCTATCAAAGCAAAACCACTCAGTGTAATTTATACCACCATATGAGGTAGTTCTTTCTGACGTACTCTACGCTGCAATCTGAAAAGTTATACAAGTAGATTACAACATATATGAGCACTCTGGCTATTCTATTTTTAATTACGTTATGAGTTGGGTTGCTTATACTTCGCTCATCGTATCTAGTAGCAAACTCCCTTGCCGACCAGACCAATAGATAAGCAAACAATACAAGTATTACCAATAGTGTCATATAATCTATTCTTCTTTCTTTTCTTCATCCAAGGATTCATCTTTCTCTGAACCCTCTTCGTTTTTGTCTTCACTCTTTGAAGAGTCACCTTCTTGATGTTCACCTTCTTCGTTTTTCTCTTCTTCAGCTTCAATCTCTAAGATTGCCTTACGAACCAAACAATCATCTTTATGCTCGCACTTTTCGCAATCATTAAGATTTACTGTTCCTAAAAGTTCAAGATGCTTAGCACTATCTTCACGAACTTTCTTCAAGCAAGAGTTAAAACCTGCGGCAAAAGCCTCCTTCAACTTCTCTTCAGCAACGGCAGCACCCTTCTTAAAAGTATCAGCTAACAATTTTTCATTATCTTTACGAACATTATCAACGATATTCGTAACTTCTTCCTCAGTGAAAGTATTTGAAAAACCGAATAACTTTCTGGTCTGCTCGACAACTGATTTAACCTTAACCGCTTTATCTACATTTCCTCTACGTTTATAAACGTGTTCGGAATAAAGCAAAGCCTGATAAATAACCGCTCTCTGCTCCTTATTAAGGAATGCTTTGAAAGCTAAATTCTTAATGAATCCCATTTTTATTTACTATTTATTAAATTAAACTGTCTCCATTCTGCCGTCTGTTTGACGGTGAATTTTCCATTTTTATCCTTACGATAAACAACTACATATATTTTTCTAAACGTTGAATCATTAGAACCAACGTATTTAGAACTGTGTTGTTCATTTTCGGGTGCTACCTTTACCAATTCGCCTATTACCCAGGGTATTGGAAGATATTTATTCCAAGTCCAATCTTTTACAATATCATTGCATTTCAAGAACTTGGGATATTCCTTTACTTTCTTCGGTGCTATCATATTCTTTATATTTGGTGGACCAGATAGGGCTTGAACCTATGACCTCCAGATTATGAGTCTGTTGCTCTAACCAACTGAGCTACAAGTCCGAATCCAATTAATGGCGCAGAAACCACTCTGATTATTTAGCCTGTTTAGGCAAATTTTAACCACACTTTCATCCTTGAATTAAGGTTGGTCAAACCCCGTGTCGTCATTAATTATTGTAGAACCAAGGGGAATCGAACCCCTATGCCAAGAATGAAAATCTTGTATCCTAACCAATTAGATGATGGCTCCATTTAGTACATCCTTATTCCATTCTGCAACAATGGGAACGTACAAGGTCAGTAGGTTGACCAGCCTCCATATTGGTTTTTAGAGAACCAACGTTAAACTGTTTTGATTAAAACTCTTTGTGCCCGAAACGAGAATCGAACTCGCACGACCATTTCTGGTCAACAGATTTTAAGTCTGTCGTGTCTTCCAGTTCCACCATTCGGACAACTCAGGAGACTAAGTATTTTTATTACCAGTCTCCTTTGTTAGGTTATGAACTTAATAACTTTGTCGGATTTTACTCTACAATTTTCTTTACATTTGCTGAAGGTTTAAAGCCAATTGTACGACTTGCTGCAATATCTATCTTCTCCTTTGTTGAAGGATTGATACCCTTATGAGCAGCGGTCTCTTTCAGCTTAAAAGTACCCATTCCTGGAAGAACAACCTGTTCACCCTCGTCACGAACGGCAGGTACAGCAACCTTAACAAATCCTATCAAAACTTCATTAATAACTTCTTGAGATTGACCAGTATTCTCGGCAATTCTCTTAATCAATTCGGGTTTATTCATTTTCTGATTATTTATTTTGTTAAACAAATTTATATCCAGCTTTTTCTAACTGATTCATTATTTTCTTATAACGTTGGTCACGAATTTCTTCTTTATCCCACCAAAACTCAATATTCGTTCTAGGGTATCGTATTGAAGGCTCCATGTCCTTGTTTATAACTATACCATATTGAGCTTTTACGTTATCTCCACCCCAGTTACTATCTATAATCTTGAAAGACTTTTCAATGGTCTCTATTCCAAACAAACTTATACTGAAATCGCATTCGGGTATATTCAGCATAAGTCTTAGCGTCTTTTTCTCTTCTTCCTCTTTGGAAGAATCTTCTTCTATCGGTTGAGGCTTATTAGCATCATAAGACATATCATCTTCCTCTTCTTCATCGGAATCTGGATAGTCTATCAATCCCTTTCTTTTTTTAGGCTTTTCCGACTTCTTTGTCTTAATACGTTTTGCCTTACCGCTTTCTTCAGGTATCTGTGACGTTCTTACTTTCATATATCTATTATTTGCTAATTAAAGTTAGTCATTAATAAATTCAACATCTTCTTTTCGTATATAAATCGCAAAGGGTGAAGCATTTTGGTCTGCTATCATTTTTCTTCCAAAAAGTTGCAATTCATATACATTACCAATAGCAAAGTCACTGAATGAAAGTTCTTCGATTTGAAGATTACTATCATCGTCTGAATGGATAAGATGCTTTTTCCAATCGTAATGTTGTAACATAAGTTCATCTGGAAAGAATGAAACTAGGTTATCACCCTCTTCATCTTCTTGATGAATTGATTCTAGCAATCGTAAATCCGAAACAAAACAACCTAATCGTTTTGCTACCCATTGTATATATTTATTTTCACTCGGATGTGATTCAATTAATTCTTGAATTACAATCTGTGACGCTTTATTAATCTTTAATTTCATAATCAAAAGAAAATACCTTCTGCTCCAAAATCTGATAATACATTACGTTCTGCAATAGCAAAATTACCCATCATTTCTATTTCTTTCATTGAAAGCAATTTAATAGAAGACATATCCCAATAGTAAGTAGCAACTTGCGATTGCACCCCCATCATATTATAATTGAACTCGTGGAACTTTCTAGGAATATTAATTTGAACATGGAACGGCTTTACAAAAATCGTTATATTGTCCATACTTATCCCAACGGCTTTTAAATTCTTCGTTTCTCTCGTTGTAAGATTTAAAGAATTGGGTGATGGGAGAATCTGCATCAATTCTACTACAAATTCGTTTGGTAAAAAGTTTGAATTACTATTGATTAAATCTTTTAACTTATCAATTTGTTTTTGCAATTCATCTATTGTTTTTAAACTTTCTTGATAACATTCCTCTTTATGAATGTATAACTTTAACAAATCTTCGTACTTTTGTTTAAGTCTGCTGAAGATTTCTTTAATTCGTTTTGCGAATATTAATCTGAAAATACATTTGAACATAACTTCTCGTTTAATTGTAGAAAATGATGGCATACCCCTTAGTATGAAGAAACAAAAGTTCAACAAAAGAAAGACATACTATCAATTCTTTGTATTAAAATTCTGTGAACTAGTATAACCTGAATTACTCGTAAACTCGTAATTCAACGCACGTATGCGTATATACGCCCGAAGCAATTAGCAATTTGAATGTTACTCTATTGCTTTGTCGTTTGAATTGAATTGCAATCCCAACGCTTTAATTCCTGCTTTTGTTACTGCATGCTGCATTGCTGCGTCAATCTCGGCTTTAGCGTCAACTACAATCTTATCCATTTCCTCCTGAAACATTTGTCTAAAGAACGGAATATTAGATGTCAATTCTGTTTGTATTCCGTATAACATCATTCTAAGTTCTTCTTGGTCTTTCTTTGAAAGATTTTTCTTAGCAATCAGCTTTTCTGCCGTTGTCATGTTCTTATTTATACTAGCCGCAAATTTAGACATTTTATCATTAAAGAACCTTGCCGAAACAGTCTTGCGGTTTTCTATATTTTTAGCTTGTTCAACTTTCTTGCCATTAAAAGACGTAATTGTACAAGGTACGCCACGAGCATAATTCATTGAAGTAATAAGTTCAGAGAATTGAACTGGTGACATCTTAACAGTCAAAATGTTATCATCTGGATAGAAATTATCTTCAATGTCGTCACGTTTCATACGTCCAGTATAAAGACGCATTTCAATGTAATTATCAGGTTGTACGTTTGTACCGAATAGATAACCACTATTGCCGTTTACTCTACTAAAACCCAACATACCAAAACTTGGGTGCTGAAATTCTTTTTCTTCCTTGTTCATAATTTTGTTAAAAATAATAAAGGTTATGTAGAATGTTCTACATAACCTTCTTAACTTTGTTACCAAGATAATCATCAATTATCCCCAAGCTAATATATTCAATCCTGAAACGACACTTTCCCATTTCTCGAATATCGGGAACATTACATATTTCAAGAACAATACGGCTATTGTTCCGTATGTAATTAAACGCCAAACGAATCTTAATGCTGGCTTCAACTTCTTTTTCTTACCGAATCTACCATCAATAAAGTAACAAATCAAGATAATAGTACAAATTATAAAATCTTTGAATCGTATATCTCTTGGTGGCTCAGGATAACTTAACATCATACTAAAGGCTGTTCTTATCTCGGAATAATAACGTATATCTGGATAAAGTTCTATAACTTTCTTTGCGTTACCACTCCCCAACAGTTCTACAAATTCCTCCGTAATTATATTAGGGTTTTCCTCTACGAATTTTGACATCTGCTTAACAAGGAATTTATTCCATTTCTTGGTAACATATAAATCCTCCCTATCTAAAGAGATAGCAATGTAGTGGATTACCCTTTTAACTATATTATCAATACTAGGGTCTATATTAACATTCACAGAAAGTCCAAGAATTTTGCGAACCTTAGTATTAAGGTCACGAGCCTCAACAAATCCAGACTGACGTGAAATTTCTTCTATAAGGAACAAATCCTTTGTAGTAAATTCTTTCATATATTCTTACTTTATAAGTTCTACAATATTAACATTAGTCACTTTAAAGCAACCACATTCAATATCTACCTTGCCGTCATGTATTGCGGTGATAGTATATTTACTATTTGGGTCAAAACTAGGTTTAACCACTCTACCTATTTTAGCATTAAACTTCTTCATATTTTTCTTAATTTTAATTTACAATATATTTAACTGACAGCGAAGGTACGAATTTTTTAGCAAACGGCAAAATATTTTTGAAAGAATTTTTGGTTTTTGCTAAAAATTTAACGTTTCTATACGAAAATAAGGCTCGCAACGTTGATTTCTCTTCGTTTACAAGCCTTATTTGCTTTCTTCTAATACCTTATCTTAAAATGTTAGAAAGATGTTGCTAAGTGTCTTATTTCTTCTTACGATAACATCCATAAGAATCATCCCAATATATACCTCGCTTACTAAGTTCACGCCATTCTTTAGGACTAAGTTCTGTATAATTGAAATCCGTTTCTCCATTTGGGTCATTGAAATAATCATTCAAATCTACCTTATCATCTGGAATACTAAACCTGTGTTCATTCGTTGGTGGAACTACGCTGTTAGTATTTTTACGACAAATAGTATCATATTCGACACTATCTAAAGTATAGCAACTTTCTCGCCATACTATTTGTGAATCATTATCGCTTACAACTTCCCGATAAATAACTTTTGTCGGATATGGTCTTGTTGCTTTTCTCTCGCAACCCGAAATTAGCAATATAACCGCTAATACCAAAAGATAATTTAATAACTTCTTCATTTTTCACTTTCTTATAATTCTAATTGTTCAACTTCTATTCCAGCTTTCTTTAGCAACTCTACACCATCGTGTAACCGATAACTTCTTGAATATACAACCCGACTTATCCCCGATTGAATAATCATCTTAGAACATTCTATACAAGGCTCATCGGTTACATAAAGCGTTGCTCCATCGCTAGAATTATTTGATTTAGCTAATTTTGCTATTGCGTTACTCTCGGCATGAAGAACGTAAGGATATGTTACCAATTCCGTTTTTCCTTCCATCATAACTTTTCTCAGATGATTTCTTATGTCGGAATCTCTTAAAGTTTTATGACGAATTGGTTCATATCCATTATCCTTAGCATATTCGCAAACATTCTCGAATCCGCTAGGTGTTCCGTTGTAGCCATCCGATATAATTGAACCATCCTTAACTATCAACGCACCTACCTGCCTACGAATAGCATAACTATTCTCACTCCACGTGAACGCCATACGCATGTATAGCTTATCTTTATAAGGAATTTCCATATTACAAGAATAACTTACCAAAATTCATTAATAAATAAACAACTAGCTGACCGAATAAACCGCCAACAACAGTACAAATCCAATTAGACCAATCCCAACGATTTCCATACGCTTGGTCTTTATACTCTAAACATGAAGCGGCAACGACAACGGCATAAATAGAGTGAAACCAACTTGAAATTCCGAATCCTATAATCCAACCTCCAATAAAATGTTTGTAACGATTACTAGATATAAACCAATTCCAAAACTTTTTCATATTCTTTATCTCCTTAATTAAACATTATTTTCCTTTTCCTCGCTCTTAATCTTAGATAATAGCCAATGACAAGCCTCCTCCTTGGTAGGCGCATAACACATTACATCGGCAGAATGAATATGACCTATATTTAGGTCAGGAATATACGAATGTATCATATTTGCGGAATATATAGTTACATAATGCGGTTGATGTAGTCTTGCTATATTCTTATCATTGATTACGAATCCTTGCGGCATACCTAATAATTTCAAGGCTCTTGCCGTTTCAAAGTCAACCCTATTTTTAGGAATCCAATATTTCTTACTCATACTTCTTTAGAATCTTTTTAATGTTATTGATTTTACGTGTTAATTCTCTTGCTAGTGCTCTATCCTCTTCGGTCTTAGAACTTATAAGAGATATGTACTTTAAACGTGAGAGCAATGCTTTCTTCTGTTCCTCTAAACGCATTCTAATACGTTGAACTTGTTTAGATTTATCGTTTATCCTTTTCAAAGTAGAATCCTCAAACGATATTTCACGACAATGTGGTAAACCATTATACTTCGATACGTGATTGAGAAATTCATTAGTTTTCCAGGCTCCAAAGAAACTATCAGGCTCAAGACTATTGTGCCAAATAACCTCTCCTTCAACGCCATGTAGAATAAAGTTACAAACAGTCATAAGACAACACGTTCTATCAATATCCTCAGCAACAAGATAGTTACCAAGATGACGAACGTGAAACGCTAATAACGTTCTACCTGAACCGCAGGTTGGGTCACTAACTAAGCACTTCTTTCCTTCTTTAATTTGCGGCGCATAAGTTATTTCAGCCATTAACTCGCAAAGATTGTAAGGTGTAAAGAATTGCCCATTGTTATTTCTACGACCACGACTAGCAATCACCTCTTCATAAATATCCCCGAATGGGTCAAACCATTGTTTGTGTTTAAGTTCCTTTTGAAATACTGAAATGAGGATTTTATATAAATCGAAAAATGTTTTGCTTTGCTCTCTCGTATATTTCCAACCCTTAATTGAATGCCCATATTCGGGCAACGTATGTAGCCAAATTATATAAGAAAGAAAATCGTCAAAGACACGATTTATATCAAATCCCCATTTATTTATAAAGGAATTAAACTCATTGATTAATTCTTTCATACGTTACATCTTCATATTCGTCAAACGTCATATTTTCAATTTCTTCTTTACTTGCCTTGCGAACTGTAACTTTATTTGTATTATTCTCTTCCTCGGTAAATAATGAAGAAATATCTACTCTACCACGACAGAAGAGAATAGAGTCAACGAAATTAAACCAATCTTCTCTTCCCATCTTAAAGATTTGAAAATGTAGAGATAATACCAATCAAGTCTTTAGAATCTTTAGCACGATTCAACGACATCTTATCTACCAATACGGAATAAGCAGCTTCAACCTGGAATTGTTCTGTATCTCCATGGGTACGGAATAACGGCAAATTAAAAAAGTCTAACTTATCTACAATAAAGACATTCACGGGAATTTCGCCTGCTACTTTAAATACAAATACTTTCTTTTCATCCCCATTGTTTTTATAAGAATCTATATTAGCATTCTCAACTGGAAATAAGGTTGCCCAACTTTTAAGTATTCCGATAATACGCTCACGTTCTGAAATATCCTTCTCGTTTGACGTTCCACTGGTACGCAAAGATACTTTAAGGTCAATATCATGAGGCATCCTATCAATAACACCCTCAATAGCAAGGGCAGCAGAACCTGTAACGGCAAAGTCAAATATCTTATTTGCTTTCATCGTTTTCGTTACCATATTACAACGCTTTATAACTTCGTCAATAATATTAGACATAGTTACTCTTTCCTTCTCATTCTTCATATTATTTTCTATTTTAAGTTGTGAATAATTATTTATATCATCAAGCGCATTAAATAAGAAAACGGCTGTAACCTTATTCTCTTTCAAGAACTTTACAGCCGTTTTTATAATCGTATCAATCGGCATCTTACTACTTAATCTGATTTTGCTTAATAACGGCTACGTTGCCGAAAATTAAAGTACCTCTACGACCAAGCTTTGTAGCAGCGTTTGTTACCAATTCCGTTGCCTTGAGATTTAACTTTCTATCATCGTGCAACGCTCCTTCCTCATCGACAATCATAACAAGATTATCAGGCAGAAAAACCATTTCAATAATAGATACCCCAAGCAAATCATACAACTCATCTAGCTGAAAATCTTTTCCGTTCTCAGGCTCAATCTCGGTCACGATACCATCAACCCCGATACGAATTGAATGTTTCATCGCTTCGTCAAGATAATCAACACCGCAGATATTGGTTCCAAAGGCTCCATCAGCCCACTCCTTAATACTTTCACCGAATCCGATAAAACCTTCCCACTCGCAAGCCATATTAAAAAGAGTATCTGGGCTATCCTTGAAATTCTCAATCGTTGTAGGCTTAACTTCGCAAACAACAGACAGGTGCTCTAGAAATTCCGTTCTATTCATAATCTTATTTTTTAATTAATACTTAATTGTTATTGCTAAAATAAACTTTGCTACGTTTTACTTTGTAGCATTATTATTTGGACATTTTCGGAAAACGCAAGGGCAATCCGTTTCTTTACAAATTGCCCTTCTTGCGTTTACTCCTACTGAATCCCAACGTACCATCGGACAATGAGCTTGAATATTTTGTACCCAATTCGATACGCTTTTAGAATTTTCTTTCATTCTTTTATCACCCCAACTCTTTAAGTGCCTTTTTAATCTGCCCAATTATCTTCTGCATGTCTGGGTTGTCCTCGTTATTCTTGATTATACCTTTGAGGTACAATTTTGCGTTTGATATACTCATGTTACTTATCTTTTAATTTCTTAATCAAAACATCAGCGCAACCTAAAGCCATTAATGCGGCTGAATGTATATTACATTTTCTTGTATGTTTAATATAGAAGGTAATACTTCTTTTGCAATCTCATATCTTCGCTGTTCCCAATCTATCGTTTTCATATTACTTTCTCTTTATTTTAATTCAAGAACAACTCGTCAGGAATATCGTCCATATGCAACTTCTTAAAGAATGCTTCAACGCTATCAATATTACCAGATACATTGGCTTCACCCTCTTTCTTGAACCAGCAAGTCGCAGAACCTACTACAAGTTCAATCTTATATCCCTTGTTAATGAGTTTACGAATCTTTTTCTGATTCTCGTTTAAACCTTTTGCGATAGCCTGACGCTCACGATAATCATCCATTGTCCATTCCTTTTCCTTCTCTTCTTCCTTTTCAGGCTGAGACTTCTTTGGAGCGGTGGTAGTTTTCTTTGCTACGGATTTATCTTTCTTATCCTTAGTAACCGCCACCTTCTTTTCTTTCAACTCCTTAACAGGCACAACAAGAAGGGTTTGGAGATTCACGTTTATCAACTTCAGGACATTTGACTCATTCTTATCCTTATAATCATTCAAAGCCTTATCTGAAGCAAACTTCTTAACATCGGCTACGTAACGCATAGAGATTTTGAAACCTCTTTTGATATTCTCTTCCAACTCCAAACCCTCTACGTACTTGAAATAATCATATCGGTTTTCTTCCAAGAATATAGCGGCAGCGTTGCTATTTGGTAACTCCTTACGTCCACTACCATCGCTACGCCAATCCATCTTGCCTGGACGTATCTCCTTATATACCCAAGGCTGGGTTGGGTGATGGTCTCCCTTTTGCCATCTAGGTTCATCGTCAGATTTCTTAACTGACTTCTTTGGAGTTGATGAGGTGGTATTCTTCTTGCTAGATTTCTCCTGCTTTTCCTCTTTCTTCTTATTCTCCAACTGCGCTCTACGACTATCGGCAATACACCAAACCTTGTAACGCAACTTCTTCTCTTCCTCATCGTTGACGATTTTCATCAACTTATCAAGGTCATCCCAATTATCAAGGATAAACTGGGCGGTGAGCTTACTTTGCTTCAAGTTTACTCGCTTAGTCTTAGATACACTACTCAACTTAGTCTTAATGACTTCGCCTAAATCAACGATACGTTGGTCAACGGCTGGATTTACATTACTATCTTTCATATCTTCAATCTTATTTACGTTCTGATTAACTTTCTTAACCTTGTTCACATTTACCTCCTGTGAGGTGGTATTCTTCTTGCTAGTCATAATTCTTTAACCATTAAATTGTTCAACTTCTTCTCCAAGTTCATAAGGAACCAACGCCATATAGGCTTCAAACTTTCTACAATACTCCAAAACCTTTTCATCGCTTATTTCGATAATGCTCAAATAGTCCTCTTTAGTTACATCGTAACCTAGAACCAACTCAGCCGTAATATCTACATAAACGCCATTAATACAATTGAAGGCATGTTCTATTCCTATACAACCTCCCATTCCCCATTCACCCTCTACGTACTTATTGAAAGCAGGGAAATGCATAGCAAACTTTTGAGCGTTTGCGAAACATTGCTTTGGTTTTGGTCTTACGACTTCCTTAATATACTCAACAGTCTCCTTATCGAAAACGTCATAGATACTAGAAACGTGAATATGTTTTGCTTTAGCTAATTTCAGGCTCCAAAATTTCTTTTGTTTACCTGAAAGCATACTTTCTATATGCTTCATATTCTCTAGTAAATAGAATTTTTCTTCCATAATCTTTATAATTTTAGTTCTACAATAATCTACGTTTATTATTTCTGACAGCGAAGGTACGAATTTTTTCTCACATAGCAAAATCTTTTTGTGAGAATTTTTAGTTTTGACCAAAATTTTAACGTTTCCGACAATTTCTTTAACGTTTCTACCAATAAAAATGTCCTAAACCAACTTTCACAAGCTAGTTTAGGACTGCGCTTTAATCGCTCCCATTCGACCAAGAAGGAACCACAAGTTTCTTACTTAATCGCTTCACAACTATCTTCCAGGAATCAAAATATTCTTACGTAAACAATTTTGACGGCATGCTCGACAAGATACCTCTTTAGGCTCCAAATCATATATCGTGCACCATCTACGTTCTTTATCGTAATAGCTGCGATAACTAATTGAACGTTTACGTACTGTAATGATTTCGCCTTGTTCGTGCCGCTCTACGACACCTTTAAGTCTTATCCGATAACTCTTATCGGTTTCACCTATAATCTCGCAGGCAACATCGAAATAATGCAACAAGCCAGTTTCCTGACTTCTTATACCATAATGATATATAGCGTCAAAATTGAATCCTTCTTTCATATCTTCTTTCTTTTATTTCTAACGACTATATATTTGTACTTGCCGCTTGTTTTCCGTCTGCGTTGGGTAATAAATATATTCGCTATTCAGAATCTCTTTATATTCATCGGAATCTACGGCAAGAGATTTCAAGATGCGCTTTATCTCCTGCTTGACTACCTTTTTAGGATTGGTTTCATCAAAATGAGTTATATCGACAGTAGAAAAAGGATTGAAGTCATTAGCCTTCAATATATCGGCTACTGGCTTATGCTTAATCTCTGAAGAATGGTTTAACGACTTCTTAATTGCCGTTTGATAGCTACTTATCTTGAACTTTATTTTCTGCTCCATTATACTTTATTTTAAGATTTTCAACTCTCTTTCTCAACTCCAATTCTCTTCTTTCTCTTGCCTTTCTACGTTCCAATTCACGCCAACCTGAATGGCTTTGGTACATAGAAATATTTTGGTGATGTCTTTGATTAATCATTCTACCAGCTAGAATAATTCCAATAGCGTTGTTTATCATAATTCTTCAAATTCTTTATTTAACTTCTCAATATTCTCTTTTAGGAAAATATCAATGATTAATAAAATTTTATCACTAAGTTCCCTATCTATTTTAAAATCAAGATAGCCTTTATTACTTTTGAAAATTCTAATATTCTCAACGTTTACTATCTCGTCATATTTGGTATTGGGATTAAATTTTTAATAATGAAATCCTTAACCTCTTCGTACTTATCTATCTCCTTGATAAGTTTATTTGCTTTTTCTAACTTTTGCCTATCCATCTTGTAAAGTTTTTATAGTTCCGTCTAAATCAGCATTGTTAAGACTTAATGCTATATTTTCCTCTTCTAAGTTCTTTATACGTTCTTTGAGTTTCTTTATTCGCTCCTTTTGATTCCTATAAAGTTCTTCACGTTTGACGCTACGTTTAAACTCCCTAGTTTCTTCTTTTGAAAGTTCTTTACTTAATCTATTAATCGTCTCATCAGAAATTTTAGCAAGTCCATTCCTAACAATACAAGCCGAACAATTCCCATTAGCAAATATTGAGGATTGCCGTAATACCTTATTATTTTCTGCTAACTTATTTATCTTCCACTCCAACTCAGAGATATAAGCCTTTAACTCGCCAACCTCTCTTCTGGAGTATGATAAGAGTTGTTCAGGCGTGAACTTCATTAGTCCGTGAGATTCATTTTTCTTATCCGATTTCATTTTTCAACATTTCTTTATATTTCTTGACCCAATTACGATTCAACGTATGATTTTGCTTTTGATACCTTACGTATCTTTTTATATCATTTTGGGTTTTGCAAGATACTAAATTATCTTTTTGAACGTCTTTATGTTTCTGATTTGCTAATCTATTGAAATATAAATTCTCTCTATTATAACAAAGAGAAAACATATTTTTACGCCACTCTTTATTCGTTCTCAATAAATATCTTCCGATTGGAGTGTATTTAGATTTTCCAATTAGATTTGATTTTGTTAATATCAAATGTTGTCTTCTTGGAATCTTAATTCTCTTCAAATCCTTATCGTAAAAATACTTTCGTTTCATACTTCCTTATATACTACAGGATTGTCGCCAAAATCTCTATTAAACGGCTCACAAGGCACTCCAAGGCATCGACCGCTAAAATAGCAACCATCGCAATCCTCTTGTTCTACTACTTTAAGTTTGACCTTAGTTTTATCTAAATCTTCAAACAATACTTCTTCGCCTACTTCAACATTACGTAATAGCGCAGCGCAAGAAATTCTCCTTAATTCTTTTGACATCTTCTATTCTTCAAAACTTTTCTTATATAAGATTTATCAGCACCCCAATAAGGGCAATGATTAACCCCTGGTATCTTGGTATGCCTTAACTTAATAGCATCATCATTAGTACACCACCAATGCAAAGCAGCGACAATATAACGACAATAAGCGCAATTCTTACGTTCATAGATTTCTCTAACAACCCTTATTTCTTCTAGGGTCAGTTGTCGTTTCTTGCGTTTGAATATTTTTCTTAAATTCATTTTTTCTTCTATTCTCTAGTTCAACTTTCAATCTGAGTAAATAGTCCTGACGTTCTTCTTTCGTCATTCCCTTTAACTCCTTAAATAAACCTTGTATGGCTTGTAAACCGCTTGCTATGCCCTGCTTTAATTCCTGCTTGGTCTTATCGTTGAAAACTTTCTTAACCGCCTTGTCGCCTGAGTTTCTATCTTCCTTGCTAATATTAGATTGGAACCAAGACTTACAACATTCTTTATCGCAAAAGATTTTAAACTCGCCAACGCCATAGAACATCGGCATCTTGGCGACAAACCCCTTATTAGTTGCCTCTGCTGCTATTGCTCCTAAACTCGTGCGGTTGGTATTGAATAACTCCCTACCGCAATTGTCGCATTTTACTTCTTTCATCCTTCTATATCCTTACCAAAATAATCCATTTCCTTTCTACTCTCAGACCTTATACAGCGTACAGCGCAGGTTTCGCAAACTCCCTTATCTACTACCTCCCGATAATATAAGCAATAGAACCTCCCTTCTTTTCTATACCTATACAACCATTGACCGCAAGCTGATTTATGACCTCCAAGGCAATGCTTTGGATTTTTAGGACATCGTTTCAGCTTGCGGTCATAACTTACGCATTGCGTACAAAGTCTTTTTAACTTACCATTATTTAATACCTCTTTCATATCAAAGTAACCTTATAACCTAATAAATCTGATAACTTATGATTTATATCTGTTATTTCGTTTGCCTTTGCTAGGTCAAGAAATATTCTGGACGTTCAAAATTAGGCAAAGTATTTTGGAATACTTTATAAACTTTTCCTATCTACCGACTATTCCGATATATACAGATAGCCTTATTCGTTGGTTTGTTCTTTCTTCTACCAATGTTCTTTATTCTCCTACTGGTAAGTTATCTGTATTAAAGGAATCGTTGTTGCTACGTGCTTTATTTACTTCTACGGCTTTCATATTTCTATACCCGAAAGAATTAATCAATATTATCGCAATACTTATAGATATAATCCATAATAAAGCACAAGTCAGAACTGATTCGTTCCCTTGCGTCTCGCTCTGTATCTATATGCTTGAAATCTTCATTAATTCTATTAATATGGTACCCAATGTCTTTCATGAATACCTTACGTTTACTCAATGACGCTTTATAATCAGCGGTTTTCTTACTGATATATCCGTTGATAACAATAGTGATACAAACAATCGCTACAATGATAATAGCGGTAATACAATTTAAAATCATAATCAATTATTTTTATGCCCGAAAGCGGTTAAACACCAATCTTTATAGCAATAGCAGATACTGCTATTGCGACGAATATTAATAAGCCTAGAATCCATCCTAGCATCAAAACATCATTATTTTCCATACTATTTCCTTTTTACATTAATATTAATTCTAAATGCTTCAAATAATCATAACTTAAAATATAAACCTAAAATTTCCATAAACTCATGAAGATAAGTACCATGAAAAACATTAGTACCAAATTTCATAGTATAATCTATATCCATATATCCACAATCATAAGAATTAAACTTAATCTTCACATATGACCCATTAACCCTTTTCCTATAGCCAGAAAAACCTCTAATGTTATACATACTAAAACCCAATTTTAATAATAAGCCAGGTGTTAATACAATTGGATATAAATTTTTAAGAGATACCTTTATTGGTTTATTCTTAATATATTTTGCATTCTTAGATAATACTTTTATTGGTGTAATACGGATTTCATCATCGGCTAACATACTTACTCTACCAAGAACAGGTACGATAGCTATCTTATTTACAAAATAACCAAGTACTAAATCTTTTAAATGATATGGTATTTTTTCCTTGTATTTATCAGCCTCCTTCATATCTATTACTATTACATCACTATCGTCATACGTCCAATTGTAATATGCATGTATTTTATTTAAACCTTCTAATGGATTTTTACTATAAAATAGCGTATTAATTAAACTATCTTGTTTTATATTACTCATCCTTTCAACTCTTTAAGTGCTATATTTATACTATTCTTCGTTACATAAAGTTTCTACTACCTTAGTTCTTATAGTCTTAGTTGCAGGGTCATATTCGTCATGAAAAGTTTTTGCCTCACCTTTTTTGTTTGTAAAATAAACTACTCTGCCGCAATCATAGAAACGATATACTGTTATACCATCCGCAACAAATAACTTTTCTACTTTGATTTCATTAATAGAGTTTGACGTTGGAACATTAATTCCTTTATTATCGTTGCAAGAAACAAGTAGGAATATAACAAACGCAAATAATATAATCTTCTTCATACTTTAATCTTCTATCTTATTAATAAATCCTATAGCCAAATTTATACAACATCTAGCTTGGTCTAGAATTGTATAAACATTATCACTAGGAAAACTATTTAAATTATCCAAAGCCTCATCTAATGAAGATAAGGCGTTATTTTTATTTATATTAGCCATATTACTTATCTCCTTTTAAAATTTCTATTAATACTTTTAACTTCTCTGCATCTTTTAATCTCCTTAATAAAGGAAATTCATGAGAACAATCGTGTGGACCACCTGGCCCCAATCCTAATCTAACATTACAACTACCATCCTTAATATAGTTATTTCTATTAGCATACCAAGAATTATCAGTATCATAAAAATCTACATGAATATAAAGAACCCTATTGAATTTATACTCTTTCTCGTTATATGTATCATTAGATAACCATAAATCCCAATATTCTGGAATATTAAGGGCTGTATGCATTTTAAATCCAAGTTCTTTTAATATCTTCTCCGTTATCATATTACTTATATCCTCTATAAGGATGATTAGTTACATTGGTTTCTTTACTGGGAAGTGCGTATCAGATGAAACATACAGAAATATGTCATCACCATTTGTACAAGTATTCTTAATATCGTAAGAAACGCCTTCTTTTTTATCAAATACAAACATTTCACAATCACCGCCTGAAGCGTCAATGTAAGATTTTAAATGCTCTATCAACTCACTTGCTTTCATAATCAATCCTCTAATTCCTTAATCGCACCTGACAAATTGATAATCGCTTTTTCAAGTTCTTTTAGTCTTTCTTCTTTTACCCTTGTCTTTTCATCAAAGATAGCAGAACAGGCATATACAGAAGCAATTTGCCTTGTAGCATATTGTATTTTCTCAACGGCTTTTTCTTTACTCATTGCTAACCTCTTTAGAAAATAAATCCTCAATATAAAACCATTTTTTAGTACTACCAATATCAATAGGATTATGAAAAGTAGATTTTCTCATACGAGAAATAAACATTATTCTGCCATCAGGATAATAATTCTCCATGATAATAACTCTCCCCATTTCAGGAACTTCATTTGCAGGATGCCATAAATCTTTTATGAATTCATTGATAGCGTCTTTATAACCTTCCTTATATCCATCAATCAAAGCTAAAAGTTCCCCATGTTGTTGAGAAGTGGCGAATCTATATGCAGCATCATCAATTTTCTTATCGTCCATATTATAAATCTTATTTTAATTAATACTTAATTGTTATTGCTAATAATTAACCTTGCTCCAAATATTTATCTATTCCTTAACCTCTTTAAAAATTACGTTCTTTTCGTCTGAACGATTATTCCTTGCGCATGAATATTTTCTCCAAACTTCGCAAGCACCTTCACTTTCAAAGAAACAACCTTTACAAGTCATAGTCTCGGTTTCAGTAATTTCTAAGACAATTCTTTCTCCAACTTTAATTTCTTTCGCCATAACCTAATATTTTAACCATTTGTAAACATCGATTGGTAAATTTCTTGCCGCCCAAGATGAATCCTCAATATCAACGACAAATAATCTATCCGAATCTTTTATATCAACCCGCAAACTATCTCTTATTGCTATTGCCGTTTTATTACTTGACCTAACAATATACGCATTTGAAAGGACACGAGCCCAAGCGCCAAGGTTTTTAATCTTCTTTATAAACTCTTGGCGTTGTAACTCGTTTTCTATCTCAAACGTTACTAAGATTTCACACATAATAAAATATACGTTTTATTTCTTGTTACTATTTCGCTGCATTGCTCTCTTAATAGCTTGAACTTTGTTACTATTAACCGCCCCCTGTTTTTGCCTTGCCTTGCTTTCTTCCGTGAAATGATATTCGTTGCGTTGCTCTTTCTCTAGCTTTGAATCGTAACGTTTATGCTGACCTTTACGTTCATACTCGCCAACGTCATCCTTTGCCTCTTCTCTTCTTATCTCCTCCTCGGTGACCGCTGTACTTGTACGTTGCTCGTATTCTTCTTTTTGCTTACGAATCTTTTGGAGGAACAATTCCCTAATACCCTTTGCCTTGCTCTGCTCTTCCTCGGTTTCAGGCTCTGGCTCTATATCCGTAATATCGTCACGCTCCGCATTCTTTCTTTCTATATCGGCAAAGTCGTAATTTATAAGGCTTGGATATTGCATTTCAGCCGTTGGGTCATAGTCTCCGCTTATCTGGACAAACCTATTGTAGTAAGAATTATGTAAACCTGCTATAAGTTTGCTAGTATCAAAATTCATTCTCGCAGCAACCCTACCCAAAATAATCTCCTTTAGGTTTATTGTCTTGATAATCTCCTTTTGGATATGCGCTTGTAGTTCTACGTTCAAATTAACATCGACATTGCCGTTGATATTTATAATGTCTCCCTCAGCCTCCTTACGAATCTGCTCAAGAGTTCTAAGCATAGCATTGTAAGCGTCTGTAGAATCCATTGCTATATATCTTAGCTTCATCTTAGAATACATCCACGCCAATTCTTCTAGTCTTGGACGTTTGTTATATAAGCGGACATCTGTTACCTTGTTCCTGAATTCTTCTCTAGCCTTTTCGATTTGGACAACATTCTCTTTTAATACTCGCTTAACTCTCTCGGCATTAATAGCAATTCCATTATCCTCAGCAATTATTCTTACTACTTCCCTAATAGAGAACAAACGACCTAATAGAACTACAATATCATCGTCCAAGGCTTTTTCTGCTTTGTCTTGGAAACTAATTTCTTTTGTAGCATCCTTCTTAGGTCTTCCAATTCTTCCAAAGGCTTTACCTTTTGCTACGTTTTTCTTTTGTAGTAACTTTAGATACTCTACCTTTTGCGCCATTATTAACTCTTGTTCCTTTGGTGGAAGATGTTCTATCTTCTTACGTATGCGATTTGGAAATTCTCCTAGGTTTATCGTCTCCCCTTCAGACGTTTCTATGAGTGGATGAAGAAACATTGGATTTCGTTTCAAAGCAACGTACATTAAGTAAGACTTTTTGTCTATTACTCCTTCTGGTATTTCTATTTTTCCCATAATACAATTCGTTTTTACAATTTAAAATATAGTAATAAATAACTGCCAATCCAAGATACTCCCTTTATTTCTTAGGAAATATCTTGGATTATTGCTAAACTATAATAAATGGGTCTTTATCGGTTGGGTAAATCTTAAACCCTTCAAAATTTTCTCTTCCAGGATAACGTACATCAAACCAATACTTATCCGAAAAGGTAGAATACCAAGGCTCATCGTTGTTCTTGCCGCCCTTATGTCTTCTTAATAAGAAACGTTCACCTATACGGAATCTATATCTACAACCTCCAGCAACTCCTTTCATTTCAAAAGGCTCCAAGGGGTTTATACGTTTGACCTCGGCAATGAATACGTTGTGTTTATACTCTCCAACCTCTTCCAATATAACCTCGCAACGTCTTTGTCGATAATAGAAACTTATGCTATTATCGGTTGGGTCTCTTTGATAAAATTCTTTGAACCAAAGTCTTTTCTTTTTCATATTACAAATTCTTATATCCTAGTTCTTGTATTTTCCTTATAATATTTTGTTCTATTTGTAAAAGACGTTTCTTATGACGCTGATTGAAATTGAATACTTCGCTAGCACGGAAGGTATAAACTCCATTCATTCCAATAGCCTGAATATAGTTTATTCTCGGTCTGCTAATGTCATATTTTATAATTCCGAATGTTATAAAAAGAATAGTATCATTAGAAATAAAACCTTTGCTGCGTTGTTCCGATACGCTGAAAGTAAATTCCCGCCAGGTGTAACTATTGAACGGCTCAACCCTATATTCATTCGTCAAAGACTTTCCATATTCTTCTTCCTTTATATCGGCAAGCAAGGATAACTTTTCCCACGTATCAATGTTCTTCAATATGTAGTCGAAATATAGATGATGAATATTGATATAATCAAATCTTCTACTATCCAAAAATCTTTTCTTTTTCCATATTATCCTATAAATATCTTTATTCGACAACTTTTTTAAGATTGAAATAGTCTATTCCATACCCTTGTTGTACTCTTTTGCTTATTTCTCCGTTTTTCTTTATTCTACGGAACGAAAATTGTACTTTGATACCGCTTTCTAACAAAGGTAACGGAAAAGCATTTTGGAGACATTCTATTACTATTACATCACCGCTCTTCGTTTTTACCTTATCTCCTTTTTGGAAAGGTAGAGTTGAAAGATAATCTAACATATACCTTCTTTGTTTGCTTGCGAGTTCTGAGATTTGATAATCTATTCGCTTAACGACTTTTTGTAAGTCTATAAGTTTATCTAAATAATCTTTATTGTCCATAATAACCTATTTAAATGTGCCCAACCATTATTTAAGAATTGTAAGTTTGCTATATTTTCCTCTCTCTTCCTTTCTTTTAACGACAAACGCTTATCGTTTCGGATTGAGCGGATTGCCCTTGCTAAATCATACTCTGTCTTAATTTCTTTTTCTTTTAGTACTTCCCAAAGTCTTTTATTCTTCATATGCCTATAAGTATTTAAAACATCAAATCAACTTTTCCTTTGGTGTAAGATGTCGTTTAATTTCGGCGCAGAAAAATACGTTCTTTCCGTCTCTTCTTTCGGCTGCTCGACATTTTAAAGTTCCGCAACGCAAAGAATCTTTTTCCTCTTGGGTATCATAGAAATAGCAAAAATCGCAACGACTAAAACCAGCCTCCTTGAGTTTTGGTTTAAATTCCTTTACAACAATTCCGCTTATTACATCGCAATAAGGGTTTATCAAAGGAACGTGTTCTTTGAGTTTGAAATAAAATTTCTTGCTGCGTTTTCTTACTTCCTTTAACGACAATATAGCTTTATTCTTTTTCATTACGCATAAACAATTACATTTTCCATTATTTTAGTAGCAGAAATTATTTCAATGTCAATATTATCTACATCTTCTTCCAAATGTTTCTTAGCCTTTGAAATTGCTTCTTCTAAAGAATCGCCAATAATATTTATATCAATTCCGCTTTTATAACAATTTGATTTCAAAGTCACCTTATATAATTTTGCCTCCTTCATTTCTTTGATATTATTTCTCTTCTTAAATAATTATTCAAAAATTCATCGCCAATAGCATCGATTATTTCATTGCTAACCTTTTTATTATTTTTAGCATCATTAATTATTTTCTGTACTATATCTACCGCTATTTCTGATGCGAATCCCTTTGTTTCATATTTAGAAATAATGTCTAAAATATGACCGCAAAAGGTTTTATTCTTACTAGAATATATTTTAACATCTGGGTCAGACGGCTTATTAAAGAACAAAACGTTTTCACCTAAAACATCCGTCAATATTATTGGACTATTCGTTGCTATAAACATAAGAACGTTCTTCACTTTCTTAACGTCTAAATTTTCTTTGAGGATTGCTAAATGGTCTTTGACGAATGAACGTTGTTGGTCAATTGTTAGCATCGTTTCAGGAAATTCAACGAATATTGTAAATTGCGAATCCCTATGTCCATACGTATTCTGAATGCAAACGTCATCTTCAAACTTATCTAACTTCATTTCATACAAGTCTAATGTACAAGGTATATTGATAAAATCAGAAGAAAGCGTTGGCGGCAATTGTCGTTGTAACTCCTTGAATACTCTTCTAACTTTATTTAAGTCCGTACCTGATATTGCTTGAATTGTAAAATCGAACGGCAATTCAAGATACTCCTTATACATATAATCAGGGGCATTTGCTCCAAACTCTTTTCCTTCAATATCTACTATCTTACTAATCATAATTATTATTTTTAGTTTACAACAATTTTATTTATTCTTACATGCTTCCTTACTGGAATGATAATAAAAACTTTGTTACGTGACGTTATTTTATTGCTATGGTAAAATAATAAGCCGATAATCTTTTGATAGAATAAATCTTCATAAAATTATCGGCTCATTTCTTCTTATATATTTAAATCCAATCTATAACCCCAATTCATACGTTTTCCGTTTTCATCGGTCTCGCAACCTCCAAACTCTTCAAACGTTTCTCTCATTATAATATAAAAGACAACCTTTGGTAATGGTTTCTTAATATAATCAAGATACTTCTTGTAGAGTTTATCTTGCGGAATGTATTTATCAGTTTCCTTAAATACTTCCTTTAACGGCTTGTAGTCAAATCCGTGTTTCTTAGGGTTTTCAAGAAAGTCACGATATAAACCAATGACTTTTGAATTTAATGGTATCGTATTGCTCATTTCTCCCCTTGTACGTTTTTAATAAGGTTTCTCAAATGTTCGTATCTTGGAATCAAACTCGACATTTGTTCCTTTTCGTCTTTAGGTAAAAATTCCAATGCCTCAGGAAATACCTCCTTAATTCGTGTCTTGGTTCTAAGATTTAACAAGGCACTCTCTACCTGCCTTACATAATTATTTTTTTCTTGAGAGATACTGCTTTCTCTCTTTTTAATTCTTTTAGCTTCAATGTAATCTTCATTAGATATAAACATACAACGTCTTGCACCCATTGGAGATACTTTATTAGAATCAAGATAGATTGAATTGCTAAAATCATCGCTCCTAACTTGAATTCTATTTTCTCTATCAATGAACCATTCACTGTACTCGTTTAACGCTCCAATGAGTGGCTTTGGTACGTATTTGTCGATTAACTTATCGGCAAATTGTCTAACTTCTTTCTCAACAACTCGCTCTTTATCTTGAAAAACTTTTTCACCTAACTTTCTAGCCGCAGTTGTAAAATCTGAATTTGTAAATCTTGTAGCCATAATCTTTTGTTAAATTATTTTAATCTTTACTTTGTTTAATTTAATTCTCTTGCTATTTTTAGGGTGAATAAGAATATCAACGGAATGACGGAATCTACGATTCATTACATCACGAACCTGATATGTTCCGAATCCTTCAATATATATTCTTTTCGGTTTTCCCTTTGGAAATAAATAAAGTAAGTCACGACTTATTGCGCACCAACGTATCTTTCCACTTTTCAAATGGTTGAGATTTATCTTACTTCCATCTGCTGTTATGAGTGGCTTGTTATCGCATTGCTCCTTTACTGGCTGATAATAAGTAAGCGTTACATGCGTGACCGTTGCTCTTGTCGTAATACTTAAAACCGCTAAAATAACAATAAATAATAACTTTTTCATTGTTAATAAACTTTATATTAAACCATACATTCTTGCATAAATAGCTTGAATCCAAGGGTCTATACTACCATCTTTATTTTTAAACTGGGATGCTTCTTCGGTTGCTTTTGCGTGTCTTTTCTTAGTATCACCATTCAAAGACTCATTATCAACCGCTTTCAAAACTCCTTTATTTCCAGATAATGCTATAGCAACCTTTGCTATTTTGTTTTTTAATTTCGCCGCATTCTTGCGATATAAATCTTCATTATTCATAATTTATAGTCTTAATTTATTATTCAAACTCTTTTGGTATGATAAGATTATTTGGTAAATTGCCTGAATAAGTAAACTTATTAACAACAATCCAAAATATTCTCCTAACTTCTTCTACCGACCAACCAGCAATTCCACATCCTATCTTTGTAAGATAGAAAATGTATTCCTTATGTTCCCTTACCTTAATAAAGAATTTTGCTAATGATGCGGTCAATTCTTCACTAGAAACTTTCTTCATATTCTTATCTAAGGTTGGAATAGCATAGGTTTGTCCAGCAAATCCTTCAGCTACTCCTAATTTTGCTCCAAATCGTTCATAGGCTATAAGAGCAGCACCACCTCCATGCCAACCATTTAGATTACTACCGAATACAAATATTTCATTCTGTCTTAGTTTATCTATATGTTCGGGTGTATAAACTTGTTGCTTATCTTCTTTATTCTTTGCCATATGCTTTATTAGAAATTATCATCGTCAGGGTCTAAATTCTTTACATAACGCAGTAGTATTAGCAAAATCAATAATAAGATTAAAGTTATTGCTATAAATATAGGCAATCCTAAAAATCTTTGAATCATTATTCCGCCAAAGAATCCTAACGTGAATAGGATAATCGTTGCTATACCACAACCTATCTTACATCTAGTTACATTTTTCATATTTCAACCTCTTTAATTCTTCAACATCCTCACGCCAATCTGGGTCAACGTCTTTCTCACTTACCTCTTCTATTCTAGCAAGATAACCATTGTTCTGAGATAAATTACGTACCTTTATTGCCGTCATTCGGTCTAATGTTACAGCCGTTATCAGATTATTGACGTAAATCTGATAAACTCTCTCTCTCTCTTGATTTTCTTATTACTACAAAACATCTCATTACCTCCTCCTTACTTTACTCGTTTATAAGATACTACACCAGGAACAGAACCATCAGTTTCTCTATATTTAAATCCAAAGAGATTAGTATTTTCATAATAAAATGAAAGATAATAACTACCTCTACTGCTTTCAATGTACGCCTTTGTTCCTTCGTGAACCTTATATGAAACAATATCCTTTAACCCATTAACATAGGTAACTTCATAGGTTTGTATAGTTTCTTTAGGTTTCTTAGCAAACTTTCCGTTTGATATTTCTGTAAAAGCTATAATTAGCCCAAGCACTAGAATAACCCCTATATAAACATTAAATCCTATAACACACCCTATTTTATCTTCCTTTTCCATATTAATTATTCTGTAATGTTAATTATTGATTTCATCAATTCTTGATGGTCAAGTCCGTTGTCGCTATCAATCATGCAATTCTCGGTCTTTACCTTTTGCAACGACCACATTTCTTCCCAAACTTCTTCCTTTGGTATTCCGAATGGAAATACTTTCTTTGCAAAATCATCTAACGTCAAGTGCTTTATCTTATTTTTAAAGCAAAACCACTGCAAATAATTAGCCATCATCGTACTCATTCCAAAATTCTTTAGAATATTATCACCTAAACAAGCGGCAAGTACAGGACTAACTTCATACGTATGTCGATACTTAACTCTAAGATAGAAAACAGACGCCAAACCTCCTTTCTTATCTTCTAGAATCTGCTTCAATTCGTTATCATTGAAACTCTCAGATGACTCAACTATACACCAACCTATAAAACCACTCATTTCTTCCTTCGTCAATGGTCTAATGGGTTTTTTAGAAAATTCTTCTGACCAAAGTTCTACGGCATTCTCAGTTCTTTCCATAAAATCAATTCTTTTTAAATCCAAGTTTTTGTACTTCATTGAAAATATAATTCTTCAAAGTCAAACTATATTTCTCTTCAATACTATCACAAACCTCGCAATAATTTTCGTCAAGAAAATCGTTATGTACATTATGAATTGTAGATACAACGTTTCTTAACTCCTTTGTTATCTTCTTTATGTTAGATAGAACTGGAACCTCAATTATTCCAAGTTCCTTAAATTTCTCTTCAATATCAATAACAGTTGAAAGCAAAATATCGCTACCTACAACGGCTGTTATCATGTTAAGAGTCATTTTTCTACGCTCTTCTGGTGAATAGTCTTTAATAACTTCCAAAAGAGTTGTTTGTTCAGACTTAATTTCAGCATCCAATATAGCCTTTCTTTTAGCTATAAGTTGCATTGCACCTACATAATTATAAGAGTTCTTAGCCATAACGATTTCTTCATCAATCTCGGCTAATTTTCGCTTAGTCTTGCTGTCCATGTTCCTCTAAATTTGCGTATTTCTTACTAGTTTGACGAGTTGTCTTTATAGATTCAATAATTTCTCCTGCCGTTTCATTATTTTCTATTTTACGAATTGCGGCTCCATTGCATATAATGTAAAGACAATTGTCTTTCTCTCTAACATTATACATCTGGTCAATTGCTTCTATCTTTAAAAGCAACTCTTGTTTCTTTCTTAATTCAGAACTTCTTTTCAAGTACTGAATTATTGATTTGAAAATCTTAATCATAATTCTATTCTTTTAGTTTACAAATAGTCCAAATATTTACTAGGACTTTATGATAATAAAAACTTTGCTAAGAAAATTATAACAAAACCACCTCCTCAGTATCTTTAATTGATACATGAGAAGGTGGAAACAAAACCTATATCAAAACACTACATTAAACAGGAATACTATTAACCGCTTTTTTCGTTGTAGTCAAAGTCTTAATCAAAGATATTACGGCAGCAGGTACGGCAAAGGCAATAGCGACAGCAGATTTTAATAGATTAACTAAGAATGCTCCAACGGCTTTTAACATTGCTAACAATTGGTTTTTCTTTGTCTTATTCTCTATTAAAGTATATGCTGGATTAGGTGTTGAAGATGCCGAACCAACTGTAATAACGGCTGGAACCGCATTGCTAGCAGTTGAACTTACAGCCGCATCTGCTACGAATTGAAGTTGGTCTTTTGCCGCTGAATAGTTTGACTTTATTGAATCTATTTCTATCGTCATGGTCTCCTTTCCCTCTCCTTTAGTGTAATAATCAACCCACTTCTTACGCAATTCCTTACGTTGTTCTTCATCTTTAATTTCAGACAATTCTTTTCCGTATTTAACATCAACGAAATTATCTACGACAGAATCTAAATCAAGCCCAGGCAAACTAACATCACCATCTGACTTAATAAGTTCATCTATAAGGTTCAAAGCCTCCTCATTATTATTTTCCATTTGTACCTAATATTTTTCTTAAACGACCAAACTGATTAGTAAAAGTTTGATTCATCTTTTCTAAATCTTGAACATCAATTTCTCTATATGGTTTATCTCGATTTTCAACTAACTTCAAAAGTTTCATTAATATTACACTTCCATTGTTTAATGCCTCTTTTACCTTTAGCATATAACGAACATCGTCATTTACAAAGTAAAATTCTACATTCGTACTGAAATTCTTATAAATGCCACCTCTTCTATAAAGAACATTTCCGTTCAAAAATATCTTTTTATCTAAATATATAGCAACCGAATCCTTATCGTCACCTTCTGCTATAACTGTTTTGTATGCCGTTGCTTCCTGAGAATTTTCGTTTATTTCCACAACCTTAAACGTTCCTAAAATCCTTCCCATTGACGTTGCTATCAATGTATCTCCAACCGATAACTCAGACGGAATAAAACGCATTTCAAACTGCTTTCTTTCTCTTGAGAAAATTTCGCCAGTTTCAGGTTTGCGATAATTAACCGAATCTACCCAATCGCCATTCTCTAACTTCATTCTACCAAAGGATACAACCTCATAGGCATTATCCTTATAATAATATATTTCGCCTTCTTTAAGTTTCATAATATTATTCTCCTTAACTATAATTTTTCTTCTTTTTATCCTTATTAACTTTAGGTACAGGAATCTTTTTTCTAGGACTTTCTGAAATTTCTTCCTCTGCCTTATTTAACTCATCGTCAAACGCTTTGTTATTAATCTCTTCCATATTATTCTCTTTTGTTATTATCTTTATTCTTCCAAATGCCTGTAAAGCTGTCCCATCCTAATAGTCCAGCACTAAACGCCATAAACTCAGTGAAACATCTAGGTGCTTCAACCTTATTAAATGAACAATATAATACCACTATTATAACAACGAGCCAACCTATAACACCAGCAAATCTTTTACTGCTAATAGTTCCCTTATCGGCTTTCAAAAGACTTTCTAACCATTTCATAAAATCTATAAATAAATCTTAGATTTTATATCTGATTTGAAAGTTTCTCCGCTTATGTATATAAGGTCTTTCTTTGCTCTTGTTATAGCTACGTACTTCAAATTCATTTCTTGCTCAAACATCCAATCTGTCGTTGCGTATTTGCTAGGTATTAATTCAGGACAAAGAAACATTATTCTATCATTCTCCAATCCTTTAGCCTTATGAATCGTACTTAACATAATTCCCTTTATATCGTCAGAGAAAATGTTGCTTATAAGTGTTTTCAATGCTTCTACATTACTTACCTCTCCCATAAGACATTCGATAACCTCCTGACGCTGCGAAAATAATTCCATTTTTGGATGAAGACTTGGATGTCGCACCCCTCGTTTCTTTAACTTCTGAAATAGCTTATTCTTATCTATCTCTATCAACGTCCACATTCCACGAAGGGTTTTTGCTCCAGTTTTATTTATCATGCTCAATATACCCTCACCAATATCCTTACCCTTAATCTTTGATTTGATTTTATTCTTCATCAACCAAAGATAGGTTTGAACTAACGGCTTTAGATTTCTACACAATACCCAGTCTCCAGGCTCTAAATCTTCAACAAGACTTCCTTCACGAACCAAACCAACTTCAGCATCAGCAGCGTATTGAATCTCAGGTACAATTTCTTGAGCTTTAATTACAACAGCTTTAGAACAACGATAGCAGACAGATAACGGCAATCTTACGGAATCTCCATTTAAATTAGCTAACTTATCATATGAATCGGCATCCGCTCCAGCAAATCCATATATACTCTGATGTTCATCGCCAACTGTTATTAATCTTCCTCTACGATTCAAAGACTTTTTTATAACAGCTTGCTGAGCTGCTGAAAAGTCTTGACTTTCATCGCAAAATACATAATCGTACTTACGCATACGAATATAAGGGTCAATGATAGGTTGATAAATCATATCCATGAAATCAAATTGACTCTTATCTTTATTCATCAATTCTAAAACTCTAATAGCAAACTCAGCTTCAAATTTAGATACATCTATATCATAATACATAGTCATATCTAGAATATCCTTAACATTGGGTGATATAAGATTACATCGCATAAGGTCTATTATCTTGCTAATGATAAAGAAATAATAACCATGTTTTTTAGCCTTTATATCAGGATAATCTTTTAAAACAATTTCTATCTTAGCAAGAACCTTATTAGGGTTCATCTTAACCTTACTTCCATAACGCATTAATATACTACGCCAACCATAAGAGTGTATGGTGCTTATTTCTACGTTGTTTCTGTCTCCTATACGTTTTTTAAGTTCATCCACTATACTATTATTGAAGGCTACGAAAAGTGCTTGCTTATCGTCAGGAATATATTTCAGCAGTTGCAAAAGTACTGTCGTCTTACCGCTACCAGCAACTGCTGAAATATTTATATTCTCATTAGTTTCTTGAAATGCGTTATATATAGCTTTTTGATATTTACTTGGTTTCATTCTTTTCTACTTATTTGCTGATGCAAACTTGAACCAACGCATTGTACTTGGAAATTCGGCTCTAATAACATCTGCCTCATTTATGAATTGATTTAATTTTAATTCAAATTGACGTTTATCTATTGTTGAATTATTTCTTACTATATCAGTAATATTTATTCCAACTAATTGATTAAATTGAATATCATCCGTTGGTGTTCTTGTTGATACATGAAATTCATGAACTAGAAAATAATAAGCAGTTGAATCGTTCAACGGAAAAATCTGAAGAACGGAATAACCCATCTTATTAGCAATAAACTCAATAGTTTTTTGATAAACGTTTATATTAACTGTATCCATATTCTTATATAATTACCAATTATTGTTATCTCTTGCTTGATTAATACGAAAACGAATATGCTGAAGTGCCTTTTGGTACTTCTTATGTGCCGCTTTCGGGTCTTTATACGCTCTTATAAACTTTGATGCTGGCTCTCCTTTCATCCTACTTCGACACACTTTCTTTTCAAAATCATTAAGTCTTAAACTTTGAAAAATCATTTCATCAGTCTCTTCCGTTGCATCTTCTGATAACTTAGGGTGCACTGTTGCTATTTCGTTTGTTAAGTCTATACAAGGGTGATTTATTTCCTTTGTATATAACTTGTAAAAACTTCTTCCCAAAGATTTATTAAAGTAGAAATAGAAATTGTTTGTACGTGTTATTTTATATTTTTCTAAACATTTTTCAAATATAAGCCAGCATTCGGATAATATCTCATTGTATTCAGGAATTGAACGACAAGGACTTCCATTTAATAGATTTATGTAGTTGAATATATTTTTTTCTACGATACCTCTCATGGCTTTAAAAATATACGTTTTGTAACCTAGAACTGTTTTTTCATTTCTATGTCCAAAACGTATTCTCATAATACAAGCGTTTATAAATTTTCGCTTGTATTTATAATCTTTTCTGAATAATTTTCTATTCATAAAGCAACCTCCTAGCTATCTATTATTTAAATTCTTCATTTCGGTCATTGCCTTATTCAATAATTCATCCTTTCTCTCCTTCAATTTACTTTGAAAATGCTCGTGAGAACGTTTTTTCAAAACCTCTATTTTTCTATCCTTAGACATGCCGTCAAAAAGATTGATACCGATATTCTTTTCAGACAACGGAACATCATTTGCTGGATTTATATCCTTTCGCATTTCACCGCACTTAGGACAACGTTGATGTTCGCCTACTAATGAACCATTAATATATTTATAAACTTCTGAAGAATAATAATCCTTCTTTTCAAAGTTCTCACAATTAGGATTTAAACATTGATATTCCATAATTACTAATAGATTTATTTTATTGTTAATATTTACTTCTCTTGTTCTATTGCGTATTGAACTATAAGTAACGAATCTGACGTTGCTAATGTTATTCTACCTACATATGGGAAAAGTTGTTCGGCTTTTGCTTTTAACTTATTCTTCCAAACGGCTGTAGTCTTACTGCCCTTATGACCCAACTGAAGTGCCTTTTGCCATTTTTGAGGTGTTACCGATACTGTAGGAATCTTAGTAGCAAGCAATGCCATTTCAAGGTGTCCAAAACCCTTACCAAAATTAAACATTCGGCTACCGCCCATTCCTGGCAACCCCTGAACTTTCTCTAAATAACAAGTGGAATTAAACTGATAAAACCTCAAGAATCTTAACAACTCTTGAGGTGTAGAAGGCATTTTGATAACTTCTATTACTTTATGCTTATCTAATGAATATACAGATATTCCCCCATTATCTCCTGGGTCTATACCAATTATCTTTCTGTCTTTGAAAAACTTAACTCTATCTTTAGTTTCCATATATAAATAAGTTTACATTCATGAATATAGGCTAATAACTTTGTAGTAAAAATAAATGCCTAGACTACTTTCACAAGCAATCTAGGCACGAAACGTATATCTTGTAAACTAAAATTATATTAATTTATATATCTGCTAACTCCGTTCTTCTTCTCAACAGTAAGAACGTTTTTAAATATTTTTGAATCTTCTATATTTTGCGTAATTAATAAAATTGTACTTCCAATATTTTCAAGAATATTAACAAACTCCATTGTTCCCTCGCTATCTATTCCAGATAAACTTTCATCAAGAATTAATAGATTCAATCCGTTTCCATTTAACGACATATTAATAAGATGTTGGATAGCTAGTATTCCAGCCAACTTTATACGACCACGTTCACCGCCTGACATTGCCATGAATAACTTAGGATTCATTCCGCTTTCTAAAACAAAACTTTCAATCTTTTCACGTACACTACCATCCTTTAATATTTTGAATCCATTGATATTAACTGATAAATCAGAATTAAATTTGTCTAAATAAGAATTGACCGTACCTTCAAGAACACTAACAGCCTTATTAGCAAGATAGGTCTTAAAACCATTCTTACCCATATAATAAGTCCAATAGTTCACTTGATTCAATTCTTCATCTAACGGCATTATTTGCTTTTGAACCTCTTCTGATTTTCTTTCGCATTCATCTATCTTATCCTCAATAGATTTAATAGCCACATTGTTTTCTTTACGCTTTTTCAATTCAATGATTTCTTTCTTTCGATTTACGATTTTCTTATCAATAATTTGTATTTCATCGTCATTGCTCTTAATCTCTCTTTTCTTTCTTTTGATAGTATCTTGAATCTCTTCTGCTTTATCTATTTCGGTTTGAATATCCTTACGTTGTTCTAATAGCTTAGAAAGTGCCGTCTCAATACTCTTATTCTCTTGCTCTGCCTCTTTTAATATCTTCTTGGTATCTTCTACTGATAGATTTAATTCACTCTCAGGAATAAAGTTTTCACCACACTTAGGACAAACTACCGCTCCGCCAAGGTCTTGTTCAGCTGAACGAATAATCTTCTTGTTTTCATCCTTCAAGTTTTTCTTATCTTCAATAGACTTCTTTATCTTCTTCAGCTTTGATTCAAGTTTATCTATATCTAAATTTTTTCCGTCTAATTTCTTTAATTCATCATGAATATTATTATTGTCTTCTAAATACGATTGTTTTCTTTTCTCTAGTTTCTTTATTCTATTCTGAATATCTAATATTTCTTCAGATGAAACAATATTACTCTTCAACTCTTCTAATTGCTCATCTAACGTTTCTTTCTTAGAATCTAAAGCAACCAACTCCTTACTCAATTCATTCTTCTTTTCTTCTAGATTTTTCTTTCTGTTAGATAACTCTTCAAGCAGCGGATTGATTAAATCGGCTGATGTTATTCTATTGAGTATTTCTTTTTTCTCGTTGTCTGCCGCTGTAAAGAATGTATATACATTATCCTGAGAAATTATATAATAACGCAATAAATCTTCTCTACCTATACCAATCAACTCTAATATTCGCTTATCGGCTTCATTAACTGATGTTATGGTTGAATTTATTTCTCCATCTTCTATTATTTCTATCTTTGAACTTTTATTACCTCTAAAAAATTGTCTTGTTATTTCAAGTTCATGTTTTGTTACATTATTATATAAGGATAATTTAACAAGACAACTTTCGGCTTCATCATTTATAAAACTTTCTTTTTTAATATCTCTCAAAGAACGACCTGTTAATGCTACCGATATTGCCTCAAATAAAGTAGTCTTACCAGCGCCATTATTTCCACCCCTATCCTTATTATCTCCCACAATTAGAGTACAACAATCATTATGGAATGAATACTCCGAATCTACATGTGAGAAAAAATCTTGTATTTTGATATCTTTTAAATTCCACATCTTCCTATTCTCCTTTTATTTTCATATTGTAAAAAGTTTTTCAACTCTTTTATTCTTTTCAATATTAATGTTACAAGGAATCTCCATACTCCATATTTCCTTAAAGAATGGAGGCATACAATATTCACTAATAAAAACCCTGTTGTTATGTTTTGATAATTCCTCTGCCCAATAATAGAAATATTCATAATCAAAACCAACACTAGATTTATATTGTTTTGTATCTCTATATGGTGGGTCAAGGTAAACAATACTTCCATCTGGAATTGGAAGACTTTCGTATGAACAGCAATGAAACTCCACGTTTCTAAGATTATCAACTTGTTGAAGTAAATTTCTTATTGACTCATCAATGTAATTTCTTTTTCCGCAAGTTCCCGAAAACCCTCCGTCAAAGAATCTTCCATTATAACTAGCCATAAAACCTACCCAACCCATATCCGCAATCGTATAACGGCTGTAATCTTCGTTGTTATAGTCTTTTCTTACTTCTTCGTAAATCTGTCTAGAAATAGGATAAATTTGTTGCTCTGAAGCAATAACTGACTTCAACATAGAGATTAGATATGGATTATTATCTCCCGCCATTCTACGACCATCGACTTGACTAATAGAATTACAACCTCCGCAGAACGGCTCTACATAGAGTTGACCTTCCTTACGATTTTCTAATATGATTGGAGCAATGTATTTCCATATTCTTTTTTTGCTGCCCATATATTTCATAATTCTCTTATTAAGTTTAAACCATACTTCAAATTTTTGCCCTTAATACCATTTTCAGCACAAAACTTAGAGAAATGTTTAAAGATAGTCTTTTTATCATAAACCATTAACTCATCGCTTTCAGAACTCTGCATTGCTTCTGTAGTTTCTTCTGCTACGAACTTGGTTTCAATTCCTAACTTCGATAAACCGACAGCATCAACCTTATCGGCATCTACTTTCTTACCGCTAAAAGTAAATCTAATATGGTTTTGAGAATTTTTATATTTCTCAATGCTATCTCGTATTCCCTCCGAATCATTAACATCTAACTTAATATTTATGTATTTTGGAAAATCTAATTCAACGTGTTTAATTGAACCATCCGTAAACATTAGCGTTGCTCCTTTATCATTTATCGTTTCTCCGTAATTATTTTGATACAATGAACCTGTGTAAATTACGTTATCAGATAATTTTGAAGCGTTATGATAATGTCCTATTAAAACCTTATTCCAATCTTTTTTAAACATACTAGGTTTTATGATACTAACAACCTTTGTACCATCATTATTTTTAACGCCATCAAACCCCGAATGAGTGATAAGAAATTTTACAGCATCTACATCAATATCACCATCCGTAATTTGAGAATCAATAATTTCCATAACCCTCTCGTAATTTTCCATCCAAACTTCATCGGTGAAATAAGGAATGTACGCAACTTCTAGTTCATAAGAAAATAATTCAACACCGCCTACGTTATGAACCTTAATATCATTATCAAAAATTGAAAGATAACTTAATTTACTATCTGGGTCTGTTTTATCATGATTTCCTGCTATAACAGACATTCTTATTCCAGCACATTGAATAAGTTTTATCATTTCCTTAAAATCTGTTAAGCAAGATAACGGCTGACCACTACGATTTGTAAATATATCTCCACCGCAAATAATCTTTTTTACTTCGTTTTCTTTACAAACTTTTATACATTGTCTCCAAATATTCTTAACAATCTCACCATTATCCTTAGTAAGATGAATATCTGTAACGAATAATGCAAATGGTTTTCTATCCTTTTTCATAATCTTTCCAGGCAAATCTTTTACGTTTCTTTAAATAATCTATATCATCGGCATTACTATACGCTTCAATCTCAAAACAAATATTTCGATATGCAACGTGATTTTTGAATCCGCAACGAAATAAATTAACTATCCAAAACCATAAATATAACACATAAAAACCTATAACTAAAAGTTCCTTAATTTGAGCTGAATGAATAGCTTCATGACGCAAAGTCTTTTCAGAAATATTAGCATTCTTACGAACAAAAATAATACCGAATAAATTTATAGCAACAAACCCCTTCGGGGGCAATATCCTATTACGAATAACCATCATTCCTCATCCTCCTCTTCATCATCTATATCATTTAATTTCTTCTTCATATCAAGTAAATCATTATCGAATGACTTCTTAATCTTAGCATAAAGAATAGGCAAATATTTATTATGATTATAATATAAGTTGAAGAACTCTTTTAATGAACACCAAGACATTTTTCCGTCCATAAAAGTTATCTTTCTAGCACCTACTTTTTTTAATATACCTCTTTCAATGGCATATTGAATTTCACCCTCTGATAAGATAACTCCATATCCAAATAATATTCTTATTTCCGTTTTTTTACGACTACCAAAATCATTCTTAATAGGTTTAACTTCTGTTATTTGACTAACTTCAGCATCATCTACTTTTTCATTAGCCTTTACTTTAAGACTAAATCTCATACAAGGCATAAGTTCTATAAATTCACCTCCTGTAGATTTTCTGGCACCTGGAACCATAGAACCTATTACATCATATTGATGATTAAGAATAACAAAATGTATCGGATGGTTATACATTTCACTAGTTATATACTTACAAAACATCTTAGCCGACTTTGCAAACGCTCCTACCTTCTCATGCTTTAAGTCAGAAATATCAGAACCCTTTTCTAATTTTTTAGACATTGTATCAAGATTTTCATCCATTGTATCGAGTTCTGATTTAGAAAGAGTTGCTCCAAGACTGTCCCAAAGAAAGAAATAATAAGGCTTAATCTTCTTTTCGGCAAAATATTGGTCTGCCTCTGTTATTATTTTCTTAGTTTGTAAGAACATTTTTTCTACATACCTAACACGAATAATCAAAACGGAATTAACGTCTATACCTAATTGCAAAGCATAATCTTTATTATCTCTATTCTCTGAAGATAATATAACGCAAACGCCATTATTTTTATGCTCCTTTAAAAAAGATTTCATGGTCATTAAACCTAATGATGTTTTACCAGACTTAGATTTGCCAGCAATCTCTATTATTCCTGTTGGGAATCCTAATGTATGAATATTATAATTTAACAATGGACTACCTGTGTCACACCAACTTTTTACTTCTGAAAAAGAATCCTTTTCAGAAAATTTAATAACATCCTCGCTATCAAATTTTTTTGCTATATAATCTATAAAATTTCCCATAATTTTTAATATTATTACACTAAAATTAACTCTGCTTACTAACATTAGCATAATATCTCAATAAACCATTTCTTATTTTTTTCCTTTTGTTCATTTGTTCTTTTAAACCCATGAGCATATGTACTCTTATCTCTTTTTGAAGCGGCAAGTCGCATCTTCTTTTTAGATTCAGCACTCATCTTTCTACCTAATGACGGGTGTTTTCCTTTTGCGAATCTTTCTCTAGCTAAATCACCTAATTTCTTCTTAGTCTCATCAGAAAGATGTTTATTGTACCAATAACAATTCTTTCCTCTATATTTTCCCTTCTTCTTTTCTCTCACTTTGTTTATAATTTCTTTATCACACATTGGATTTGTTGAGCCAAATCCGTTTGCCGTTCCTAAAAGAACGTTACAACCGCCATTGAGATTGGAATAGTGAGATTTATATTTCTTTATAAAATGCTCCTCCAAAGCATCCAGCCCTCTTTGGGTTATTCCCTCGGAACTATATAGTACCTCTCGCTTTATAAACGACTTCCAATTATCAGGTCTCAACCTCCTTAAACCCTCAACCGAATCTAACCATATAGTACCGCTACCATAATAATCAGAATCCCTAGAAAGAAAATATTCAACGCTACGTTTCTCCCAGTGCTGACCAATGTAGAACGGCTTATGGCCATCCCTCTTAATCTTTGCTAGGATTGTAAATTTATATATTATTCCTATCGGCATATATGGAAATAAAATGAGCCTTGTAACTACTCTTTATTCATTACAAGGCTCTTATTAATGATTGCTTATGATATTACTTCTTACCTGCTAACTTCTTACGAATGTCGTCAAGAGACACCTTGCTCTTTGGCTGCTCTTCCTCGTCATCTGAGTCATCATCGCTGTCGGTTTCCTCTTCATCATCGGAATCAGCAACTGCCTCTCGAATCAAATCACGAATATCATCATCAGACATAGACTTCTTTACAGTTATATCCAACTCATTCTCCTTAATATAGTGTTTGAGCTCCTTTCTATCCATGTCGTCAAACTCATCGCTGTCGGTTTCCTCTTCATCAGAATCCTCTTCATCATCGGAATCAGCCTCCTCTTCCTCGGAATCCTCAGGCTCTTCCTCTACTTTCTTTTTAGCAGACTTCTTAGCAGGTTTCTTTTCCTCTTCATCGTCCGCATCTTCTTCCTCTTCTACTTTCTTTGAAGTTTTCTTTACAGTTTTCTTCTTAGGCTTTTCATCTTCATCGTCATCATCGCTAGAACCATTGTACTGTTCCTTAACGGCTTCAACGATTTCAAGCCACTCATCATCGTCAAAGAGATTGAAATCAAACTCTTCATCCCAACACTGCAAACCTTCTAAGGCTCTATCAAACTCCTTCTTTGTATATCTAGGAACAACCTCATTCAAAGGTTTGAGACGAGAAAATGCTTCCAACTCTTCATCTGTAATTGCTCTTGAATAAGCCTCCTTCTTCTTTCCTGTCTTAGCAAAATCTACCTCATAATAGTTTTCGCCCTTCTTCTTGTTAGGTTTCTTGAGATACTTAACGGCAAGAACCAGACCATCGTCAGGGTCAGTAAATGGGTCAACCTCGATTGGCTCATCATTATCCTCGTCAAACGCTAACTTATTCAAAGCATCACGAACCATCTTCTTGAACTCCCAAACCTTTGGATGCAACTCTTCATCTGGAGTTACAATAGACGCATAACAAAGCCAAGAATATTGAGGATTCAAAGCATTAGAGTTCATACCAGTACCAGTAAGTGTCTCCATCTTATCATCGTCATCGCCATACTTTTTCTTAGCATACTTAACGTACTCCTGAACCAAGTCCATCTTAGTACCGCCATGAACAATACTATCAAGAACAGTACCACGCTTGTTGTCTCCGCCATCTTCTGCAGGGAATGATAACCAATAACACTTCTTTGGTACATAGAACTGTTCATGACCAGGGTGTGCTGGGAAAATACGAATCTTCAAAGTCTTGCCGTCCTCAAGATTCAAATAATCGTTGTTACTTACTCCGACCATGGCGTCATCTTTATCGACCGCCTTTTTAAGGTCTTTAATTTTTGTAGCCTTAAACTTTTCTCTAAAATTTGCCATTTATTTATCTTATTTAAATAGTGAATTATTTTATTCTTTTAACTCTGTTACTCTATAAATTTCTTTTGCTTACGTTTTTTTATTATCGTTGAATTAACACGTCCTTCAATTACACCTTCAGGTATGTCTCCTGGAGCTGCTTGAAAGAATAACTTGTTAATTTTCTCCGATTTATCCTTTGCGGCTAAATATACCGTCAGCATATAATCTCTAGTCTTTTGCGCTGCTATATGCGCTCTCTTAATAGCTTGATACCCCTTATCGGTTATTACCGCTGAATTAAGGGCATCAACAGTTGGATTTTTACCATTGTTTTGCTCCATTAATTCTATACGGCATTTCTCCTTAACTTTAGCTTCCTGAATATCTAAATTAAGTTTCTTTTCAGATACTTGAGATTCAGCCTCAGCAAGCATATTACCAAACTTAGCAACAATCGTTGGAAATGTTATCATTTCACCTAATAAATTGCTATAATCTATCTTTAGTAACTGGTCAATGTCTATATCTTCATCAAACTCATCGAATTTCAAAAGATACGTTTCTTCACCAATGTTTATCTTTTTTGTTGCCATACTTTATTAAACTTTTGGTTCAACTTCATCGGTCTCTCCATTTTTAATTCTTCTAGTTATTTCAAATAAAAGATAGTGAATGGCTTTTTCTATATCTTTCAAAAGATAACTTTTCTTTGAACCTGTAGTAATATACCGCTGAAGATAACGACACACCTGATAAACATTAATCGGTTTACCCTCTTTTCCATAAAGCATTTTCTTGGTATCAATCTCATCTATACCCTTAGCATACTTATCTGTGTAAGTGCCTGCTACATGCTTAACAACCAAAGAAATTGCCTTAGCCATTTCTGGTTCATTCTCTAAAATCTTCTTGAAGTCATTTTGAACATCAAGAGATAATGTTTCTAAGTTTTCATTCATTTCTTTTATCTATTTTTAATCTAAATCTACGATTTCAATAAAAATATCCTTTGGATTAAATTGAAATTTCTCTTCTAAAGAATTTGAAGCAATTGAAATAGCTTCAGATAAATTATCATTGCAATACGTATATTCATTCGTAAAAACCATACAACCTACAGTAAGATTTCTATCGCAAAAAGTAGATAACGCAATCCAGTCGCACATTTTTACAAAGTACTTAACTTCCTGAGTTGGTTTAGGAATACTACCATCGGCAAAATCTTCTTTCGTAATATGATTAACATAATTATTGATTGCTTTACGAATTTCTTCGCCATTGAAATCGTTATACTTGACCACGTGCGAAATATCTCTGCCTAAGATAGCTTCATCAAAATCATGAAGAACAGCGTATGAAAGACACTCGTATTTAAATTTCAACCAATTGTAATTCTGTACGCAATCATATGAAACAGGACTGCAAACTTTCTTAGCCACCTTTTCATACTCATTGAGCATAAAGTGACAAATGGCTGCTACCTTAAAAGAATGTTGGCTAACTGATTCTTTAATAACAGAATCACGCTCTTCCCATTGATGCACATTGTCTAAACGAGACAAGTGCTTAAGAAAATTATTAATCTTCATTTTTAGAACAATTTGTTTTACAATCGAATATTGTCCAAGGAAGGACAACTTCATACTTATTAATTTCTTCTTTCATTTTTTAACTTATAATATACATTTTGGTCATATTGTTTGAATATAAAGTCTTAGCGTTGCGATATTTATCTTTTCTTATCGTACCACTGATACAGATAACCTTGCCCTTTATATCTAACATATTACCTCCAATGCTTTTTAAGATTGGTTCATAAGCATCTGGCCAAAGGGTGCAAGGTATAATTTCATCTGAACTGGAAACTTGAATATTACACATTTTTCCTGTCTTAATATCTCTTTCTGTAAAACTCAAAAGATTTCCAGCAACACATACCTCCATCTCTTCCTTAGAAACAGCAAAATCAGACGCTGAGACAAAAAGTCTTTTCATTCTCTTATTAGGCAAAATAGATAGATAATCTACATCGCCAAAACCTGTAAGTCGTTTCTGCTCAAGAATCCAAAAAGAATTGCTTATTTTTGCCTCCTCGGTCTCGTATTCTTTCATCATTTCACCTCCCTTGATATCCACCAAATAATGCTCTAGCAATTTGCGTCTATCCCTAGGCTGCTTGATTTCTTCTATAAGGTCAAATGCTCCTGCCACGATTAGCCATTTCACAGCAGTTTTATTAACTTTTGAAGGGACACGGCTCAGAAATTCTTCCAGGTCAAAAAATTGTCCACCTTTATTTCTCGTTTCTACTATATGCTGAACGGCTACATCGCCAACTCCCTTTATCTTCTGTAGGCTGTAGAATATTCGTTTGTTATCCGAATCGCAAGTGAAATTATTTCCTGAATAGTTTATATCAGGTTGACGAATCTCGATTTCAACGCCAGTCTTTTTCATTTCAGCAATACGATATGGAATATCACCCTCAGTGGCAAACTGTAATGATGTGGTCCAAAACTCTAATGGATAATTAACCTTAAACCATTGAGACCAATATGACATAAGAGTATATGCAACGGCATGAGATTTGTTAAACGAATAACTACTAAAAGCATTCATCTTATCCCAAATCACTTTCGCTTCATCTGGTGGGCATCCATTATCTATTGCACCTTGAATGAATCTATCTCCAAGTGCTGCTAATTCCTTATGCTTTTTCTTTTTAATATACTTTCTGGCATTTTCGGCATCAATAAGAGATAAACCTCCTAATTGATGAATAATAGACATCATCTGTTCTTGATATACTAATAGTGAATAAGTTTCTCCTGTTATATTCTCTACACCATAGTCAAACTTTGGTTTCTTTCTTCCATTCTTAATATCAGCAAAATCGGTATGCGCTCCTGATGCTATTGGTCCAGGTCTAAACAAAGCGGTCATAGCGACAAGGTCTGAAAATTCAGTAGGCTTAACCTGTTTACAATAATTCATTAAGGAATTTGTACCAAACTGAAATATATCTTCACACCAGCCTTTGCGAAAATACCTAAATACTTCAGCGTCATCAAATGGAATTTTATTCGGGTCTATTTTCTTACCACAATCTTTTTCAATTAATTGCAGCATGTTATGGAATTTACTTAATTGATTCAAACCCAAAATATCCTCTTTAAGGAACAAACCTGCCTCAGTGTATTTACCTTCCCACTCAGATACCAATAAGCCATCTATTTGTTTGATAGGCATCCATTCGTATATATTCATTTCCTTTCCTGTTTCCTTAGACGATTTTGGAACTAAAATAACAGCGGATGGATGAACAGATTCAGCCTTACAAGCCAAAAGGCTATATTTAGCCATATGTACTATTTCGGGGTTTTCCTGAATAAACTTAAATAAGGTCTTAGATTTTGAACCATATTCAATTAAATCACCCCAAGTGTAATCTATTTGGTCATCTATATCCTTTGTAACCTTATTTGTATAATCAAACGGCAAACCCTTAACCTTTGCAAAGTCTTTTATACAAGTTTTCAACTTCATTCTCGTGTACGTACCTACGGAACAAGAATAATCATGACCATACTTATTTTTTAGATAATCTTTGACTAAATCACGACCATAAGGCTCAAAGTCACAATCTATATCAGGACTATCTACAAAATATTTCTTTATTTCAATCTTCTTTACTTTCATATTTTCTCTTTTTCATTCCAAACCAAAACCCATCTGGTAATGGTTCATTGCTACCAATAACAGTATTTATCTCACCATTTGTTATTCGTTTCTTACCACTCATGGGATTTGGTTTAGTTTTAAATCTTTCCTTTACCTTTTTTGACAATTCTTTCTTCTTATCATCAGACCATTTATTACCATAGTTAGGATTTTTCTCACCAATATATTTTCCTAGTTTAACGGCTCTCATTTTATCCTTCATTTCTTGTGTCCATTTATGACCATAGTTAGGATTTTTCTCACCGCTTAACCTTTCGGATGTCCAATATTTTTTGAGATTATTTATATGTTGCTTTGAAAATTTTCTACCTATTAAAGATAAACTTATTTTCTTCCTAACAATATCGCAAGATGCTGGATTTATCTCTATTGAAGCACCTTCAATTATGTTAGTACCACCTAACTTCTCCGAATAAAGAGATTTATATTTTCTGATATAAAATTTCTCTAAACCATTTAACCCCCTTTGGGTTATTCCCTCGGAACTATACAGCACCTCTCGTTTTATGAATGACTTCCAATTATCGGGGTGTTTTCTTTTTAATGATTTTAAATATAAATTCCATATAGAACCACCTCCGCTATAATAGTAAGTTTCAGAACTTATAAACTCTGAAACGCTACGTTTCTCCCAGTGCTGACCAATGTAGAACGGCTTATGGCCATTCAATTCGTATTCTTCTGTTAATGTGAACTTATATATTATTCCTATCATTTCTATATTTTGCTTACATCTATATCTATACTTGAAAAGTCTAAGTCAACGTCAGCAATAATACTCTCTCCATTTGTCAAAGGAATTTTATCACCATCCCTAAATACTAATTCAGAACCGTCAGACATTGTTAAATGATATTCGTGACGTGCGCTTACACGCTGAGCATTAAGAAAACGTTCAAAATAAAGATGATATTTCAATGGGTCAACATCCGTTATACCTAGACAATAAGCAACTAGACTTCCGCAAACAGAACCTCGACCTGGTCCAGTCATGATATCCTTTTCCTTACACCATTTCATAATATCCCAAAGAATGAGAAAATACGAACAAAGGTCATTAGGAACAATCAAGTCGCATTCTATTTCAATACGCTTCATATATTCATCTAAATTCTTTACCTTACCTACCAATTTCTCATTTATTCCTTTTTGAAGTTCTGAAAAGAATAACCCCTCAGGGTCTTCAACTTCAAACTTAGGAATCTTACGTTCAGTGTTACTAATACGGAAATCAATAGCATTGGTTAGCAATGCCGTATTTTGTATTCCTGTAGATATTACTTCAAACAACGGCTCAACGTCATCTAACCAATCGGAATATGCCGCAAACGTATCTCCTACACTCTTGAAGAACTGATTATTTGCTTCAGGTGCCGCTAGTCCTGATATTTTATGTAACATTCCTTTTAGGTCTTTTTCCTCTTCGTCAAGATAATAACTATCATTGATAACAATAGGCTTTATCTTATTTCTGAAGAAACGAATATAATCATCAATATCCTTTAGGTGTTCCCGAAAAAGCTGTTTTGATGTATATTCTACTGTATCAATTTGATAGTACACCCTACGGAATACCTTTTTATATGTCTCTATAAGAGATAATGCTGCTTTCTTATCTCCCCTGCGAACTAAATAGTTGAATTCACTATTATTAGGCACTACGCAACATAAACCCTTTCCGTACTTATAAAGTACCTTATCGGGTATGAAACCATCGTAATCAACGCTTAGACTTTTGGAAATTAAAAGTAAGTTATGCCATCCAGTGGGATTCATTACATATAGCTTTAATTCAAAGGTTTCCTGAATCTCCTGTGATGCATCGTAATTCCTAGCAACTGTAATTGTTTCTCCAATAATAGCCTTTAAGCCAAATTTCTCGGCATAAGTTTGAAAACTCAAAGAACTGGCTAGACTATTTTTATCACAAACACCGATTGCCGTATGACCTAAAAACTTAGCCTTCTTACACCAAAGTTCACAACTACCACTTCCCGATAACATTTCATACTCATCATGCACTCCAAGATGGGTAAAATCCAATATGTAATCTTCCGAACATTTTCCTAAATATTTGAAATCATTAAACTCAGGTTTATAAATAGGTTCATTATATCTATTCTTATCGGCTTTTATCCCCGAATAATAGAACTTTCCACCAAATTCAAATAGTATGTAATCAACCTTCTTTTCGTCAAGTACCTCGTATTCTTCATCTGTAAGTATAAATGAAAAATCGTCATCTATTATCTTTCCATCATCCCCAGGACTAACAAAAAGAAAGGTACCAACAGAATCAATCTTGATAGTGTCCAAGCCTTCTAATTTTTGCTCAGACACTATCAATTTATTATCTTCAATCCATTTTTTTAGATTTTCTGTCATAATTATAGTTTACCTAAAAAAGAATGTTCTTTTTTATTTTTTCTAACAAACCAATTTCTAGCCAATACAGCTACATCCCATTCATTCCATTCTTCGTCTATAACTTCTTCAATGGCGTTGAGAGCATTATCTGCACAAGCTATTTTATCTTCATCCGTCTCAACTTCATGGATAGAATGTTTATACTTTAAGTATATTTTCAAAAGCTGATAAACATGATAGAGATATGATGAAAAATCTCGCAGCTGATTTATTTCGTCTTCAATCTCCGATTTTGCGTCATTCGTTCTTTCAACTCTCTCAAGATTATCAATCAAGATATTTAAACAACAATCTAATTCACGCAAACGATTTCCTGGAATATCGTGGGAGAAATTAAAATCAATATGACGTTCCTTAGATAAATCATACAAGTCAACATCGCTATCTATCTTCAACATTCTATCGGCTATATGATTCCACTCATAAATGTGAAGACTTTGAGAATTATGTGTTTGAGTTCCTAGTTCTATACCTAAACAAGCCGCAAGACATTCGGTTAAAAATGAGAACTGAAAAACGTTTGTTGGTAAACCCCAATGTAAATCATTACTACGATTTTGAATTGTAGTGATAAGTTTATTATTTCTTATCTTCAGCATCACCAAATCATTACAAGGAATATCCTTCGTTTTAGTTCCTAAATCAAAGTCAGCATTCCAAATAGAAAGAACCACCTGACGAGTATTTGGGTTATTCTGAAAAATCTTAACGGCATCGGCTAATTGGTCATAACCTTGAGCTGCGTGAAGATTTTCTTCGCAAAATTTATCTTCACTACGAACTCCCCAATGACGTATGCGGAATCCGTATGGCGCATGAAATACTATTCCGTCATCAGAAAAATCTTTCATCTTAGCGTTAAAAAGACTCAAGAAATGAACATCCCTCCGACCAGTGAATATCCACATTGCCTCAGCTAAAAGGAAAAACGGATTTTCGTTTCTCATTTTACAACCAGATAATCTACGATATGGATTTGTAATGATTGTTTTAAAATCCAACAACTCTTTTACCTTACCATCACGACTGTCTTCCCAAGGCTTATTTTCCATTATAAAACGATTAACAATTGGATAAGCCTTTGAAAAGGTTTCTGTTTTAACAACTCCCAATTCAGGGTTAAATACTACTTTTTCTTCCATTATTTTTACATTTAAATTTATGTATAAAGTAACGTTGTATAAAGAAAAAGGGCACGACCTTAGCCATGCCCAATCTCTATTAGTTATTATGGAATTTAATCTATCCGCTTACTTCTTAGACTTCTTCGCAGGTTTCTTTGCGACAGCCTTCTTAGCAGGTTTCTTTTCCTCTTTTACTTCCTCTTCTTCGTCATCTTCCTCTTCATCCTCTTCCTCAGGCTCTGGAGCAGGCTTTTCAACCTTCTTCTTAGCAGATGTTTTCTTTGAACCCTTCTCAAGGTTTTCTTCCATCTTCTTACGATTTGCGCCCAAACGCTTATCTACTGTTGTAACGAATGAAGTAACAATATCGAATACCTTCTCAAGAATCTCGATTGCCTCTTCAAGGGTGATACCCTTCATGAATGGAGCCTTTGTCCAACAAAGGTCATAAGCAATACCCATATCATCAAGTTTATCAGTTTCCTTTGTCATCGTCAAAAGATACAGATTACAGATAATAGTTCCATCTGTCTTCTTAGTGCAATTCTCAATGGTACAGATACCACGCTTACCATTCTTACCAATATACTTGATTGTAACGCCATTATTAGACAACCAAGTGAAAACGTATTCCTTTTCAGCAAACAACTTGCGCAAAGGCTTAAAAGCATCCTGGTCTTCCTCGTTGTTCTTTGGGTCTAACTTAACACCTCGCTTTGTAGGTTTCTTTGCGGCAGGCTTTTTCTCTTCCTTCTTCTTTGCAGCAGGTTTCTTAACCTCCTTTTTAGCAGACTTCTTAGCAGGCTTTCTCTCTTCTTCAGCCTCCTCAGTCTCTTCATCTTCTTCCTCGGAATCCTCCTCATCAGTCTCTTCCTCCTCATCGGAATCCTCAGGCTCTTCCTCAGCCTCCTCTTCCTCTACTTCATCAGCAAGGTCATTAGCGTCTTTCTCATCGTCATCCTCCTCTTCCTCAGAGTCATTGGTTTCCTCTTCGTCAACCTCTTCCTCTTCAGTGTCAGAACCCTCTAAGAAAGAACCTGCCATATCAATCAGTGTGTCCAAGTCCTCATCGTCCATGCCCTCAATACCTTCCTTCTCAAGGACAGCAAGCAACTTCTTGCGAGCATCTTCCTCGGTCTTAACGTTCACACCCATAGACTTCAATCTCTTTGCCATTGCGGCACTTAACTTCTTTGCCATAATTAAAAACTTTTTAAATTTACAATATTTTATTTTACATTCTTAGTCGTTATTACTAACTTGACGATACACTCTTGTTGCCTCTTGAAGTTCTTTTCCGTACTTCTTTAGCAATCTGTCCTTCTGCATTTCTATTATATCTGTTGGACCAAAAGGCTCATCGCCACTCTCCAAGATTTTTTTCTTTTCGTTTTTTTCTTGCTTTGTACTAAAATAAACTTTGTTAAGTACATTTATATTGTAACCTCGCAAAAATAAACTGAATACGGCTCTTTCTTTGCCGCTTAGTCCTTCCAACATATCTATACCTCTAATTATAAACTTATTTTTATCTACGTCAATATCGGTTTCATTTTCTACTCCAAAATCGAAATTTACGTCATCAATTCTAACTTTATAATTTTCTCTGCTAATATACTTAACAAAGTCACGCATCTTATTACCACAAGCACATTCAAGATAATACTTAATGTGAACTGGCTTAGAATCCTCACCCCTACGATAACGTGCATATCTACGTCCATAGGCTTTTATTGAGGTGAATATCTTCAGTCTGAATTCTTGGACTAAATCCTCAAACTCATAACTAAGTTCTTCGTATGCGAATATACGAGCAGCGTATTTCTTCGCTAGATATTCGTACTTCATATATAACTTTTCAGATGGTTTCATCCGCTTACAATTTTAGTTTACTATTCATTCTATCTATTGGGACTTTCTTAATCCCTGGGCGAAATTAATAAAAAAACACGAAACGGCAAAATATTTTTGAAAGAATTTTTGGTTTTGGTCAAATTTTTAACGTTTCTTGGTATTATTTTAACGTTTTAATTCAAAATACATAGAAAACCCAACCTTGCTTTGTAATTTAGCTAGGTTGGGTTTTATGCTATAAAATTCTGCTTATCTCTTCTCTACTTACATTCAAATATTCTTCCTTATCTGGTGAATAAATTGTCATTGTTCCGTCTGAACGAACTTGGTCCAATATGTAAATTTCACCCTTATAAGAAAATTCATTGCCGTTTGAATAATAATTTTTAATATCCTTTGCGGTCATTTCAAATTTCGGTTTACCATAACAATCAAAAAGTTCTCTGTGAAATTCTTCTAACTTACTTTCTGAATTCATTATGGAATTAAGATGATTGCGTTCAGCTATCTTATTAATTCGGTCTTGCTTATAATCGCAAACCTTTTGCCAATATTTCTTATCTTTTGGACTATAATAGATTTTTCTTCTGAAATCGGCAATCAAATACTCTTTTTGAATCTGTAAGAAATATTCTGCTACAGATAAATTTTTAGTCTTATTGCTCATTTCTTTATTCCTTATTAATAAATACCGACTATTTATAGTTGAATAGAAAAGACAAATGCTAGCGTCCTCACGGATTGCTAGCATTTTAATCTCATTACACATATGAGATACACTTAATTACATTTTATCCTAATAAGTATAACCTTGCTTTATTTTAACTTGCTTATCGTGTTAAATACAAATTCTGTTATTGGAACTAGATGGGTATAAACTTCCAAAACCTCTTCAGCGGAACAATCTCCAAGGTCTTTTTCTTTAGTAGCAATACCAACACTTACGTTAAAAAATCTATTCAATTCTATTCCGCTTTTCTTTATTTCTTTCAAAGCATCATAGTCCCAAGATAATATAACATTCGTAATATCTTTGTCTAATAATTTTTGTATTTGCTCATCTGATATTTTCTTTCCAAATGTCGTAACGCATTTAACGCTATTATCATTTCTCAATCCCAATTTCTTATCAACCGAATATTTATCAAACACTCCCTCTACGATTATGACGGTCAAAGTCTCACCTTTTACTATCTCATCGTAACCATATAATAATTCAGCAAATTCTGTATTCTTGCTATTATTATATCTTAGTTTATCGTTTGGAACTTCCTTTGCTCCATACCTACCTAAATAACCCCTTATCTTTCCATTATCATATATTGGAAAAAGAATGTAGTTATCATATTTTGTAACCAAATCGGTTTTTCCTATTCCATAATACTCACAATCATCATTAGATATTCCCCTGGATTTAAGATACCGATTATTTTTGCAAATCTTAAATCCAGCAGGCATCTTCTTTTCTGGCAATTCTCTTAATTCAACCTTTTCTTGTTGCTGCTCTAGAATTTCTTGAATACTCTTTATATTATTTTTATATTCAACCGACTTATCACCCATTAGATAAGTCTTATCTAGTTGTTTCAGTAACTTATATACAGAACCTTCCGTCCAACACTTCTTACATTGAAAAACTTGCGTTTTTATATTTATGTAAAGGTGAAGAGATTTATGACAAAACGGACAATCGCAAATATATTCACCTGTTCTTGTCTTCTTTTGTATTGTTATTGCTGAACGTAAATCCTCATCCGATATTGTTCTTGCTTTCATTTTTCAAATGTTTTAATCGTATTTTCATTTTGGTTTCTTCAGTATGATGTTTACCATACATCGGATTTTTGCAACCTCTATTATCTATTTTCTTAATTTCACCATTCTTGTATTTTTGTTTTATAGTTTCAGATATTTTATATTTTGTTTCACTACTCAATTTTCTACCATACATCGGATTTCTATTTCCAGCAAATCTTCCTTTCATTTTCTTACTACGTTTCATCCTTTCCTCTTTAGAACATTCACGTTTCTTTGAAGGATTATTTTCTCCCTTAACCCAATGATTACCTAAACGCCAACCAATTGGTATTCTATCGCCAGATTTAATTCTTTTGCTTGTAATTCCATTCGTTATCCATTTTGTACCAAAAGAAGGATTTAATTCTCCGACATACTTTTTCATTCTATTTCCAACCTCTAATTTCCACTTTAACGCACGTTCACTTTTAAGAAACTCTTGTTTTCTTATCCGCATTTTCTTCCTAACAATATCACAAGATGCTGGATTTATCTCTATTGACGCACCTTCAATTATGTTAGTACCGCCTAACTTCTCCGAATAAAGAGATTTATATTTTCTGATATAAAATTTCTCTAAACCATTTAACCCCCTTTGGGTTATTCCCTCGGAACTATACAGCACCTCTCGTTTTATGAATGACTTCCAATTATCGGGTCTCAACCTCCTTAATTTTTCTATTAAATTATGCCAAATTGTTCCGCTGCCGTAATAAGGATAATCACGACAAAGAAAGTCATCTTTTGATTTACACCAATGCTGACCAATGTAGAACGGCTTATGGCCATCCCTCTTAATCTTTGCTAGGATTGTAAATTTATATATTATTCCTATCATTATTCATCTTCCTCTTCATCAATTAGCATTGCTGTTCTTTTTCTATCGTAAAAACGTGAGTTCTTGAAACTATTCGCTATTCTTATAACCTGATTGCCCGCATGGTCTCTCGCTTTATCGACAAAAAGACGCATAATTTGATTTTTACTCTCTTCTATCGTTGTATTAAGAGTAACAAAAATATCGGTTGGACGTATCTTATTCTTTGCCTCATTAAGATTACTTCTAGACAGGACAAACTCAGGGTCATTACGTTGTTCAAGTTCAACGTCATTACTTTGAGTTGCAGTATGAACAACGGCATTAAATTCCATTGCTAAAGCCTTCATTGCTCTTGAAAGTTTCTCCTGACGGAATCGTTCTTGATTTGGAGTATATGTTATTCCATCACCAACTTCCAATAACTCTAGATAATCTATAATAATAACATCTACCTTGCCATATTTCCTTTCTATCTCTTTGCAAGTCTTTCTTACATCGGCTACAGTCTTACCTCCCCATTCCTCGCAAGCATCGACATAAATATCATTCTTACTGAGTTTCTTTATAATCTTTGGCAAAGTCTTTAATCTATCTTTGCTAAATTCTCCTACTTTAACGTCACGATATAATGCTCCTGTCCACGCTGCGTCATATCGGTTCATACATTGTTCCTTAGTTCCCTCTAACTGAAAATGAACAACTCTATAACCTTGACGTGCCGCTGATATTCCCATCTGTATTAAGCACTGACTCTTACCAGCACCTGACATACCTAACCAAAGAACATACTCACCCGTCTCTGGACCACCTAAACGACCTCCTGTACCACCAAGAACTTCGTCTATTTCATCTATCATCGTTGGTATCTGGAAACGGAAATTATAATCTTCAGATTTCCTTTGCGCTTGACGTTTCTTAAAACCGCCAAAGACAGTTTCAATACTACCATCAACAATAGAAAAACGAGATAATGTGTCCGCTTGTTTTATAGATAATCCATAAGCAGCATCATAATCTCCTCTATTCCAAGCCTCAACTATCTTCTCATTACTTTCCAAAAATATCATCTTTTTCAGATACTCTTGAAAAGTAGATATTATTGAATCATATCCCGATTTTGTATCATCTACTTCAATATCACTAATATCGGCTAAAAATTCTAGAACAGAATCATCTTTAATGAACTGTTGCTGAATCTGACCTACTGTAGCAATTCTTCCTCTTTTATCAAAATTACGAAATATCCATTGAGCAAATTTCTTTTCCTCTTCTCTTTGGAGATAAGAAAGTTTTAAATACGCACGAATGGTTTCAAATACAGTACGGCTTGAAAGCGCATAAGCGAACAACTCAGTTACAAAATTTGAAGCTAATTTATCGTTATTCATTATCTTTATATCCTCTTATTTTATATATCTTAGAATAATTTTGACGCAGAATTTCCTTACACTCTACTTTATATTTACAAGCAACACAAAACGAACTTTTATGAAAATAGAGACTTGTATTAGCAATACACCAAGATAGTCCTCTCAGACCATTGAAATATTCTTTTTTGAAATTCTCTTCTATTGGTCTAATAGATGTGTAAAGAGTTTTTAATCGGTCTGAACTTTCTGTATTCTTATACTTAATATTATAATCTGTTTTCAATCCAACCCGAACAGCCCACTTACGACCTTGTGCTCCCATGGCGTCCCAACGCTTTATAGCCTTTTCGCTAAACACCCAATTAAATCGTACTCTTCCTTTCTTTTCATCCTCTATATCTTTGTTAAACCAAGATTGTATTCCGTACTCACAGAAGTTTTTAATAAACTCTTTAGTTATCACTAAACCTTTATCGGAATATATGTCAACGAATTTATTCCAACATGTAGTGTCTATATCATTACAACGATATGCCGTTGAACGTTTCTGAACTTGACCTAATAAGTCTATAAACGTATCAACGGCATATCTATATAATGAACGTTTCTTAGGAACAATCATAAGACAACGTCTTATTTAAAATCTTCCAATCGAATATCTAAGATAGCTAGATAATTCTCCATGTATGTCAATTGCTTAATTAAAAGACGATACTGATTTATGCCGATTTCCGTTTCAACGTTGTTCTTATCAAGAAATGTCCTCAACTTTTCAACCTTAACGGCAAGTTCATCACGTTCAATTTGAACTCTCTCTTTAAATGTTTCTGAAGGTTTATAAGACTTTTCAAAAACATCTTTCGGTGACCACGAATCATACGTGCTACCATCTGGATTTACATATTGAACATGATAACCTTCACGACCATATCCTATAGGGTTATCATCTACAAACGCTCCTTTTCTTGCCCAACCATTAGCATAGGCAATTCCTTCCATCATTGGTTCAGCTAGAACCTCCTTAGTACCAATAAATTTTTTCATTTTATATACTCCTTATTAAAATAATGTTTTCTTTTTCAACAAAATCGTAACCAATTATTTTATATTCCCTTCCGTCATGAAATTTAGAATTCAGGTCAACCGTCAACATTTCTTGTTTATCTTCAAATAACCTCAATATCTTCAAATAAACAATTTTTCTTTTCGGCTTATTTGGCGCAATCTTTATTACCAAACCAGCTCGTAAGTTTTTCTTATCGCCAATCATATTTCAAACCATTTTTTAATCCAATGTTCAAGCGTTGAGAAACAATCCGATATTGAAGCATCAAGTATTCCTACCTTATCTTCACCGATTGACTCTACATAAGTATTTAACCTTGACTTAGAGTGCTCAGAGAAATATTCGTCAAATATATCTATAAAGTCGATTACAAGACTTTTATCCTTCTTTTCAGTAGTTCCTAACACACGACCTTTACGCTGTATTGTCAACGCTGTTTCTTTATTGTTATCGCATATTAATAATACCTCTACTGAAGGTAGTGTAACACCCTTCTTAAAAATATCAGATGCTAAAAGTATTCCACCATTCTTATTTTCTAAAAGTCGTTGTTTCGCTTCTTCCCTAGCTTTCTCCTTTGTACGACCACTTATGAAAGGATAACCAGATTGCTTTGAAATAAGTTCTCCGTGTTCAACGCTTTGAAAAAGTACTAACGTCTTCAACTTCAACCTTTCAAGAATCTTTATAACTTTCATTATATATCCATTACGAACAGCAGAGTTGAATATCAAATAACTTCTTAATTCAGCATAATCTAAATCTTCAACCCACTGTTCACTTCTAGCGTCATTATGGTCAACTAATAGTTCAAAAACTCTATAATCTGAAAGTACACCTCTATCTCTCAATGTTTTTTCTGAAATTCGATATATAATATCGCCAGACCAAGCCTGTAGTTTGAGATTTTCATCGATTGCCCCACTACGATATGGAGTTGCCGAAAGACACAACTGATAATCCAAGTTCTTACACTTACTATAAAGTTTCAACTTTGCAGGTGAACAATTATCGTGAATCTCATCAACGCAAAGAAATTGTAAATTCTTTAAGTAGTCTCTTAATGCTTTCTTCTTACGATTATCACGACACTGGGTAGAAAGTGTCCTCTGCACTGTTTGTATCATTGCTACAGTCACTCTCTTACTCGTATCTACGCTGCCTGCCTTAATCTCTCCTACTTCTATACCGCCATATGGCTCAAAGAATTGCTTAATATCTCCTACGGCTTGAGAAAACAATGTTGTATTATCTACGAAAAACAAAAAATTTCCCCTTTCGGTGTTTAAGAAAATTCTACAAATCTCTGATGCGATAAAAGTCTTACCGCCACGAGTTGGAACTACTATTATTCCAAATCTTCGTTTATAGAAATGTTCAACCGCCCTTCGTTGGTGAATGTACTTTCCAGACATTCTCTTATCAATTTCTACATTGGGTTTTTCATACTCATAATCTTCTATCGTGTAAACAAGATTATGACTTTCAAGATAGGTCTTGACTGTTGTAATCATACCTAACTTGAAAGTCAAATTTTTCTTATCAAAATAAGTTATTGTTCTGTTCTTAGATATTGGATTAGGATTTGGAAATGTTAATGCTCTTGCTATGTGTTTAACTCCTCTTCTATCCGAATCACTGAACGAATAACTCCAATTGTCAATTCTTCTTATATTTATCATCGCATAAACAAATTATTACTAATAATAGTAACTTTGTAATGAGATTTAAATTATTAACATCACAACTCTTACCTTTCAAAAGAATCCTTAAACTCAAAATCGTCAATAAGGTCTAAATTATAAAATAATAATATCTCTCCATTCTTATTATTACAACGAATAATTGGTGGAAATAATGACCTTAAATCATCACAGACTTTAGACGAATTTTGAACAATTCTTAAACACAAATATTTCCCTTTCTGTAAAGAAAATTCGCAATCTGAAAATAATTCCTTAATATCACAAACCCTTTTACCCTTAATAAACAGAATAGCAATATCAAAGTCATATTTCTTATTGCGGTGAATTTTTCCTCTAGAATCTTCAAAAACTGAATATTCAAAGTGTTTATTCTGCAATTCATCTATTTCTTCGATAAACGAATTTCTGCGCTTTGAACCTGTAATGGTACTTAAATCTAAACCTACTATTGCCATGATTTATTCTCCTTTATCTTCTTTTGCTTTATTACGAAAATATTCTATCATAGCATCGTCAAGTTCCTTCTTGCGATTACTCCTATTACTCAACCAACCGATAACTCCAAATACCAATCCGAATATCAGACCGATTATTAAAGAGTTTCTAAGTATCGTTGAAAGATGATAATTTATCAACACGCTTATCAATTCTCCATCCGACATAATAATCGGCATAATGAAATATATTGCCCAAGTAAATACAATACCGAACAAATATCCTACAATTAAAGTTCTTACTTTCATAAATATTTCTTTAAAACATCAATCATTGTTTTTACACTCTCCATTGGAAGACAAATCATCACTTTATCTTCATCAGAATTTTGCTCTATCATTAGATGACTAGCAAATTCATTTATGCTAATTGAAGGTAAATCTTCAAGTTCTATAATATCTTTCTTCATTTTAATTTACATTTATACGTTTGTTATTGCTAAAATAAACTTTGCTACGTTTTTACTTGTAACAATCTTGCCTTATAACATAACTTGGATATGTAGGATAAAAAGATACGTTTAACCCCTAAATCCCCTAAATAGCAAAATAGTAATTAAAAAACTTGGAATAGTTAGTCGCAGGTCTTGAGCCGTTTACCCCTTATTCATTTAGCAAGTTGCCTGCACTTCTTTGTAGCTTACTTATCTTTTCGGCTGACGGATAAAATAACGCTGAAAACGAAATAAAGCGGATAAATAAGACATTTCTTTCTTATCTATCCGCCACTACGTAAATAATTACAAATATTCCTTCCAATCAATCTTTTCACCTCTTCTTTTAAGAATATCAACCCAGTCAAGAAATAAATCACCCTCTTCTTTATTTGGACTATTAAGATTTTCTGCCGCTAAACTTACGGCATGAACGTCTGATTTAACAGTCGTTGTAGAATGGGTGGCACGAATCTCGTTAGCAAGAACATATAAATCACTAATTGTATTATTGTAATCTAAATCATCATCCCACTGCTTTAGAATCTCCTCAACTTTATCAAAAGTTATTTTCGGCTCTACGCCAACGAATTTATCAACCATTGCTTTAGCAAGTTTCTCGTTGAAATGATGACCATACTTTGCTATATATTTATAGAAATTCTCATCTTCAACACTCTTCTTTCCTTTCTTACTGAAAGTTATATCTATCTCATGACGGTGAGTATCTACATCATTGCTCTTATGTTCCGTTTGTTTACGTTCTTCTCTATCCTCATCATCGGAATCGGGAACATTACTAACTAAGTAACAAATCTTTGTACACATACGCTCCTACCTCCTTTAATTAAGTTTTGTTAACAAATCTTTTACCATACCCTTTAATTCGGACATATCACCCTCAATACGATTGAAACGCTCATCGGTTGCTTTCTTTTCCTTAAATGCTGGATTAAGTTCTGCTAATAAATTATTAGCTTTCTCTAAGATAGCCTTTTGAGCGTCAATGCTATTCAACACTTGTTCTGCTGTTGCTTTCGCTGCTTCTACCTCTCTAGCTATACCTTCCCTGTCGGTACTGAGAACAAGGTTGTTAGCATAGGTTACAGCAAGATTTTCTGGAATTGTATAAACAGCCGTTCTTCCTTCAACCTCTATCGTAACATCTACCATCATACCTCCTGCGCCAGCATTCGTTCCGAATTGCATAGTCATCTTCGGAATAGTTGGTAATGATACGTTTGTAACCTTTCCCTGTTTGAAGGTCATTTCTTGTTTATCAAGAATATATACAGGATAATTCTGCTTTATGTCTTTAAATAACATCATAGTTCTTTCTTTTTTATTTTAAAGGGTCAAGAACTATTATAAATATCGTATCTATTAAGGAAACGCAACGGAATTTAGACTGTAAACCTATCTAGATGTATATTTATATGTTCCTGACCCTAAAATGTTGTTAATATACTAAGCAATCGTTACTGTAACGGAATCGTCAATTGTAACGGAATGAGCACGTCCACAATTCAAGTTGCTAAGTTTCTGAACCCTTCCTACTGTAGCAATAGTAATGGTTGTCGGAACAGCCGTTTGACCTTGAAATGCGGCTACGAATTTCTCAGTGAATAATTGAGTCGTTGCTCGACACCCTATTCCTGGTGTTACAACAGTTATTACAGCCGTGATTGGTACGAATACTGTAGTGCCGTTTAAAGTTGGTGTTTCATGCGTATATACGATTGTAACCTGAGGCTGCGCTATCGAATTAACGCAAATAGCACGACACAATTTTTCCTTATAATTTACCAAGATTGGTAATTGGTTTGCTACGGCAGCAGCCGCCAAACCTACTGGAGAAACATATATCATATCCTTATCCTCCCGAATCTTTAAAGATTACTGATTGTTAGCACCGCAAGCACAACCACCATTGAGAATCTGAGCAATGTACTGGTTTTGCTTTAACTGAGAAATTTCAAACTTAGCGTCCTGAAGCTTCAAAGCGGTTTCGTCCTGCCAATGGTTATGAAGAGTGTCGATAATACGCTGAGTATTTGCGTTGCCCGCATTTACAATGTCGCAAGTCTGACGCTGAGTCTCGTATGCAACATTGCTGAAACCACGCTCGATACCAGTGTTAGTGTAGTCGAAACCACGCTGCATATTAGCGGTCAAATCGCAGAATCCTCGCTGAGTAGCATACTGAATATCCTTCTGACCCAACTGATTTTCATAACCCATCTTAATGATATTCTGCTGAGTCTGGCAGCAGCAATCCTTTAAGTTCTGAATCAAATTGAGATTTCCAGTATTTACAGCGTTGATTACTCGCTCTGCGCTAAAACCTACCTGACCGCTCAATCGGTCTATACCTCCACGAACATCGCAGATAGCGGAATTAAGAGTATTGAAGTCACAATTCAAGTTACCAGCTAACTGGTCAATTGCAATATTATTACCCTTAATAGCATCCATGAGAAGGTTTGAGTTCTGATTATCTGCCATTTGAGTACGAATAGCACTCAACTGACTCTGAACCTCAGCATCCTGAACCTTATTCTCATCATTGCCCCACATTCTACGAGCAAACATCATCCAAACGAGATAAATGAAAGGGTTATTCCACTGATTGTTTAAACCGCCATTCATCATGGCTGCCATTGCCATAGGGTCTGAATTATTACCCTTGTCGCAACAAAGAATCTTATCTACAGTTTCCATATTTGAAAATCTTTAGAAATGTTAATAAATCTGAACAGTCTGTAAACGTTTACGTGAGCGAAATTACTACTAAAGTTTTATCCGTCCTAACGTTCCTAAAAATTTTCTAAGATTTGTGTTTCCTCTTGATAATGAGAATATAATAAACCCCGAAATTTAGTAATGAGTTCTAAATTTCGGGGTTATGTGAAAATTTAAATTTTTCCTTCCTTTCTTAATCTTTTACCTACCTCTATTAATCCTTCTTCATAGTCAATTCTATTACCATCGTATAATTTCTTTCTTTCCTTTTCTGTCGCATATCTACCAACTTTTGGAAGCAATTCCCATCTTTTTACTCCCAATATATCTTCAGCTAATTTATTTTTCTTTTCCCATTCGGCATATCCATTCTCATACTCACTCTTTTTCTTTTTATTCTCTGCTATCGTTGCTTGTTTGTCTAGTTCTTCTGCCTCGTCTCGACTTCCAGATAGAGTATATGTATAAATAGTGTGTTTATAATGGTCATATCCTCTTTCCTTCTTAGCACTCAATTTACTTGGGTCAAAGGTTTCTCCGTTTTTCTTTAGATATGCCTTAACTTCTTTTACAAAATCTTTCTTGCCACCTTCGCCAGATTCATAATTAGTACTGTGTGAAATATATTTATGTTTTCCGTTTGTATGAAGCCAAGACATTACTCCAACTTTTTCAAGTTTTGTTTTAGAAGGTTTTGACTCCTCTTCTTTCTTGCCCTTACCTCGGTGATATTCCTGACCAACACGTCCAAGTTTACGATTTTGAGGTGTGTCGGCATATACCGCCTTCTGTATGGTATCTCCAAAAAGTTCTACATAAACTTCATCTAACTCATTTCCTTCGGCTTTAGCAATCAAATCTTGCCCTCCACCGAATGACTTAATGATATTCTGTCTAGATATATCATTATGTTTACGAATTTCATCAACAAATTACTCATAATTCTATTTCATTATATCTTTAATGTGGTTTAAATACTCAACAAGTTGTTCAACTTGTTTCTTATTCATACTAAATAATTGTCTCTTTATTTGACCATCTTCATACGAACCTAAAATAAGGCTGATATTATCTTGTAATTTTATATTACCCCAAGGTACGTCTTTAACAAGAAATAAGTCTGTATTTATAATATTTGCTAGCATCATTACTCTAACACTCTATTAATTATTTTATCAATCTCTTCATCCGTCATGAATTTCTTAATTGACTCATTTAAATCAGCGTCATTATCTTTAGTCAAGAATTTAAAGAATAATGTAACAAATTCATTATTCTCTTTAAGCATATCCTTATAAATTTCTTTGTAAGCCTCTTTTAGTTCTCCATTTCTTTTGAAATATCTAAGAACTTCTGATAATGAATTGACAAGATTATCATCTTTCAAAAGTTTTGACTCTGACTTAACGGAATCTAACTTAGTCATGAGAAATACAAGACTTGCTCTTAATTCTTTGTTAATCTTAACTTCAGTTTCTACTTCGCTAGGCTTAACACGATAATCATCAACGCTACCATCGAATATTAAAACAGTTTCTTGTTCAAAATCGTGCCAATTATTAGCAGAATCTCTAAACTGAATCGTCTTACCCTCGCTATACGCTTTGAAAATTGGTAAGAATTGTTTCATTTCTTCTCTAGTCATATGCTCTATTCGTTATACATTTTAATGAAATTTATTATAGCAACAATAGCACTAGTAACTCCTAAAACCGCTATAACTCCTACATATATCAAAAATATAATATCTCCATTATTCATAATTATCTTAGTTCATTTACGTTTCTTCTTTCCATACTTTTCACGATACAAATCTAGGTCTTTCTTGTACCAAGATAATTCCTTGAATCCTTGTTCGTGAATTCCTTGAGGAATTAAACCTTGCTGAACATAATTGTCGAATGTTGCACGACTGATATGAAGATATTCGCAAGCCGCATACTTAGATAAAGGTTTGTCTCTGTGAGATACCTTACGTATTACAGAGACAACCTCATCCATATCATCAATGTCGGATATGTCGCAATCTCCGCTATCTATTCTAGCGACTATTGCGACAAGTTCCGACCTAAGTGCTTGTATTAATGGATGCATATAATAATTTTCAATTTATTTCTCCAATAATTTTTTGTAAAAATTTGCACACCAATTATACATTGGATATGGCTTGCCATATATGTATTCACCATCTTGGTCTTTTGGAGTATAATTCTCTCTCTTTGAAGGTGCAGTTTCTCTATCATCAAAGTAAGAATAATATGAGTGATAAGCATCACTGTCTCTCAAGTTACCTGAACCACTTCTACCTTGACCAGCATAAGTTACTTCTACAGTTCCACTCAATGCAGATGCACAAGTAAGTACAACACTTGTACCCTTTACTGTCACATCTGTAATTGAAACTTCTGTGCTATTATTATAAACCCTAAATCCCATGTTTGTAATAGTCTCTTTGGTCCAAGTATCAAGCACAAGAGGAGGCACTGGAACATAGAAATCAATGATAAGCTGATTCTCATTGATTGTATAGTTCATTGGGAATACAGGGGTATAGTGCTCTCCTCTGACAAGTATATCATATAGCGACTTAGCCATTAGCTCACCATACCATCTATATCCATTAGTACTCAAGTGACCACCTCCATAATCAGGAGTAGGATAAGTAGGATGCAACAGGAATACATCATCATTCTCTTGAGCAAACTCAATTTGAGCCATGTTGATTGTCATTTCCTTATTGTTAATATAGCCTCCTGCTGTCTCATAGATAAGGAATAGAGGCTTCTGTGTCTGACCATACTTAGCCATAATATCAGCCTGCATATTATTCTTTAGGGTCATAAGTAATGCCTTATACTCATCCTTGTTCTTGGTAGCCTCAGTTCCTGGGGTCATACCTAAACCTGAACCAGAATAGTTATGCTCACCTTGCATATAAAGGATTGCAGAACAATTTACAGTCTTACTTTCAGAATCTACAGCAGCCTTTGTTTGGTCAAGCAGTCTTAGGAACTCAGTATGATAATAGTTATTATCCACTACACTACCTGATGTATTTGTACATTCCTTAGACAATCTCTCAATACTTTGTCCTCCCTCACCAGCACTTGAACCAATGAACATCTGACTCTTGTTTACAAATCTTCTGTACAATTTACTGAATGAGTTTACACAACCAACAATAGGTTGTTCTCCACCGCTGCCCCATTTAACTGCAATCAACGGATGAAGTTTTTTATCATGGTTATTTCCATGATTGATTAGAGGATTATTACCTACCATATAGTTACCATCAATAGGAGTTGTAGTGATAACTTCTGGACATTCCCAACCCATACTCAGTGATTGCCCATAAAGTATGATTTGATTATAGTCAGCTTCTCCAATTTCCTCATATTGAAGATTACCTACTTCACTCTTTCCATAGAGTAAACTACCCACATCAGTTGATGCTGTTGCAGGAAGATACTCGCCTTTAATCTTGACCTTATGATGAGGAATATAGCTATTAAAGTCCGCTGTTGAAAGACCAAACATGAACTTATTAATATTAGATGGACTTATAATACACCTTACATATTTGATACCATCTGGTATTGATTCAAGTGCCCTAAATTGCTTACCTCCCCAAGCATATCCATTACCAGATATATCTCCTGTCTTAACAACCTGCACTGGTTTCTTATTTTCATCATAAGCATATACCCACTTATCTTCATCAATGTTCCTCTTATATTTATTTCCTGAAATAACTTTTATGTAATCAGAAGTCCAATAAGAGTTATTTAGCTTAAAATCTAGTCCATTAAAGGCATAACCCGCATATATAGTATCAGGATTGAACAAGTTGTCAGAGAAATTTATATCTACAAGAGGGTCATATTTAATATCAAAGGATACCTTATGATGAGGAATATAGCTATTAAAGTCCGCTGTTGAAAGACCAAACATGA